ATATTATCGTTGGGAATGTTACTGGATATTCATTTACAGGCAGTTTAAACAAGTCAGGGTCTTATCTGATTGTTGGTAGCCAAAGCTTAGACAGTACCAGTGTCACACAAACACTGGTCTCAACGGACTACGACGGAACTGCTGCCAAAGCAACGGAATTTTCTGGAAAATTAGCAGAACTTAGGTTTTGGTCAAAAGCACTTTCAGAAGAAGAATTAGCAGCTCATGCGCTTAACCCGGGCTCTCTTGGCGTTATAAATCCACATGTTAATTTTGATTTTGGAAAAACAGTTTCAGGGTCTTTCGAGAAACTTCGTTTAGCAGCCACGATGCAGCAGCCAGTAACGACCTCAGATGCTTCTGGAAATATTTCGTTTTTTGATTATGCACAAGGAGTAGTGACGGCTGATGGAACAGGCTTTGAGGCTTCTAAAAGGGTTATAGAAAAATCTAGACAAAGAACTGTGAGATTTAGTTCTAATTTTGATGTTAACTCAACTGATGAAAAGATTGAAGTACAATCTTTAAACAATGCCGCCATTGCTGATCTTATCGGTGCGACTAGCATAAACGATATCGACTACTTAAGGCCAACTGAAATTGAAATTGATAACAGAATGTTAGTTGAAGTTTCAGTAGCTCAGGCTTTGGATGAAGACATTATGAATATTTTTGCTTCTTTCGAAGAACTTGAGAAAGCACTCGGCGCCGGAGAAAAACTTTTTGCCGATGACTACTCCGACCTTAGACATCTCCGCGAAATTTATTTTAACAGACTAAATGACAAAATTAACCTAGGAACGTTTTTTGACTTCTTTAGATTCTTTGACAAAACCATAGAAACGTTACTTCGAATTGTACTCCCGCAAAACTCAAATTTCCTAGGTGTCCACTTTGTTGTAGAGCCTCACGTTCTTGAGCGTGGTAAAATCAAATATTATGGTGAAGACATCTATCTTTCTCCGAAAGATAAAATATTTTCCGATGTTCAGAACTTAGAAAATGTTGAAGGAGGTATTGAATAATGGCAAAAATTTCCAAAAGCATTATCGGTGATTCGTTAGGCATTCAAGGCGGGTCTGTACTTGATTTCAAGTTTTATGGATCTAGGTCAGGACTTTTTCCGACAATTTCTTCAACGGCAGAACCAAAACTGATTGTCGGCGAATCAAAAGATTTTTCTGATTCACAAACATTCGACGATACCGTTGGTACAACAAACATTTCTGGGTCGTCGTTTATCGGAGTAGAAAAGCGACAACTAGCACCTAATCACAAAATAGTCCCCGAGTCACCAGGGTCACCGATCAATTACGACGGATCAGTAGCTTTCAAGGACCGAGACGACTCTAGTGTTTCTGTATCATCACCAAATCTTACGGTAGATCTAAAATCCCAGTATCATGCCGGTCTTCTTGCAAGGCAATTTAGAAACAGCGGTAATGCCGTTGTTTTGACATCACTACCGCAACAAGATATTGTTTACTCGGGGTCCAAGGGATCCTCAACTTCAATGCTTGGAACTTTTTTTGGTGCAGCTGAAAGTCATTTTACCGGCGAGACACTTATAACCGATATCTTTGACACGAATGCTGCAGCATGCAGAGGTTTTATTGACGGCACAACGTCAAACCTAGGAATGACGAACTTAACAACAGGATCTTTCTTCACAGAAGATATTAGCAATACACCATTTACTGACCAGACTGACAAAGAAGTTCTTTTTAAAAAGTTTACCGATACGGAAATTAAGAATACGCTTCCATCATCTGTCAGTGGTTCAGTTTTTTCTAATGAACTTCTCCCTGGTGAAAGATTTGCAACTGGCGGATTTACATATGAACCGACATCTTTTGGACCAGATACGCATGGAACCGACTCAGTCGCATACGGGGGCTTGTTAAAGTAATGGCTGTTATAAGCGGATCAGTAACGAAGTCCGGGATTGTTTCACTTCCTGGCAAGGTATTAAGAGCAAGGTTTGATCAAAATGTTCAAGCAACTCCGGCAATAACTAGAACAGGCGATCAAGACTATTCAACTGAGTTCGTTACCCCTTTTGATGATACCGATTCTCTTGTGTTTACATCACAGGCCGTTGTAGCAGGTACCGGCTTACCAGTGGGTAATTCTTTGATCGAAAGGCTTGTCGCCACACCAAACACCGCCCCAACACTTCAGGTAGCGCAGCCGGTTGAGGTCAGTGTTCTCGACAACCAATCAATGTACCTTAATCCTGACATTCAGGCTTTTAAAGGATTCAATGATTCAAGGGTTTACGTTGAGGCTGGGGTCAGTGGGTCATCTTTCTATGCAACAGGAACAAATACCGGAATTCTTCCCGGTTTTGAATCACCGCTTTCTTCAAAGGTACAGATTGTAATTGACTTGCCAAACTCCGAAGATAGGGTTCTAGGCAGAAATACTGCTACAACATCAGATGCCGCTGATTCTGGTGGCTTTTTTGCAGGCCAAAATCTTACAGGCTTTGTATACTACAACTTTTCCCTAAATAGATGGGAACAAATAGGCTTAACAGATCCAGCAACAGGAAATGCAATTCACTACGATTACGCTGTTGCACTAAAAGACTACGGGTCATCAGCTGCAACCAGCGTTTATTTAATCGATAGTGGGACAAACAATTTTCCTATGCAATTTAAGCCTCCGCTAGCTCGTTCTACCGGTCCATCGATTACAAATTCAGCAACTAACAGTAATCAAAAAACTGGTTGTCCGACAATTTCTTCTATGGCACCTTTCAAGACAACGTATCACGCAACGTCTAGTCAGGCAATAAGCTTAAAAAATACGATTAGTCATCCCTTTCTTTTGGAAAAGGCAGTTCTTGAGTTTCCTTTTACGGCAAGAAAAAAATACGACGATGCAGACACTAGGGCATGGGTTCAAGACAATTATACATTTTTTATGTATCGACAGGTAGCAGCTAGGGATTCAAACCGATCAATCAATACTGCCGAAATTGTTTCAGGTTCTACAAGATTCATTGTATGTAGTGCATCACTCTGTATATTCAACTCATCTGGTGAAAATGCTGATGGAACATTCACAGGATTTTCCCCTACACATACACCGGCTCAAACCTTTGACTTAGGGATTGATGCAACCTCTACTTTAAACACGCTGGTAGAAGTTACAGGAACAATGAGGCTACAAATTGTTCCGGCAATTACACCAGCTCAGGATTTAGGGTTTTCATCTTTTCCATGCGCCGGCGAAATACACGGTCTTCAGCAAGCTGTTGTAAACCATACATGGCCTGGTGGCTCAACTTCCTCGCCATTTTTTGAGCTAGCATCTGGATACACGGGTAAGAACGGTGTTTCTGCCAGTTATGCAATTACAGCATCTGCAGGACATACATTCAACCCTAGGACTTTCGAACAATTTCCAGAAAGCAGAAATTTATCAACATTTTTTGGTAATTTGCCAATACAAACTTTTGATCCACGGCCTGTAAATACGCTCGGCGGTGTTAACTCAGCTTTTGAGGCAGGATCAGATGCACTATCGCAGACTGTTGCCGGCTCAAACTCGGTCACCAGCCCTTATCTGCTACTTCCAGATGATGAGTTGGTTTTTGGCTTTGACGCAGGGATAGGTCAGCCTTTAAGACAGGCTGCTGATGTTCCTCAAATACTGACATCATCTTTTGCAACTTTGAAAGCTGGGTCTGGAAAATTAACACTTTTTGGAAGTCTTCTTCAAGACAGTAAAGAATATTTTCCAACCACAAACCAACCACTTACGACTGTGGAAATACAGGAAACGCTACACTACGATAACCCTGTTTTAGATCAGTTCGACGTAAGTCGGTTTGAAATGTTTTCGGGATCGAACCAAGAAGAAACTATTGGCGGAGGCTACGGCATTGCCGCATGGGATAATCAGTTCTCGGCCGGCGTCTCCGGAGATCGTAGGGTCATCGGAACAAGAAGCAGAGGAACTTTAGGAACGACCGGTTCACTTCAGCGATTCGATCGCATACCTTCTGAAAACGAAACATTCGTTGATGATAGCAAAAAGAACTCTGCGGTATTTAGATACAACCACTTCGGCCACGTCCGCGATATGATCGAGCCGGCTTTAGATGGCGCTTTCCAAGGTGACACTAAACAAAAGAACGCAGGCTTGGTTTCCCCGCCGATCTTTGTAAAGTTCATGAGAGACGGTACGCAAACGGATCCCACGGACACCTTTTCTCAAAACCTTAGTACGTTTGCAACTAGTTCTTTAGTATATGTTGATAACCCGGCTTCGACTCTAGAAAATCCGCTACCCGGCCAGGATCGTCCAGATAACCCGGACAAAACAATCAACGAAGAGTTGGAGATTGACTGATGGCTTTAAAGCTTAAAAGGGAAGTCGTAGTTAGGTCAAAGTTTCTAACAAGAAAAAATTCGCTGACTAACGAAATTATCTCCGTGATTGCGCCGAACGGATTGCAGGTGGGCCTCTCAGGGTCCAACAGCGTCTCTGCAGAATTTAACTCTTATGGTACGTCAAAGTTTTATGAAGGGCTCTCAGGGAGTCTAACACAGCTTACTGACGGCACGTCCTACCTTGTTGCAGGCTCGAACATAACAGTTGCTTCGGCTTCAAATGGTTCTGTTACTATTTCTTCAACTGGGGGAGGAAGTGGTTCGCCGGGGGGAAGTGACACACATGTTCAATTTAACGACGGCGGTTCTTTCGGCGGTGATGCAGGTTTTACTTACAACAAAACGACAGACACGGTTTCCGTAGCTGGTGCGGTGACTGCTAGTTTAGGCTTGTCTGGTTCCTTAACACGGCTAGTCGACGGCACGTCTTACCTTGTCGCCGGCTCAAACATGACAGTCACGTCAGCGTCGAACGGTCAGGTTACATTGGCTGCAGCATCCGGCGGTAGCACGTCACCAGGCGGTTTAGATACGCAGATTCAGTACAACGATGGTGGCTCATTCGGTGGCGTAGCTTCAATGACCTTTGACGATTCATCTGGTCACCTTACAATTATCGACGATAAGAAACTACAGTTCGGAACAGGCAACGACGCATCGATTGAATATGACGAGGACGGCAACGACGTATTGCTAATCAATGGAGCGGCAACCAAGTTTACTGTTGCAGGAGTTGAGATTGAAAATGCATCAGGCTCGGGTGCATCAGCTCTGACCATTGATAATGACGATACAGACCGGTTTGCTCTTGATATCGACGCAGCAAACATTAACCAAGACGTAATTAATGTTGCAGCCGACGCTCTAACCACAGCCTTTGTTATGGACGTTACGGCAGATGCTCTCACAACAGGGGGCATCCTAAACCTTGTTTCTGACTCATCGGACACATCAGCCAGAAACCTTGTCACCGTTCACAACGACAACACTAATTCGGTTCTGACCAACCTAGCTCTTTTTAAGAATGATTCTGCTGGCACGGTTAACTCTACTGCACTGGTTACCATTGAATCAACTGTTGGTGAACGAAACCCTTATTTACTGCTAAAGCAAAGCAGTGCTGATACAAATCGACCACCTACCCTTCAGTTTAAGAGGGCTGACACCACGGCAGAGGCTGATGACATGTCAATAGGCGAAATGTCTTGGCATGCTGCGGACGATGGCAATAATGACACCCGATATATAGCAATACAGGGAAAAGCGTCTGACGTCACGGGTGGCTCTGAAAGCGGTAAATTAGAATTTGATTTAATGAATGGGGGCTCTGGTAACGTAGAGTTTCTTTCCCTTGGTGGAGCAGACGCTAATGCCGGAGATAACGCGGCAGTGGTTATTAATGACTCCGGTGCAAACATTGACTTCCGTGTTGAATCAGACAATCATGACCATTTCCTAGCCATTGACGCTTCAGCAAATAAGATGATTATTGGCTATTCTGGCGCTATGCCCGCCACTACTTCATTGCTTGAAATACATAATGACGATGCAGACGAAACCCTAACAATAACCCACTCTGTGCAGGCTGGTCAGGCTCTTGATATTGTTGATAGTTCTGAACAAGGTGAATCAATTAAAGTAACAGCTAACAGCCTTACAACCGGCGGTATGCTAAACCTCACGTCAAATGCTAGTAGCACTAGTAATAGAACCCTTGTTACAGTCAAAAATGACAACACAGCCGCAACCGGCGTCCAAATGGTTCACTTCCTCAACGATGCAATTGGTGGCGCAGGTGATCCTATCTTATTGGTTGAGTCTACAGCAGCCGAAACCGAGGCACTTGTAGAATTAAGAAATTCTAACGCTGCAACAGATAAGCCCCCAATTCTTAAGTTCAACCGCTCAGATACCTCAGCCGAAGCCAGTGGTATGGATCTTGGTAGCATTGTTTTTCAAGGTGCAGACGACGCCAACAATGAAACAGTATATGCAACAATATTAGTAGAAGCAAAAGACGTTAACAATGGAAATGAATCCGGCGAGGTATTTTTTAAAGCATTGTCGGACGGTACGGAATTAACTTTTCTTAGCTACCATGGCACTGGAGGCGCAGATGGCGAAGTCGTTATTAATGAAAATAGCTCCGCTAATGTAAACTTCCGTGTTGAATCAGACGGCGAAGACAATGCTATCTTTTTGGATTCAAGCACAAATAAGCTTTCTATCAACAAAGGTGAAACAGCTTTTACAACCGAAATTCACAGCACTAACGATGTTGCAATATCGGTTGATGCTACAGGCGTTGTTTTAAACGAAGATGGACATGCCACAAATGATTTCAGGGTCGAATCTGACAACAACACTCATATGCTTCATGTTGATGCTGGTGATGATACAGCCTCCGCAGGAGGAATCGACGCCACAAATCACAAAGACGGGTTTGCTGTCTTTAATGATTTTCAAGGAACAGCTTTTGAAAGCAAGCTAGCTGATGGTCAATTCGGAAGTGGCGAAGTATTAAGAATATCAACAGGCACTTCCACGCTTACTTCAGGTCAAATCTATTATTTACGCACTGCTGGAAACTGGGTCGCAGCAGATGCAGACGGAACATCTGAAGCTCAATCAAACCTATTGGGCGTCGGGTTGGGCGGAAGCGAACAAACAGTAGGCGTTCTTCTAAAAGGGTTTATCAGAATACCTTCGACTGAAATTCTTAATACTCCGACAAATTGTCCCGGTTTACCGATTTATTTATCTACAACTGCTGGACATTTTGATTTTACAGCACCCTCTTCAAGTGGGGATGTTGTACGAATTGTCGGTTACGCTATTGATCAAGACAGTTCAGATGTCCTTGTATACTTTAGCCCAGATTCGACCTTCGTGGAGATTGCATAATGGGATACAAAGAAGCAACACTAACTTTTCATGAAGACAAAATTACATATGTCGGACTTCCAATGGAAGGTATGGATCCAGAATTAGAAGAGACGCTTCCCGAACAAGAGCTAGAAGTCATGATGAGTTGGGAGACACCCATCATGCAAAAAGCGGCTGCTTTTGTGTGTGAAAATGGCGGTGACATTCTGGAAATCGGGTTTGGCATGGGCATTGCTTCTAATGCGATTCAGTCTCATGACCTCGCATCTCATACGATCATAGAGATGCACCCTCAGATAGCTCAAAAAGCAAGAGAGTGGGCTGCGGGAAAATCCAATATCACGGTTATCGAAGGAGATTGGGTTAATGAAGTGCCCCTTTTAGGTAAATATGCCGGCATATTCTATGACACATACGGCTTTTTTGGACATTGGGGCAAGCTTGCAGAGCTTATTGTGCCGCATGCAAATACGGGGTGTCACATAACATTTTGGAATGCTGCTAAAAGTGAGACAAACGGTTGCGGATTTGATAATTCATACAATATTGTTTACGAGCAAATGCATGTCTCGCCACCTCAAAACACGTATTTCAATGATCATGTATATTATTTTCCTAAAGTTGTTATCTAATGCCTACGATTTATGGTGCAACAACAGATGGTAATGTAGGCAAGGGCGCAACTGGAGGACCAAGTTGGTCTGATGTTCGGGATGCTGGTACAGGAAGTATTATTCGTGCAACTTCCACTCGCAGGTCTACGGCTGTATTGGTTGCTGCCTCAACCTCACGAGGCGGTAACTACACCGTATATCGTTCGTACTATGCATTTGATACAAGCAGTATCACCGCAAACGTTGCATCAGCTACAATAAACATTTTTGGCTATTTTCTATTTACACTAGCGGACGGTCTAATAGCTGTCAAGGCAACAAAACCTGACTTATCAACAAATCTTGCTGCAGCAGACTATGATGCAATTGATGGATTTGTCGCAGGTGCCTCAATGTCTGGAAATGCCACAGACTACACAGCGAAAGTTACTTCGTGGAACACTAGCGCCTATAATAGTATAACCTTAACTTCGGACGCCCTTGCAGACTTAAAAAACCAAAGTGTTTTTTCTGTTGCTTTTGTCGACCACGCTTATGACTACCTAAACGTAGATCCGGGGACGTCTTTAGGAACAAAACGTGCCGGTATGTATTATGCCGAATATACAGGTACATCTAGAGATCCTTTTATCGATTATACTTTGGCAGCAGGCGGCTACGGAAACAATGTTAATGGAGTTGCTTCGGCAAACATCGGTAGTGTCATAGGCGTGGCAACAGCTAACATTGACAAAATCAATGGTGTCTGACGTTTACTGAGCACTAAACATGCGAGATACTTAATACTATGGCTGGAATATTAAATCAAAACTCGAGAATCCTAGATTTCATTCTCACGACTGCAGGCCGCCGCCGGCTAGCAGAAGACGGAAACTTAGATATTTCTTTTGCATCGTTTTCTGACAAGGGAGCGTATTACACAAAGTTGTCTAAGACCGGTTCGGTTGCAGATGATGGTTCTCGAAGGTTATACGTCGAAGCAAATTCTCCAACATCAGACAACTTATACTTTGTCAGCGGATCCGAATCTGCAGCCGCAAGGGTTGAAATATCAGCGGACCAAATGTCCAGTCACTTCTTTACAAACTTTACAAACCTAAGTGTTCTTACCACGAAGCCAGTTGATGCAATTCAGGATTTTAAGTTTGATAGCACAGGGTTTAATATTGAGTTTGTTCCGGAACAACTTGACGTAGAATCAGGCGTCACTTTAGATGTTTCAAACATGAGTGCCGTGTTTCAGGACAAGAGATTTCAGCATTTCGACAACTACAAGTTCCTTCCTCCTATCAATGGTGATGACGGAAGCCCGCTGGCAGATTATCAAAAACTAAACTCTGAAGAAATTGTAACGCCACAAGCTCTTGAAGATGAGCTAGCCGGGAAAAAAAAGTTTGTAATAAATTTTGAAGGTGACGCAACCCCGAGAAATATCAGATTTAGAATTTTAGAAAATCAAGTATCCGCAACTGGCAATGCTTGTGAACCCTTACAGATTATTGACTACGGTTCCTACACGCTTCGTGATGGACTTAAGAAAAAAGTTTTCTTTGTTGGAAGGGTGTACGAAACAACTGAAGCGATTCCCGTGTTTGCAAACATGTTTACGTTGGTGTTCAATGATTAGAGTCAAAAGAAAATCGTCAAAAATTCTAAAATTCAGCTCAAGACAGCCGGTCGTTGTTGCCCCTAGTGACACTGGCCTTACCGGTATTACTGTAAATTTTGTTATTGATCCTATTGCTGCCTTAAAGTCAGGGGCAGAAAACGTAAGCCTTTCGATTGTACGAAAGAAATTCCTAAGACCTACCGTTATTGATGATTATCAAAAAAATGGTGACATTGCTAGCAAAATTCGTAACTTTTCACAAACAAATGAAAAGGCAAACCAAGAATATAACCAATCAACAGTATTGCAGTCTTCGTTCTCAGTTCAAGAAATAATTCAAAACAACGCACCTCAGCTGCTAGATGTTGACTTAGATGACACGAGAGCACTTAATCGCTCTTTCTCAAAAACAGAAATTTTAGTCACAGAAAAAACACTTGCTGCTCGTGATAAAAAATCCGCCATTACTATCCCGGCTTCTGCAGACTTTGTGTTCTCTGGTCAAGAACAGTTGTTTAACCCAAATAATTCTAAGTCATCATTACGTCCGTCCTCCTCTAAGCTTTCTTCAATCTCACAGAATATCGATTCTTTAGCAGCAGGGGTGTTTATAGCAAACTGCGCTAGATTCCCATTCCCGCTTCAACAAACCCAGAGAATACACCGTGATCTAAAGGTTTCCCAATACGGAGAACTGATTATAGAGCAGGATTTGGCTTTTCTCGATTCATTAAACGAACAAGTAGTCAATGAAACCGTTGTACTGAATGCAGATCAAGCAAAAACGCGCGCGCCAGTTCAGACAATTAACGTTAATAGCTACCCGCCAAATTCAAACACCGAAGTTTATAATGAATTTTCTGGAATTACTTCTAGTTCAGAAAAGCTGTTTCTCATTGCTAAGCGACTAAGAAAATTTGAGTTTGGTGTAACCGCAGGTTACGTTGACCCTGCAGGTATAAATAATTTTATAGTCATAGCAACGGTACGCAATTCAAACGGTGTTGCACTTCAGAAAATTGAAAAAGAGATTGATGCAACGAAGGTGATCAACTCAGTTTCTAATCCGCTTTCTAAGCCAGGTCTTTTGGCTACTAGCGGAAACACCGATTCGGATGGAAACTTTAGCATAAGCTGTATCGTAAGTAGGCGTGATTTTTTTAACAGCGGCATTATTATTCTTGCAAAAGAGCCTGGTGGCAGATTTGAAAAAATCTCTAGCCTAAATCTAAACTTAGACGAACCTTTAGAATTTAGCATAATACCTGAGGCTGAAAAAGGCTTCCTTAGAATTAGAGCAATTACGGTTTCCGGAAATGAAAGCACATCACAACAGTTTTCTGAAATTGCTGTAAACATTGGCGAAGCATTTGAAATCTTTGAACAGCCAGTTGGTTCTCAACAAGCTTCAGGGAAGTCTGGATCAATCGATGTCAGAAGCTTGGTTCGGAGTTTAGAAGACGGGTTGTATGAAGTTACGTTAAGTACACTACTACGCACCGCCATCGGCGGTAGAACTTTACCACCTCTGTTTGATCAATTAACAATGAGAAGAGTGAATTTAGCTAATGGTGAACGTCCTGAAGATCCGACTTCGGGCATTACGGTATTTGAAACCGGTACAACATTTACCGGTCAATTTGGTGGATCTGTTCGTAATAATGATTTTATAGATCGGGTTGAGGCTGGATCTTATGTCTATGTTTTTGATGGAACAAACTCAGAGAGCGGCTTTGAAGAACATGCCGTAACATCAATTCCTGTCACTATCCCTGAGGGATTTGTTAGTGAACCTCGCGGAAAAAAGACTGGATCCGATGGAACGTTGATCCGCTCAGCAGCTTCTGCATCACTAAATTCAGAAAGGTTAGTCGGCAATATTACAATAAACACTGAAACTGAAGACATAGTGGTTTTGCAAAGCGGAATAGGTCTTGTGTTAGAAGGGTCGAACGATTTTTCAAAGCAAGCTGAAATAAAAATTGAACCCTATATAACTGGGATTGAAGAAAAAGAAGACGGAACATTGGAGATTGCTTTTAGCATTCCTGAGGATGATATTCCCGAGGATGTAAAGGATGAAGGCGGTCGGCTAGTTTCATCTACTTCTTCGGCATCTTTTCAATACGAAAATCGATCACGCGCCCGTCGCCGCCGGCGGCTCATCGAAAGGCAGCGCCGTAGAAGAGCTAGGGCAGACGGATCTAAGGAAAACATTTCGGAAACAACCGAAGGTATTTCGACGGCAAAAATTGTTAGTAGCTTTGAGGAAGAAAAATGAGCGAGTTTGAAAGTGATAGGTCAACTGTAACCGAAACACTCGGAGATGGACGAGAAGTACCCGTTGTTGCTTCGTCAATAAATCCCCTAGGGTCATCATCAAATATTTCAATTCGCAATGCCAGAACATCAATAAACCCTCTTGGTGAAATTGTTTTGCGCTGGTCCGTATCTAGTTCTGATTTAGCTCCTGAAACTTTTATTATTTGCTGCAGCTTCGGAAGCTATTTTGCACCAGTAGGGGCAGTTCCAGCAGTTTTAGGGGTTAGAAAATATCGTTTTGTAGATCATGTTTTAAATGCTTACGTAGGCAAAAAAACTTATTCTATCGTTGTTGTTTTTGCTAATGGAGCTGTGAAAACATTTGAGTCTGTTGCGTCGGCAATAAAGAATTCAAGCGTTCCAAGAGAGTTGTATCAATGAGCATTAACTCAAAATCTTTTAGTTTGGCTCGAACTCAGCAGCCAAGATCAAGAATTAGAAAAAACATTCCGATTGAATCAAAGAGCAGTTCGAGAAGCCCTACTAGTACTAATGGTAGAACAGTTGCTCGTAGAAACCCACAAGCAAAAACCTTACCAGAACAACCTGCCCAAAGAAGCTCGGTCTCTCAGGGTAATTCTAGGTCCGATGACAATCAATCTACGCAAAGAAAATCAGCAAAAAAACAGCGCCCAAAAGACTTACGGCGCGTAAGAGCATTTCAGGCCGGTGCTTCAAGGCCTAAATTTCAAAAGTCAAGAATTAATGTTGCAAATCCTAGCCAGCAAATTACGAAAAAAAGAAGAAAAGCAAAAACTTCTGTAATCAAACCAGGGTTCAAGAAGGTTAAAATATGAGCGAAAAATTCTTTATCCAAGATCGAGCACAACTGTTGGCAGTTTGCGACTTTAAGCCGTTCGGAAATAAGATTGATGATACGCCTTCTGATTCTGAAACTATCTTAAAGCTTCGTGCAACGCTTCGGCAGCTTTCGGAAATTTCTGTTTCTGAAAACTTGGAATCATACAGAAGTCAGGGGTCTGCTCTTTCAGCAGATTTTAATGGAGTTCAGCCATACGTTGTTATAAAAGAAGCTGCTGAGTCAGTGTTCGGACCTTCTTTAGACGGTAACAGTGGAAAAATTAGACAAGATATTGACGACCTTAACGAGTTAAATCAGACTATTGAAAAAGCAATTCTTTCAATGGATTTTAACAAGTCGTCTGGTTTTAACGGTGATCTTAAAAACAACGTCTTGGTGCGTGTCGATGATCTCGTTCAAGAAAACCCGCAGCCATATTTTAATGATATCAAGTTCAGTGTCTCCGACTACCTGACAAATCTTCGCAACCAAGTTCTAGAAGATGCAGGGTTTACCGATGGGGAAAAATCGCAATTTTCATCAACGAAAGTTTTTCACCATTTAATAGATTTAGCAGCTCAGTTAATGAATTCACCTAGGCCCAAAGTACTCGAAGGCTCGGTTCCCGGAGTAGGGGTCAGAAGAGCAGATTCAGATGCATTCACTTTCAGGCCGACAATTGATTACGATTTAATAAATCCATTGTTGGCAGAAAAACCTCCATTTGCTGTAAGAAATGTAGCAACAAGTCTTTGGAATGATATTAAATCTAGCGAGTCCGGAAAATTAGGCAGTGGCTCTAGTGCACTTACGGGCGAGCAAGCTTTTGATGACGAGTATACTATGTCTCAGCACTTTGTTGCCATGGCAAGAGAGTTATCAACTTCGGTCGTCGCCGGAAAGTATGAAACTGAACTAAATGATCAAAGCTCTGCTTCATCTGTTGCTTTAAGGGCTCGGTTTTCTAATCTTTTAGATCCAGCAGGGGCAACACTAAGTTTAAATCGCCAAGTCACAAATCCAAAAACGCTAAATGCAGATGCAACATTCCCAGTTTTGCCGATGATTGTCGTAGGATCTTCTGGTCCAATCAAATCTGATCCGGGGCCAAGAGTGGTTTCTCCAGTTCCAGGTTCCGATCTTTTCTTTCCAGACAGATTTCTTTCCGTTAGAATCATAGATGGTGAATTTCCAGAGCACGAGACTCGCCCCGAATCAGTTGTTGCAGATCAAGCTCAAGCCAGTATTTTTGAGCAACTTGATGTCAATGGTCCAGCACCAATCGGCAACGTTGAAGGAACAAGGAATTACTTGATCCAAGCGCTTGTTCAATCTGAAGCTCCATCTATTAGATCGGAATCATCTGGCAACTTGTCAAACAGGGCAAACAGGCTTACTTCGGTTGAAGATGCATTCCAATCTGCGGTAGAAGACTACATTACATATATTTCTCAGTGCGCCAGTATAGCCGGCCTAGGTTCAGAAAACAACTTGGACCCGGTTAGAGTTTCAAAAATGCTTTTCTGTCAACCTAAGTTAAGGGAACTGTTGCTCACAATGGGGGGTCTTGCTATTACTACTGGCTTTGATACTGGCAATACCGATGACGACAATACCGGTGGCGGTGCGAATGATGAAACTCCGTCTCTCGAAATACCAAGTGGAGACCCCTTTAATCCAGACGGAGACTCCGAGATCGCTACCACTACTACCGGTAATGCTAGTACATTACTTTCAAGCAATACGACACTTCTTACCAGTTTTATCCCAGAGCTTTAAGGAATTAAATCATGGCAGCAGTAACCCCAAGTTCAACCACTCCGCCACCCACTACCACAACGACGCAAGATACAAACACTGCCGAAGCTTTCTTCGCGGATGATCAAATATTTTTTGCTGAAGAGTTTGACAACGCGTCGAGTGATTTAACGAAAATTGTTCACGCTTGCCTTTTTTCTGTTGACAATCCCAGGTTTTTGATAGCGCTAGAAAGATATTCGTGGATGTATTTTTTAGCGTCTAGACTCTCTTCCGAAGGAACACGCATTGGTGCTCCTTGGTCAGATTTTGTTCTTTCGGCAGGAACAGGAATAACAACAAACTTAGACACAGACGAAGTAAAAAATTCGCTGATTACGGACGCTGTCACTGGCGACGGGTGGACTGGAGCGGACAACGGGAAAATACCTGCTGTTATTGCTTCAACCTTGGCTACGTACGCCGAACTTGGCGGCACAACGTCGGATGTCGGTTACGTAAAGGTTGCATTTACCGCTGCACAGCTATGCGATAGTCTTTCGTATGAAGGGTCTCATGCCGAAAACTTTGTTCATTCGGAAAGTCCGTTTGAAATGCTAGCTCAGTTTTTTGAGGATGTACTAGATGCAACACATGATAAGAGCGTTGCGCTCGACGCAGTTGGCCGATGGAATAAAAGAGGCAATGTAAGTCCCTCCGATCCTCAGAATATTCAAAGAAGACGTACTTCGTCAAGGGGCTTGTCAGCAGCTAGTTTGTTTGTGGTTTGTTTTAACACGTTTAGAAAATTGTTTTCTGCCGCGCAAGGTTACGCCGACGCTCCTGTACTTTCAAGAATTCCCACAAAACAGAGGTCAGATTTTGGCCTTAATAATGTTGGGGATTTGACTAAATTCTTGATACCAGTGAGTGAAACACATACAGGGGGACTCGCCTCCGCTGAAGATCCCGACACCGTCGGTTTGAAACGCGGAACAACATTTCAATTTTCAATCTCTAATGATTTTAGAAACCGAGGCACAAATGCTGGCAATGCTTGCGGCGCAAATGAGCCTACCGTAAGTTTCACATTGTTCACTGACATAACAAAATCACTCGAACAAGAAAACAAGTCCGTAGTTAGAACACTTGCGCATATCGGTGCAATAGCCGACACTATACAGGAAAAACGGATTGCAATTGGCAAGAAGACCGTCGGTCTTCAGGCGCCTGAAATAATTCAGGAACTCTTTCCACGCGGAAGTACGCCGCCTAAGATTGCTGAAGAAATATTTTCAAGAACTGGATCACCACATGTCGCTGGTGTTTTTAAGACGCTAGAAAGAAGGCTTCCATTTCCAGAAGTGTCTTCTGGAATTCCAAATTCAACTGCATTCTTGCCGTTATCTAAAACTACATCCGGATCTCCAGCTGGAGCCACAAAGGGAAGGCTGGCTGCTCTAAAATTGCTGCTAAATTCAGAATACCTTAGCGTGTCTGAGGACAATAAATTTGACCCCACTAACGCCCGTGTATTCTGCGTTGGAATTCCACTTTCAGCTTATTTATCTCTTGCAAATCAGAGGTCTGCAGACTTAGCAACTTCATCGGAGACAGGAGGTTCTGACGGTACAGCTACCTCCGAAAATGAGTTAGTTCAAGACCAAACACTAGTCAAAATTATCTTTTCAAAAAAAGATAACATGCTTCCAACGGTAACATTTTCAGATATATCATATTACTACGACCCCAATCTTTTTGTTGCAGCAAACGGATTCTTTAATATTGATGAAGGCTCAGAAAGCATTGAAGATGTTTTAGGCCTTGTGGAATTTAAAAGAGCGGTCGTAGCTGAAGATGCTACAGTTTCTATAGAAAACGTTAGATTAGGTGACGATGGAAAGTTTGAGGGTGGTGGATACCTTCCATCGTTAAGTCCAGCGGTGTCCAGGCAGCTCGCATATATTACTGTGGTGTCAGATCTTTTGTCTTATTACAATTCGATTGTAGCGGGTTTAGATGTTAATGAAGATGCATTTTCTACCGATCCACTATTACTAAACCAACTTGTAGATTCGTCCATTGGCCTAACGGCTCCTATCCCTATCGAACAATTGCTAGGCAGTATTGCTGCTTCGACCAATGTTCCCGTTGCACAAAGTGTTGCGGAATCAATGGCATCTGAAGAAGAAATTTTAGAATCTTCTAAAAAGATAAAGTCCTTGCAGGAAGCGTTCGATGAAGGTTTGCTAGAAGATTCTGATCAGCCTGGAAATTACGTTCAGGCTCAAAAAACAATTTCATCGCTTCTATTTAAACCTGCTTCCGAAAGATTATTTTCCCTTGTTCCAAAAAGACTTGCAGGAGTTGCCTTCTTACCAGTCGACCCAGATGCATTTAAGGTGGAAGATCCAGGAAACGATGGGTTTGGAAATGCTTCTGTAGTAGGTGAAGATCCTAGCGTTATTCGTGGTCAAATACAGCAAGCTGGTTTAGAAGTAGAAATTGGCGACAACGTTTTCATAGTTAAGTCTGGAAACTCAGAGGACTCTACATCTTTAAGCGAAATACTAGTAACAGCAGAATTTGTTTCTTTAGATCTGGGAGGGGTAGAGACAGCAATTGCAATTGAAAATGGACTTCCAGATAATCCATTCGATGCTCTCGGCGAGGTTGACCAATAATGCCAAAAGAACTTAAGACATCAAAATCATACATGGCCCCAGACGTTCCGGAAGTTTCCGGGTTCGTAGCATCATTTGAATACTTCGGCTATGAAATTAATGAATCGGTTTCTCCAACAAGTGCCGGTACTCGAGTTGTTAGAGTTGGTTTTAACACGGTTGAAGACACTTCTGATTTTTCAGAAACCCTTGCATCCGGAGCTCAAAACCTTGCAGCTAACATTGACATATCAGAAGTTTTTGATGCGCTGAGTTCTGAGGGGGATTTTCTTGATGAATCTTCTGGCGGTTCGGCCGGAGTTGGGGATTCACATAATTTTTCTTCCCTACTAATTCAAGATGTTTACTCACCTGAAAAATCAATTCAAGAATTAGATGCGGCACTCGCAGGGTTTAATACAGAAATTGATATATTGTCCCCTTCCGAAGGTTCTTCAGCAATAGCTTCGGAGGTTGCCGGTTCGTATCCGGATGCTGGATCTTCGGTGTTTGAGGAAATTGTTTCTGCAATTATCGGCCAACGCGTAATTGAAGAGTCTGAACCAGAAGGTGCAGCAACACCTGGGTCTTCTGTGCTGTCAATTGCATCCGGCGTCCAGTATCTTCATAGTATTGATGCAAGAGTTGCAGCGGACGTTGTGAGGTTTTCTTCTTCTGATCCCATGAATTCATTTTCATCAAATTTATCTTATGCCGCCGGCCAGTACGACGCATCTCAATCAGACTCTAGGACGCTGTTTGATCCAACCTCCTTGTCAGAAGAGGACTATTCGTTTAGCGCTGCGCCGATTGCAGAGTTTAACTACATTACTTCGACTCCGACAAAGATAGGAGATGCACAAGTTTTCGGTTATTTACTTGAAAAATCAGTAATTGGTAATAACGGAGCTTTGACCAATCTGCCAAGCGTGCTGTTAACTCAACCCCCCGGTGCTTCTGGTGAGCAGTTTATTTATGATGATTCTGACATCACTCTAGGGGAATCTTATGTCTATGGAATTAGTACAATTGCCCTTGCTAACGTTCCTGATATTCAACTAGAGGACGGAACGGGATCAGCACTGTTTGTAGTTAAGTCCAGAGTTCAGACTACGACCATTACAGCAGGAACACCCTTCCCAAGTCCACCAGTAGACATAGAATTCTTTTACGACGTAGATTCTGGAAATCTTGCTATATCGTGGAACGATAGTCCCGAAACTAAGAACACAACAAAATTTCAAATCCTTCGACGAGACAACATACAGTCGCCGTTTTCTCTACTAAGGCAATACGATTTTGATAATTCGATTGTCAACTTTGAGTCAATAGAGGAAGTAAACTATGGACTTAATGTAAAAATGGAAAGTCCACTAACGTTCTATATTGATGAAAAATTTGATTCACTTAAACAGTACATATATGCGCTAAGCTCTGTTGATAGTATGGGAACTATTTCACCCTACAGTGCTCAGTTTCTTATTAGCATAGATTCTTCGATCGGTGATGTTCGTGTCATTCAGGTTTCACCTAGCGGTGCACCAAGACCTTACCCTAATTTCTTCATTGACAATCAGTTAACTTCTGAGTCAGCATCTTTGACCGGTGCTTCTAATGTCGAGATTTACTTTACGCCAGAAGTTTACAATGTAACGAAAAATGAGTTCAATGTATCAACTGGGGTAGTTGAATCAGAAGAGTCATTTAACGTATTCAGAATAGATGGATCGCCTGCTAACTCTGGTGACTATTTATTTGAGATGGTTGAGTTATCAACAATCGAAAAGCAAACACGGACGATCAAGATTACGAACTCTGAAAGCAGTTCAACCTTATTTGTTGAGACTTGATCTAGCGAAATACTTATGTCTTGAGGAAAAGTAATGGGATTTCTTGACGGTAGTACAAATAATATTATAATCGACGCAGTCTTAACAGACTTAGGGCGAGCAACACTTTCTAGAAACGATGGAACGTTTTCGATTGCTAGATACTCTTTCGGTGACGATGAGGTCGATTACGGCATCATCAAGAAGTTCGGAAGAACGGTCGGAAAGGAGAAGATTATCAAGAACACTCCAGTCCTTGATGCTAATACAAACTCTGCAGTTGCACTAAACAACAAGTTAATCACTCAGGGAGACCAGGGACTTTCAAGGCTTCCGATTATTGAGTTGACAGCTGCGCAAGGTGTTCTTAACACATCCGGAAATATTCCTGTCCTATCCGTTTCTAAGAACAAGAATGCACGTTTTACATTGCAGCAATCAATCATTAACGAAGACAGAATTCCAACTGGCTTGGTTGACACTGCTTTCGTAGTACAGGCAGACAATCGTTTCATTGCAGTTAACAATCGATCACCAAACTTTGTCAACGCAAATAACACGGCAGTGTACCGAATTGTTAGAGGCAATACCGGTGTTTCTGCTCAGGGCGGCGCACTTGTCACCTTCGATGTAAGAGCAAAGGCAATTACAGATTCACAATTTACGACTTTCGGAAACGTGTCTGATAAAACTGTCATTACGACATTTTTAAAGATTCAAGGCATTCAGTCTGGGGCCACGCAGACCGTCGAAGTTCAGATTTCAAAGACTTGAGGAATTCATAAATGGCAACTACAAAAGAGCTAGCACCTTCTGACGTTACAACCAGAAGGTCAAACCTTCGCCAGCTTGTTGACGTAATTCAAGAAGATGTTTCAGGGTCCTCGACTAGAAAAACTTATCAACAGTTTATTACCGGCGGTTTAGGCCCTGGTGTAACATCTTCATTGTTTCAGACCGTTTTTGATCAAGACTTCTCTCTTCAGACAGCAAATGCAATCTTTGACATGACGATCGGGCTTCGTTCTGGATCAACATTGATTGCGAATGCTTCTACTGGAGAGGATTCCGCCGGCAAAATTCTGTTTCCTTCAAACTCGGTAATGATGAGAGAGAAGATTGACAACTACTCTCAGTTTGCCCAGCTTCTTCTCGGCGATGCAACTAGCCAGTTCTTTGCACCGTTTGCTAGTACGACTGCTGCAGACGGAATTGACGAAGCTCTTTTCATCAATTTCAGAAGACTGTTTGCAAGAGACAAAATCGCTCGTGAAACTTTTGCAATGCGTTTCTTCATGACTGGTGTCCTAGATGGATCTGCAAACGACGCCGCTGTTAACAAAGCTATAGTCCAGGGTCTAACTTCATCAAACCTAAATCGAACCACGACATCTGGGTCTGCAATCTTTACAGATGTAGGGTCTGCTGCAAACCAAATTCAGTCGTACGCCGGCGAAGTTGGAAACATTGTTGATAGCGCAGATACAACAAGAAAAGTTGGTCTAATGTTCTACGATCTTGGTATCGGCGTGTTTAACCTAGATCGAATCGTGATGAGCGATCAACACATGTCTGGTGTAATTGATTCGGTAACGGCTGCTAATGACGCTAGTGAAGGCGTTGGCAAAATGGTTCTCGGAAGCGCAACAGGTAATCCAGCTGCAAAATTTAGTCCAGATTTCCTTGTTTCCGGATCGATCGACAGTATTGTAAACCACATCGCGTCAACAAGGTTCTCTAGTAGCACAACCACAGCTATGACATTCCAGAACAACACGGAAATTAACTCAACACTAATTACATGTCGAGCTGGAGTCAACGACTTTAACTACTCTTCAAATTCAACGTTTACGGATGCGAACGGCCAGATTGTTGTTCTAACTCCGAACACTGAGGAGAAGTCATTCTCTTTCATTACGACTGTCGGACTTTACGATGCAAACAACCGACTGCTTGCTGTTGCAAAGTTAAGTCGACCGGTCGAAAAGAACGACACGAGGGAGCTAGCATTCAGGGTTCGCCTCGACTTCTAGGGGTGACTTTTGGCAATCATAAAATTCGATCGCCAGTTTGATTTTTCAAACCGGTTTGTCCTTCACCCGAGCCGATCTTTTTCGACCGGGGCAGGAGGATCGACGGGCTCTGTTCGCCTCACGCAATTCAAACAAGGTATCCGAAAAGACATTGAATTGCGTAACACTGAGGTTGGCGGTACTTCCGCAGTCGTTGAAGACGATCCTGTGCACTTCTATAACGAAGCAATTAACGGTGGTAACTCGAGCGACATAACGTTACAGTTTCTCAGCAAAATATCTGATATTCCTACGTATCCAACTGACCTAAAGTCTTTTGAAGTTGAAAGATTTACTCCGCATCTAGCAACAGTAACTCTTGATGATTCATCTGGCGCGCCGATCCAATTATCAATAGCCTCGACTGGATCATATAGGAAAAACATTGTTAGAAAGTCAATGTACGAGCGAAACGCCGGAACATTTCGAAAGTGCGACTGGGCATACTCTAATGCACACAGCGTCAACTTTTTCACAGATCCAGATACATCTGTTTCAACAAATCCTCAGCAGCACGCCGTAATATATCCAGACCCGACAGGTTCAGACGGCTCTGCTTTTTATAGACCGGACGCTGGATTTACTTTCGAGTTCTACATAAACCCTAGATATACGACAAAAAATAGCAGCACAGCTTTTGATGCCGGAACAATTCTTCACTATTCCAGTGCTTATGCACTTAGTCTTGTTTCGGGGTCAAGTACCGATACACAGGGTCGACCAGATGGTTTTAGGCTTCTTCTGCAACTGAGCTCGAGTGCCGAGTTACCTCCTAACGAAGTTCCTTTAGCCGCTCCTCCTGCCGGTAGTCCGATGATCTATTCCAGTAGTGATAATTCGCTGACTAAAGGCAAGTGGCATCACGTTGCTGTAAGGTGGGGTGGATTAGACGTTCTGGGTTCAACCGGAAGTTTTGTTATCGATGGCTTAGTTGATTCAACGTTTGTCATTCCAAGTGCATCAATTACCGCCCCTCCAGGCCAAACTAGCTACGCGGGCTTTAACGCAGGAACCGACGATGCAAATGCACTCTTCATCGGAAATTTTGTTCGAGATGCCAACTCTTCGGCTTCTGGTATCAAGAATTTCTTTAACAGCAACGCAGCTTCTGACGAGGGCCTCATAACTTGGCCAAATGCGGGAATCGGAACAACAGATCCCGCGAATACATTGAAAAACAAGTTAAATGCTGAAATTCATGAAGTGAGAATTTTTAAGGAACACAGGGATATTGAGCAAATCAAGAAACATATGAACGCTGGATTTGGGCAGGCTCAGCTTGAAACAGAAAAGTCGGGATCTCTTGCCTTCTACCTTCCTCCTATGTTTGTAGTAGAAAGCCGTAGTAAGAAATCTTTCGTAAGGCCTTTCAATCTTCAGACTAGTGCAAGGCCTTTATTTACCCCGTTTAACGTTACCGCATCATTTTCTAGTGAAATGTTCTCACTTAATGCTCCAAACTTTTTTAGAGATTTTTCAAACAATCGATATCCAAGATTCTTTAATCTTACCGGCTCTACTTCTTTTACCGCCACCGACAGTCAGCCATCAAATCAACAAATTCTTCAAGATCCTCAAATAACGGCAAGAAACTTTCTAATCATGCCAAATGATAATGGATCCTTCAGTCCGGACTATACGCTTCTTCTAACCGGAACGTTTAGCCAACTTCCTACGACCTCGAGTCTACTAAGAAGGTTTGTCAATGATCGAGAGGTTACAGATCTTTCAATTATATCTTTAAACAGAATGCTTGGAGGCAAAGCGCCAGTAAAATCTGGCAGACTGCCAAATGACAATCTTCGTGAGCCCGAATATGTTGAGGAGCACCAGTCTTTTTACAATGATCAAAAATTTGATTCAAGCTCCGAAACGGCTGCATCTAGAATAGAGACTGAGCGAATTGTTGCGCCACCATTTAATTTAAATGTCAGACTTAGGCCAAATGCATCGAGGAGAAACTCCCCGAGTTCACCTTCAGCTGGCGGGTTTGATCAGAAAACATTCTATGTTTTTGAAACAACGGGAGATGAATCTTCGAACCAAGCGGTCTTCTTCAATATTCCAAACATTTTCTATGGCAAGAGGATAAAGCCGGGAACGCTGACGCTTAAAGACTCCGGTATGACAGGGAGTTACGGCAAGGTTTCGATGACACTTAAGGACGACGGTTTTGGAAGTCTCTATCGATCAGATTCTCAAAATCCAAACAAACTGCATTCTGTTGGTAATGTTTTCTATGAAGACGGCATTGTTGCCGTTAAGTCTCCTCACCTGTTTTCTTTCGGGTCAGGGAGCTTTGAGATTGGATTTGAAGGAACTCAAGAAATATTCAATCGCGAAATGTATATTGAAGCTCCTGAAGGTCTGGTTAATTCATCATCAAATGCAACGTTTGAAAAGCTTGCGCCAACAGATGATGCAAATGAAACCGCTAATGAGTTTGTATACATCACACAAGTTTTACTACACGACAAAGATTTGAATGTGGTTGGAAGAGCAACTGTTTCTCAGCCGATTAAAAAGAGGCCAACCGATTCTATCACATTTAAACTGAAGAAGGACTATTGATTTTAGCGTTAGATATTTCAACCTCCATTACAGGTTATTCAGTTGTAAGCAAAGACGGGAAAATCCAAGCATCTGGTTATGTGGATCTTAGAAAAAAGAAAAGCTTTGTTGAAAAAGTTTCGCACGCAAAGAATGAGATCATCATGAACTGCGTTGGGTATGATATCGAGGTCGTTGCCGTTGAAAAAAACCTGCAAGCTTTTAGAAGAGGGTTTTCATCTGCTGCAACAATTGATGCGCTGGCAAGAATGAACGGAGCTCTTTCATATGCTTGTGCCTCGTTTTATGACACCCCTCTCAAAAACATTGATGTCAATGAAGCCAGAAAAAAAATGAGCATCAAGATCTATAAAGAAAAGCTGTGCGGAATAAACAAGAAGGAGCAAGTTAAGAGAGCTCTTGACAGCATCCTGGAAGCTTCCGGACAAAAGATTGTGTGGTCCAAGAAGGTTTTAAAGGGCGGCCCCAGAAAAGGTCAAGAGGTTCTAGCGGACGGAGTATATGATGAGGTTGACGCAATTGTTATTGGGCTAGCATATCTGAAAATTGCCGACTAACTGCGTTATATTCGTACATGGCAAGCTTAAGTGAAAGACTACAGCTGTTGCAGAGAGCGTTTGGCAGATGCGTCTTGGGAAAAGACGGCGTCAATGCTGCGCTTCGATGCGTAAATCCTGAATGCAGCTCTAGGCTTAGTGCATCAAAGCTTAAGCTTATTATAAGGCTTGATACGGAGCAATATCACTGTTGGGTTTGCGGAATGAAGGGAGGAAAAGTTTATCCCCTTTTTGCAAAGTACGCACCTTCCTACGCCCAAGACGCAAAAGGGCTTTTTAGAGGACCTTCATCTACTGTTGAAGAAAAGAAAAAAGATATAGTCAAGCTGCCAAAAGGATTTCAGCTTCTAGCTATGTCAAAGGCAGATCGAGACCCGGATATTCGAGCGGTATTCAAGTATCTTCACAGCAGAGGGATTGACGATTGTGATCTGTGGAGAATGAGGCTTGGGGCAGTAAAAACAGGAAAACTTCGGCGTCGCGTCATCTTTCCATCGCTAAATTCAGAAGGCGAATTAAATTATTGGGTTTCACGGGCTGTTGACAAGGAAGTAAAGTTTAAGTACTTTAATTCAAAAGCTCAGAAAAAAGACATTGTCTTTAACGAGTGCGATATAAATTTTAGCGAACAGGTTACAATTGTTGAGGGCCCGTTTGATCTTATCAGGTGTGATCGTAACGCAACATGTTTGCTAGGCTCGAGTCTATCAAAAGGTCATGAGTTATTTAAACGACTAATGCTTCACAGGACGTCTGTCTTACTTGCTCTTGACTCTGACATGGTTGACAAAACTCACAAGATAGCATCTTTGTTATATTCGGCCGGCTGCGACGTGTCTATCATGCCACTGGGTAGGTTTGGGGATGTCGGAGAAATGTCAAAGCAAGAATTTATGCAACAAAAAACAAAGGCTTCCCTGTGGAATCCTATGAGCTCTCTGAGCAACAAAATTTCATCTATTAAGAGTGGGTCTATTTTATGAGTTTTCGCTGTGCACACATTGCAGATATTCACTTTAGAGGCCTTTCAAGGCACGATCAATATCGTGCGGTCTTTCAAAAGTTTTTTGATCAAATGCAACAAGAAAAGCCTGATGTAATTTTTGTCGGTGGAGACATTGTTCATAGTAAGACGCAAGGCATTTCACCAGAACTTATCGATGTTTTGAACTGGTGGTTTCGAGGTCTTTCAGAAAGTGCAAAAGAAGTTCATGTTATTTTAGGAAACCATGACGGGCTTATTCTAAACAATGAACGACAAGACGCAATTTCTCCAATTGTGTCAGCTCTAGAGCTTGACAACGTTTATCTGCACAAAAAGTCTGGAACCTATAAGACTTGCGTTCCAGGTTACAACTTCTGCGTTTTTTCCTGTTTCGATGAAGATGGTTGGAAAAATGTGAAGCCGATTCCCGGCGAGGTTAATATTGCTTGCTACCATGGCTGTGTCGTAGGATCATTAACCGACATCGACTGGGAACTTGATGGTGAAGTTGAGGCTAGCTTTTTTGATGCTTTTGATTTTGCGTTTCTTGGCGACATTCACAGATGGCAATTCCTGGGTAACGACGATCGCATTGCCTACTGCGGCTCTACAATTCAGCAAAACTTTGGTGAGAGTATTGAGAAAGGGTATCTGTTTTGGCACATCGTCGACCGAAATCGGTTTGACGTCAATTTCAGGGCTTTAGAAAACCCAACGCCTTTTGTCACAATCGACTGGGCAGGAACTGCTCAAGAAACCTTGGATAACATCGATATTCCATACGGATCTAGAATCAGAGTGCAAAGCAAGCGACCGATCGAACAAACTAGCTGGTCACACTTAAAAAGTTATCTCAAAGAAAGTTACGGCGCAAAGGAATTAGTGTATGATCTCCGCCGCGAGGAAAGAAAAAAGATAAAAGAAGTAACCGTAAAATCGGGAAGTGAAGACTATAGAGACTTTTCTGTTCTTAACAAGTATTACCATAAGTGGTTCAAGTCTTTAGAGCTTACCGATGAAGAGATCGAATCTGCCACCCAGTATCTTAAGAAGGTATTCGATGCTTTGCCTCCACCTGATGGGCTTAGGAATGTTAGGTGGACAGTTGATTCACTAGAGTTTGACAACGCGTATGCTTACGGAAAAGGAAACAGGATTGACTTTGAATCCCTGAGAGGTCTTGTTGGGATTTTTGGAAAGAATAGGGCAGGAAAGTCTTCGATCCCCGGAACCCTTATGTACACTTTATTTAACGGATCCGATCGCGGCTCTTTAAAGAATATTCACATTGTCAATGTTCGAAAAAGCTATTGTAAGGCATCTGCAGATATTTCAGTAAACGGGTATCGGTATCGCATTGAAAGACAAACCACTAAGCGTTCAAACAGGAAGGGCATTGTCAGTGCTGCAACACACCTAAACATGTTTGAAATCGATGCTGCTGGAAATATCATTAAGGACATGACGGATGAACAAAGAAGGGAAACCGAGAAGCATGTTCGTAAGCTAATTGGAACAGGCGAAAATTTCCTGATGACTACATTTGCATCTCAGGGCGCAATGAACAACTTTATCAAGGAGAGAGCGACAAACCGAAAGTCGGTTCTAACATCCTTCCTTGACTTTGGAGTTTTTGAAGAAATAAGCAAGTCCGCAAGATCCGATATGGGTTCCCTAAAAGCAAGACTTTCAGACGTTCAGAGGAGAGATTTTGTATCGATTGAACAAGAAAAATCGCTAGATCTAACGAGAGCTCAGAAAAACTTAGATCTTTTGACAGAGGGCCTTGAAAAAAACAACGAAAAGCTTGACGAAATCCAAGACAAACTTGCACAGCTGCCGTCCGATTCAGTTGTTCAGTCTGACATCGATGCTCAGCAGAATAAAATCACGGCCGCTCAGAAAGAGATAGCTAGACTCGAATCTGAAAAGGAAGATTTTCTTCAACAATGGAGAGATAAGAAAGAAAAGATCGACTACTTGAAAGAAGTGGTTAGTGGCACCGCCGTTGATCAACTGAGTCAAGACGTTGAAAAGGCAAAAAAGATTACTTCAGAGCTTGAAAAACTGCGAAGAAATATGTCTCTGATTGAAAAAAAGGTCAAGTCATTAAGCGACCCAGAGTTCTTAAAAGGCTGCAAGTGTCTACGGGAAGCCGAAGGTGCACTTGAGAAAAAGCCTGGTGTTGAAAGCAGAATTGAGGTTCTACAGACAACCTACGGCATGTTGGACATTGATTCAGTTAACGAAAGGCTCGGTAAAATCAAGAAGATAAACCAGACTATCGATACCATCGAAAGAGAGTTGAAGTCGAGTGTTTCTATGTCTTCAATCTACGATGAGAAGATCACCGTTGCAACAGAAAGATTTCAGATAAACGAAACCAAGCTTTCAAAAATGCAAATGCATTTAACCGATGCCCCTGTTGACGAGATGCTTTCTAATTTAAAGAAGCAGAAAAGAGAATTAGAGAAGTTGATTAGAGGCGACGACGGTAAAAGAATTTCTGCCGCAAAGACTATTGGGATGATTCAGACACAGATTAAGAAACTCCAAGAAGAAAGAAAAAAGTTTCAAGAACTAAATGGAGAATGGAAGATTGCAGAAGTTGTTGCAGAAGCTTCTTCCAAGAAGGGTATTCCTCTACAGATCCTTAACGGAAAGCTTCCACAGGTAAATGAGGAAATTGCTCAAATCCTACAAGGGACTACTGGATTTACAGTTGAGCTGGAAGCTGATTCTGAGTCAAATGCAATGGACATCTATATCAACTACGGAGATAGTAGGAGAATCATCGAATGTGCTTCTGGAATGGAAAAAATGATGGCTTCACTTGCAATCAGAGTTGCATTAATGAACTTGACTGCACTTCCTCGCTGTGATCTCCTAATCATCGACGAGGGGTTTGGGGCTTTGGATGAAACAAACGTTGAAGCTTGTTCTGCTTTACTTCACGGTTTAACAAAGTACTTTAAAACGATTTTGATTATCTCACATGTCGACGCAGTCAAGGATTCTGTTGACAATGTGCTATCAATTTCTAAGAAAGGACAAGACTCATATGTCAACACAGACCGATAGGGCAACTGTTCCTGATGCATGTCCATTATGCGATACTTTACTAAGAACATCTGAAGTTGATACTTATACTGAGTTTGGGGTATGCACTAACTGTGATATGTCTTTTCGACAACCTAGAATGAAAGATTGGAATTGTGGCTGGAGACCTTCACAGGAGCAAGTTGACAACATGCTAAAGTCTCTTAGAAAACAACCGTTTTTCTATAATCGCAACATTATTTAGATTGAGAGGTAAAAAAATGCTTTGTGTTAAAGGACTGCGAGCGCTTTCGCAAGAACTTGATTACACTTTTGGCGGTTCAAATGGCGACTACAAAGTTTCTTATGACATTACTGAAGGAAGCTTCAAATTAAGATATAAGTCAATCTTTCAGTTTGCCGATAATCAAACGCTCAGACTACAAACTGATCGCTTAAACCAAACATCAGAAGACATGCTTAAAGAAGCTATGCGTCGAGGAAAGAGCGCTTACAATGATGCTTCTGAAGAAAGTTTGTCTACCAAGCTTGTTGGAGACAATGACGACGTTCAGTTGGTTGGAACAACCATTTACTCTCCTCGTAGGACCGCTTACTACACAAGGGTCATGACGTATAAGCTTGATTGATGGCGCCGCGATCTAAACAGCGACAAATCAAGGAAATCGTAAAGTGCGGAAAGGAGCCTGTTTATTTCTTCAATCGTTATGTGAAGATTCAGCATCCTAACCGCGGCCTTATTGATTTTAAGACCTACGATTTTCAGGATGATTGTACGAAGGAATTTAACGACCATCGCTTTAATATCGTCTTGAAGTCTAGGCAACTTGGTTTATCAACCCTTGTTGCAGCTTATGCTGCATGGCTAGCGGTGTTCTACAAAGACAAGAATATCCTAGTCATTGCAACAAAGTTGGCTGTTGCTCAGAACTTTATCAGGAAAGTCAAGACTGTTATTCGTAACATGCCACCTTGGCTTTTAATTCCTGCAATAGTTGAGAACAACAAACAAAGTATCTTGTTCTCGAATGGAAGTCAAATTAAAGCAGTCCCTACGTCGGAAGATGCCGGTCGTTCCGAGGCCCTGTCTCTCTTGATTGTAGATGAGGCTGCTTTTGTTAGAAACTTTGACGAAGTTTGGAGAGGCCTGTATTCAACGCTTTCTACCGGTGGACGTGCAATTATCTTAAGCACACCAAATGGCGTTGGTAACATGTATCATAAATTGTACATCGACGCCGAAGCAGGGGTCAATCAGTTTAACGCCATTAAGCTTCTTTGGGACGTTCATCCGGACAGAGGCGATAGTTGGTTTGAAGAAGAATGCAGGAACATGACCAAAATGCAAATTGCACAAGAATTAATGTGTGACTTTGCAGCTAGTGGAAATACGTTCCTAGAAAATTCAGACATTGAGTATTTGAGATCCTCGGTTCGACAACCAATAGAGAAATGGGGTCCGCAAGCTGGGGTTTGGTTGTGGAAATATCCAAAGCCTGGAACCAAATATGTTATTTCTGCAGATGTTGCAAGAGGAGACGGCGCAGACTTTAGTGCGTTTACAGTAATCGATACTAGCGAAAGTGAAATTGTCTGCGAGTTTAAAGGCAAAAGTCCTCCCGACGAGTTTGCTTTGGTTCTTGCAGAAGCAGGAAGAAAATACAACGATGCATTACTCTGTCCAGAAAACAATTCTTATGGTTATGCGTTAATCATGAAGCTCGTAGAGCTAGGTTACGAAAACATGTACTATGTCAACCCTAAACATAAGTTCGCTGCATCATATGGCTCGACAGACATATCAAAAATAGGCTTTGCAACAAACTCTAAAACAAGGAATCAAATTCTCACAAAACTTGAAGAAGTTCTTAGAAGGCACGAAATAAAGTCATATTCATCTCGACTTTACGAAGAACTAAAAACATTTATTTGGAAGAATGGAAAGCTTCAAGCGCAGAAAGGGAAAAACGATGATTTAGTTATGTCGTTAGCAATAGGCGTGTGGCTTTACGATACCTCGCCGGCTCTGACACAGCAAGGCCAAAAAATGGCCGATGCAATGCTTGCAGCATTTGCGGTAAACTCAGCACCACAAGAAAAGGATACGAGCCCTTTCTTTAACGATCGTGTGAAATCTAGGTATTATGACATATCAAGACCTATACTTACTAGTCAGGACCTTGCTCCTAAAAGCGAATCAACGATTCCTGATTACTGGTGGTTATTTAAATAAGAGGGTAAAGAATGGCTGACGAAGAAAGCCTTTTCAGTAGGCTGACAAAGTTGTTCAGGAGCGGTCCAACCGTTCGAAGAAAAGTTAAGAACTACAAAGTACCACTGGCGAGTGAAGAGTTAGACGTTTTTGGCTATGGCTCAAACAACGTTTATAATGCCGCCTTAAGTGCATACGGCGCGTTTGATAGAATGAGCCGATACAGCGATTTCTCTGAAATGGAAGCAACACCAGAAATCGCTTCAGCTCTTGACATTTACTCGGAAGAAACCGTTTCTGTAGATGACAAAGGCAGGTCACTGCACATTTATAGTGATAACAGAAAGATCAAAGAGCTTTTAGATAACCTGTTCTACGATATTTTAAATGTTGAATTTAACCTATCAATGTGGGTCAGAAATCTTTGTAAGTACGGAGACTTTTTCTTATTCATCGATGTGAATCCGGAATTTGGAGTTATGAACGCTTATCCGATTCCAATTGCTGAAATCGAAAGAGAAGAAGGCTTTGATCCTTCAGATCCAGCTGCGGTTAGGTTTAGATGGATATCGAGAGGAAACCAAGTCCTTGAAAATTGGCAAATTATCCATTTCAGACTTCTCGGCAATGATGCGTTTCTACCTTACGGATCCAGTGTTTTAGAAAGCGCAAGAAGAATCTGGCGACAACTAATCCTTATTGAAGACGCAATGCTTGTGTATCGAGTTATTCGTGCACCTGAACGCAGAGTATTCTATATCGATGTTGGAAACATTTCTCCTGAAGATATTCCAACGTTCATGAAACAGGCACAGGATAGTCTTAAGAGAAACAAGGTCGTTGACAAAAACACCGGCCGCGTCGATCTTAGATATAACCCACTATCTGTCGACGAAGATTACTTCCTTCCAGTTCGAGGAACTGAATCTGGAACAAGGATTGATACTCTAGCCGGTGGCCAAAACACTGCTGCTATCGAAGATGTCGAGTACATTCAGAAGAAACTGTTTGCAGCTCTAAAGATTCCTCGTGCTTACCTAGGTTATGACGAAGATATTGGTTCAAAGGCAACTTTAGCACAGGAAGATATTAGATTCTCCCGAGCCATTCAGAGAATTCAGAAGACAGTTCTTTCCGAACTAAACAAGCTTGCAATCATTCACCTATACGCTCATGGCTTTTCGAACGAAGATCTTCTTGATTTTGAACTTAAGCTTTCGAATCCTTCATCGATTGCTCAACAGCAGAAGCTTGAACTGATTAGAACTAAGTTTGAGATTGCTGCAGCAGCCCCTGAAGGAATCGCTGATCGAGAGTGGGTTCGTAGAAACGTTATGGGTTTCAACACTTCTGAAATCGAGGCAATCGAAAAAGGAAGAGAAGAAGACAAAAAGAGAGACGTTGAACTAGAGGCCGTTATCGCAGAGCCTGAACCTGGCGCTGCTCCGTCTGAAGCACCTCCGGGAGACGAAGGCGGCGGAAAAGATGACGCAGAAGATCTGTTCGCTAGCGACAATCGGGACGGTAAACTCCTAACCTCTCAGCGGCCTGAAAGCGATGAAGATGACGAACTGGCGCTTTCAATTGATGACATTGATGCACCAATCAAAGCCCAACAGAAAATTAAGAATGCTTTTGGTGAGCCGCTAAAAATTAAGAGAAGATCTAAGACATCTGCTAGTACGGCTGAAATGCCAAACATGTCAAAGATGGTTGCTGTTGGAAAGAAAGCCAGGACCCAAGACACAATGTCCCGCCCGTTTGATCGTGATTCCTTGAAAGGATTTTCAAAGATTAAGCTCGGCGAAGGCGACGATCCGTTTGCTGATCTTGTCGACAGACATACGAAGCAACATGCAACTATGACAAAAGAGTTGAGATCAACGCTAACTTCGATGAATACGAATCTAAATATTGATGTAAGTTCTTTGCTAAAAGAATCGGGGAACAATGATGAGTAAGCACAACAAGAAAAGAAATGTTGGAATCGTGTACCAGCAAGTACTAAGAAGGGCTGCCGAAGCTGCTATTGATGGCGATAAGCCGCATGTAAACGAATGCGTAGAACTTCTAGGCCGCCATTTTAGACCAGGTACTGAACTGTATAAAGAGCATAAACTATTCAGCTCTATTCTGGAAACCGGTGGAGTTGATGAAAAAACTTCTGAGAAAGTTTTGTCTATCGTAAAGGAAGTTTCAAGATCTATTGACCAAAATGTAATTGAAAAACAGAAAGGTACATTTATCAACGAAGCAAATCGTGTTTTTGGGAAAGGTCAACTCTTTAATACACGCGTAAGCAACTACCGAGGACTTGCGACCGTTCAGTTGCTTCTTAACGAATGGAGAAACCCAGGTACTCTAACACCGACTCAGACAGCGGAGTACGAAAGACGCCTTCAGGCATACATGATAACCGAAAAACAAGTCCCAACGCTTCAAAAAGAATCTAAGGTTGATGATTTAACCGTCGCAATGTTTAGAAAGAGATTTGATGATTCCTATGGATCAAAGCTCAGCAACCTTCAGAAAAACTTTGTAGCTGCCGTTGCTTTTAACAAACATGATGTAGTTGAGCAAATGATTTCAGAAGCAAAGGATAAGGCTATCGAGCTTCTAGATCGTAGACACTTAGGAGAAACTAACAAGCTTCTCTCGGAAAGATATGAAATTGTAAGAAAAAACATCATAGCATTTAATGGAAGCAGCGAAAGTACGGCATCTATGGCCATGACGCTGTTCAACCTAATCAAAGAGTTGGAGAGTGGCGATGTCTGATATTAGACTGATTACATCATGGCAGCCTTTTGAGTATGACTCAAAGATGGTAGCAGAGTCTCGTTTAGAAAATGCCGGAAAAATTATGATGAAAGGTATTTTGCAAAAAGCAAATACACTAAATCAAAACGGCAGAATTTACCCTCTCCCTATTCTTGAAAGAGAAGTGAGAAACTATCAGAAGTTTATTGAGGAAAAACGAGCGCTCGGCGAGTGTGACCATCCAGAAAGTTCTGTGGTAGAACTAAAAAATGCTTCCCACATAATCAGGGAAGCTTACATGGAAGGAGATGTTTGTTGGGGAACTGTTGAACTCTTAGATACACCATCTGGCAAAATATTACAAAGCCTTGTTGAGTCCGGGGTCACCCTTGGAATATCTTCCCGTGGAGTTGGTTCAACTAGAAGGGAAGGCGACTATCAGGTCGTTCAAGATGACTTTCAGCTAATTTGCTGGGATTTTGTTTCAGAGCCTTCAACCCCCGGAGCATTTATGATGAGAGAAGGTGTTGAAGTAAGAAGATCCGAACTAAACAAGCTGTTTACGAAGTCTGATAGGCTCTTTAGAATATACAACGAAATTACTGAATGGAAGTGAGGAAAATAATATGGCAAAGATTTCTAAGACAGCGCTAAAAGGACTAATCAAGGAATGCCTTGTGGAAATCCTGCAAGAAGGATTGGCTACACAATTAATGGCTTCAGGTCCAACGCCAAGAAAGAAAAGCCGCCGCAAGCTATCTTCGATTAATTCTGCATCCCCAGGCATGAACGAGCGTTCTGATCCTAGAAATCGCAGAAACTTCAATCCAACACTCGATACCCCGGTTGCCAGTCTATCTGAAAGAATTTCTCCAACCATCGCGCGCGTATCTAGTGACCCTTCAATTCAGGCATTACTTGAAGATACAGCCGCAACAACGTTAAAAAATCAACACAGCGCAGAAAATCAGAGAGGGCCTCAAGCTCAAACCGATGTTCCTCTAGAATCCCTGGGTGTCAATGTTCGCAACTGGGCAGCCATGGCTTTTTCTGAAGAGAAGAACGATTCGTCTAAACTGGGATAACGGCATACTTATCACATGTGGAGGTTGACGCATGAAAAAAATGTCGGTCACAAGACTTCGTAAATTTATTTTAGAAGAAGCTGCAAAAGTAAACGAGACACTCGAACAAGGTAAAGCAGATGTTGAATCTGTTAATGCGGATGAAACAGACGCAGAAGATCTTGCTAATACTTTAGAGAAAGATTTAGATCACATGAAAGCTTTAAAGATTCACGAAACAAGAATCCGAAGAAAGCTTGAAAAGATCTCAGAGGCAAAGAAAACTGTCCGCTCTAGAATTATGAAGAGGCTAAAGTAAATGCCAAGCGTGAAGCAGACAACAGTTGACCCAGCTGCATCAACAAGAGGCATGGGATCTAGCGATACCGAAGCTTTGACTGAGGCATTTCCTGCTTCACCAATTCATGCTGGTGATATTACTAGAAATTCTCTAGAGGTCCAATATAACGACCTTGCACTCCAGGGTGTTGTAAGAAACGGTCTTGGAATTTCGTCATACGATCGAGATTTTACAGGGGCAGACTCCGGAGTTGCGTTTCCAGACGGCGATGTTGCAACTGGTGCCGCAGGACTACCGGCGTCTCAATACGTTCCAAACCCAGCTTCACCTGGACCTGGAAGTCAAAACCCAACGGATTTACCAGCGCCACCTGCTGGATTTGGCGAAACACCGAATGGGGATACATACGGTTCAGGCACCGGCGCACTTACAAGGCCAGCTGATACTTCAAAAACCATTGCTCGCCACACACTTGGTTCTTATGGGTTAGGAACTTCAGAACCAACAAAGTAGGCGCTAAATGCCTAAAATAAAAAAGTACGGCCTTAACCGAGAAAACCACTCGCGCTTTCCGCAGATGGATACGCGAAACGATCTTGGTTATGGCCGTACTAAGTTAAAATTTAGTAAACCTAGACCTTCGGCGAGTTCCTACCCCTATAGCATGAACGATGAACAAGAGAAAGAATCTGAAAATTTGCAAGATGTAGAGGTCGAGGACGTCCCTAGAAAAGCGATGACAAAAGTTCGTCGACACGTAAGGGTTAACGATTTTGGTGCTGCAGCAGGAACAGACCCTTTTTATTATGCTGGTGCAGCAACTAAAATTAGCGAACAGCAATCTGCAAATAGCAAAGGTGGAATTGGCGTAACTCTTCCAGCCGGCATAGGATCTTCGACCTCTGGGTTTAGGTCAATTACTAGACCTACTGGAACTAAGAGAGGGTTTTCCTCTGCACCGTATACGATCGATAATTCTGAAACCAAAAATCGACTCGTAGATTTTGTTGATGACGACGATAAAAGTCTAAGATTATTTGTCAGAACAATCTTGGCAAAAGAAAAAGAGCGAAACTCAAAACAGAATAATCGGTTTCAAAAGAATACTTACTAAAGTCCAAGAGGATTTGAATGAAAAATTCAATGTACGAACAAGCAATTCTGGATGCTCAAAACCTTCGAAAGATGGCTGAAGAGTCCGCAAAAAACAAGCTCATCGAAGCTGTAATGCCACAACTTCGAGAAATTATTGAGAACGATGTAATTTCTCCAGTAGTGAGCGAATCTATGGAGATCGAAGAAGATCACTGTATGAACGATGCGGAAGAGAAGGAAAATGACGATCTTCTCCTTGATGAAAACGAGGATGATGAAGACGACATGAATGAAGCCGACATGATGGCGCTGGCGGCATTGGTTGAGGCAACGTCTCACCAAAAAAAGGGTAACCTTAACGAAAGACTTTCAATTGTTAGGAAAAAGCTGGCAAGAATGCTGGTGATTTCTGAATCAATAGATCCTAAGCAACTTCAGGCAGACCATGCGTTTGTTTTTATGAAGAAGCTGAATGCTCTCATTAAAGAAACTATGCAAATCAAAAATGAGGCAATACTTATAAAAGAATCCGGAGACCACCGGTTCTACAATAAATCTGATAAAACTCTACAGGAGATAAAAGAAATGGCACGTCGTATGAACAGGGGAGTCTTTGCTAGGCTCTTTGAAGCAGATAAGCTTAATGAGCTTGATGCTACCCTCGTGCTCGAGCCTTCCGAGGACGAAGCTGATGAGGTCGAGGAGCTACTAGGCGACCTGGACATCGATGTTGAGCTCGGTGGTGCAGACGAGGATGAGGATGAGGATGATGCAGGCGACATGGACGCTGACGAGGAAGAGGACGATGAAGAAATCGAACTTGACCTTGGCGAAGCTGACATGGACGAAATGGATCATGGCAAAAAGGAAGGGTACCACGAGATGGACGAGATGGACGAGATGGATGAGGACATGGACGAGGTCTATGAAATCGACGAGTCTACTCTTCGCCGTGCACTTCGAGCCCTTCGAGAAGGTGATGCTGCCGAAAAGGCAGATCAATTTGGTGGAGCTGAAGTCGAAGGCGACGTAATTGTCGACCTTGACGAAGATGATCTACTACATGCACTTAATGATGTACTTGGCGACGCTCCGGTTCCGAGACCACCACTTGGTGAGTCACGCCGCAGCCGCCGAAAGTCTAGACGTTCGCGAGTAAATGAGAGTCGCAAGAATCGTACTCTTATCTCCGAGCTTTCACGGGCCAAAAAGGCCAACGGCGAATTGAAGAAGCATCTCCAAGAGATGAACCTTTTTAACGCCAAGCTACTCTACGCAAACAAGCTGATGCAGAATAAGAGCCTCAGTACGCGTCAGCAGAGAGCTGTTGTCGAGGCACTCGATAGTGCCAAGACACTTAGGGAAGCAAAGCTTCTCTTCCAGAGCCTGTCAAGCGGAGTCAAGAAGGGCAAGGCCCTTTCTGAGTCAACTAGCAGGGTCCGCGGTTCTTCGTCAAAATCAACGCCACGTGCTAGCGCTAAGCCGCTACAAGAAGGTGCTGGGCAGACGGATCGTTGGGCAATCTTGGCTGGCATTCCAGGCAAGAAGTAACAACAACAAACCCATTAGGAGAGATAAAGATGTCACGTAAGTTTAGTCTTAATACGCTCACCGAGGGTATCCGTCAAAGGCACCTTGGTCAGCAAAACTCCCGTCTCCTCGAGAAGTGGTCACGTACCGGTCTTCTTCGTGGACTCGACGGGCAGAAGAGAGAAAACATGTCGATGCTCTTGGAGAATCAGGCCGCCCAGGCCCTCCGTGAGTCATCCACAATCGGTGCAGGCGGCGGAGCCGGCACTGCTTCAGGCGATCTCGGTGGTTTCACCAACATCGCATTCCCAATCGTTCGTAGAGTATTCGGCGGCCTAGTTGCCAACGAGCTCGTTTCAATCCAGCCGATGAGCCTGCCTTCTGGCCTGCTTTTCTACTTGGATTACACCTATGGTTCCGTGAATGGTTCAGCTCAGTCTGATAATGATGTGTATACGTCTGGTTCATCGATCTACGGAAACCCTTCAGGCAAGTCACTTCAAACCGGCGCAGCGCAGGCTGGCGGTATGTACGACCTCGCTGGTTCAGGTTACTCTAGAGTTTATCAGGAAGCAGGTGCTATTAACCTAATCACTTCAGGTGCTTTTAAGGGTACCTCGGCGATGGTTGCTACCGCTGTTCTTGACGCTACCGGCTCCGATGGCGCCCTGATTCAGTTTGACCCAGCCCTTACAACTCTCATCGAGGGCGTAAAGGGTGCAGGTGCAACAGCCGACAGTTACTCGGCCGTTGTTGTCAAGGCTAACACGATCCAAGCGTCGTCAAATCAGCCTGTTGACTTTACTGCGATTAAGGAAATTGGTCTATTCGCCCCGGGTGATACAACTCCATACGGCCCAGTTAGTTCTGACCTCCAAGGTCAAGGCAAGGGACTGATTAACGTTCGTCGCCTTAACCAGCTAGTTAGAGTTTCTCCTTCCGGTGCAACTGGTGCTTCTGTTACGGGGATCACACCAATTTCGACTATCACTGATCCTACTGGTGATGCTGATGTCGGCGTTCTGTTTATCGTCTCAGGTACACAGACTGCAGCTACCGCGGCAACTTTAAAGCTTCAGTACGTCCAGGATCCAAACTTCACGTCATCTAGTGGCGAGACGCTTGTTATCCCAACGTTCGAGTCTAACTTTGGCGCAACTCCTTCTCCTGAGATCCCAGAGATCGACATCAAGATTGAGTCTATTCCGGTTGTCGCTGACACCCGTAAGTTGCGTGCGAAGTGGTCGCCAGAGCTTGCTCAGGACCTCAACGCCTACCACAGCCTTGACGCTGAGGTTGAGCTTACCCAGATTCTTTCGGCTCAGATCGCTCTTGAGATCGACCGTGAGATCCTTAACGACTTGTTGCAGGGCGCCGCTGGTGCTAACTTCTTCTGGTCACGTTCGCCTGGTAACTTCGTTGACAAGACCACCGGCGTTGAAGCTTTCCGTTCTTCTACTCTTGCGTCTGGTCCGGCATTCACCGGTACGGTTCGTGAGTGGTATGAGACTCTTATCGAGACGATCATCGACGTTGGTAATACCATCCACCGTAAGACTCTCCGCGGCGCGGCGAACTTCATCGTGGTTGGCCCAGACGTTGCAACGATCCTCGAGGCTTCTGTCTACTACCGTCCGTCTCTGAGCATCGACGGTGATGGTCAGGTTGCTACTCCATTCAGCCTAGGTGCTGAAAAGGTTGGCACTCTTTCCAATCGTTTCACAGTCTACAAGGATCCATACTTCCCACGGAACAAGATTCTCGTCGGATACAAGGGTGGTTCCTACCTCGAGACTGGTTACGTCTACGCTCCGTACGTGCCGTTGATCATCACGCCTACAATCTTTGCCCCAGAGGACTTCACCCCGCGTAAGGGTGTTATGACTCGCTACGGCAAGAAGCTTGTTCGTGCCGACTTCTACGGTACCGTCACCTGCCTTAAGATGAACATTATTTAATCTTTTAGATTATTAATTTTCTGGGTCGCCCTTTTGGGCGACCCTTTTTTTTTATAAAGCGTACAAACATACTTAGTAATAGTTCGGTTCAAATAATCACTCAACACCCCGGGGGGACCGAAGCATGGGGAGCAAGGAGAAAGATTTATGCCAAAAGTAACAATTGATAACAGTAGAGGTCTCGTTCAAGAGACGGGGACCGGCGTGGTAATTAAAGCATCCGGGGCAATCGGTCAGAAATATACCGCAGTCACATCACTCATCTCTGGCGGTGCCAACGATGTAGAAATGACACTAACACAACCTGCAAACTCTGTTCTTTGTGATGTAGGGTTTATTTTGACAACTGCAATTGCAGGTTCTAGTGGTAACTCAAACTTTAAGGTAGGAACTGCCGACGATGGCGCACAAATTGTTGCAGCAACTGCTTTGATGAGTTCAGCAACGGCTGCGGCAATTGGTTCCGGCATTACACTTTCTGGTCTTAAGAGTGAAGGAGCAGCAGCCCTTGCCATTGTAGCCGATGCTGCAGTCTACACGGCAACAGAGCGAACACTTTTTCTTCGTCTTGAAAATTCTGCAGCAATTACTGCCGGTGCTGGAAAAGCATTCATTAGTTACATGATCTTGCCGTAGGGTTAGGATTACAAAGGAGAAAAATTATGCCAAAAGTTGTAATTACAAATTCTAAAGGTTTGGTTCAAGAGACCGGAACTGGCTTCGAGCCAAACACGTCGGGTCTAGCAAGAGTTTTTTGGACTGCCACTACGACCTTAAACGCTGTAGGGGCTAATGATGTAGAAATGACACTAACACAGCCTGCAAACACGGTCATTACTGATATGGGCTGGGTCTTTGATACGAATCAAATTGCAGGTACATCGGGAAATAGCAAAATTAAATTCGGAACTGCTGACGACGGTGCTGAGCTAGTTGCTCTTACCGACATCATGAGCAGTGCAACTGCAACTGCTGCCGGATCTGGTATCTCGCTTTCAGGTCTTCGAAGCGAAGGAGATGCGGCTCTTGTCGTAGTTAACAGTGCACCGATGTACACGGCAACTGCGAGAACTGTTTTTATTCGCATTGAAAATTCAGCTGCAGTTACAGCAGGGGAAGGTCGTGCGTTTATAGTCTGCGAGAATCTTGGATAAACATAGTTTGTTAAATGGTGGGAAAGGCTTTCCAAAAAAAGCCTTTCCTACTTGAATTGATACATAGAATACGAGGTAAAAATGGCGACAAGAAAACTTAGCAATAAAGCTAGCAATGAGAAAGTAACAACATCAAAAAAAACTTCCACAACAAAGAAAGTTTCTACAGCAAAGAAAACTACGGTTGCAAAAAGACCGCTGCTTAGAAAACCTACCCATGAAGAACTCATGAGTGGCGGAAAAGGACTAAGTGGAGAAGCTAAACAGGTTGTAGAAGATTTTCTTGCAAACAACCCTGATGCGCGTTTGTTTCTAGATCTAGCAAAAAAGTAGCTTATACAAATTCGGATTTGAAGTTAGCTTAGCTTGCTTCATCTCCGTTTGTTCCACCTGTGATACTTATGTACAGGTGAAACAATGTCCTCCTTTACTACAACAGCAAATCCAACACCTTTTGGGTTCTTTGATGCCGATAGCGGCTTCCAGTCAGATGCCGACAGCATGGTCACTTTTGTCAAGCGAAAGCTTGGTGATGACGTTCTTTCTGTAGAGCTGACGAAAAAAATGGTCTGGGCATGCTTTGAAGAGGCAACCTTAGAATATAGTTCTATTATCAACATGCACGAAGCAGAAAGCACGTTGATGAATCTATTAGGTGTTGCAACTGGATCTGCAGTTTCCGGAAGCTTTAACATTGGACCTCACGGAAAAGAAGCACTGCTCCAGAGGTTTAATCTAGATTTTGCATCGAGGACTGCTTCTGCTTTTTCTACGGAAGCTTTTGTGGGTGGAGATTATAATCAAATTAGCGGGTCGATTCAGCTAGTTAGCGGACAGCAAGATTATGACATCTATTCAGAACTTAAAGATGAAGCCGGAACTGCGCTTACTGCTTCAATGTCTTCTCCTGGGAAAATGAGAGTTACAGAAGTATTTCACTTCGACCCTCAGGCTGCCTATAGATTCTTCGATACGACTTCGGCCATGAACTATCTTTCTAACGAATTTGCTTTTGAAAGTTTTACTCCCGAAACTGTTTTCTATGTTTTGCCTGTCTTTGAAGATGTTCTTCGAGCAGGGCAAATGGATCTCTCTAATAGAGTTCGGCGCTCTAATTTTTCTTACAAGATTATTGGAACAAAGATTCGAGTGTATCCTACGCCAACGGCAGAAAGTCCTAAAAAGCTTTTTATGAGAGTTCTTCTCGGCGCAGATCCGTTTAATCCTGCGTATGAGGATGCATCAATATTTGGAACATCAAATGCTTCAAATGCCCCACTTGGACACCTAACATATCAGAACGTCAACTCGACGGGCAGACAGTGGATCAGGCAGTACTCGCTCTCTTGCGCAAAAGAACTTCTTGGAATGGTAAGAAATAAATTTTCATCTGTCCCTATTCCTGGAGGCGACGTTACTTTAAATGGCGCCGAACTTGTATCACAGGGCCAAGCAGAAAAAGAAGCTTATCGAACTCAGCTAAAGGAGCAGCTCGACAAATTAACTTATGGCGCACTGATTACATCTGCTGCCGACGAAGCAGAAGCTTTAAACAGGTTGCTTAGGCTTATTCCAATGCCTAACGGTCTAACAATTTTTACGGGGTGATAAATGGCCAGACTATTCATTACTTCTAGAGAGATTGACTTTATTGCCGACGTCACTAAAGAGCTGACGAAGGATGTCATAGGCCAGAAAATTTACTACTACCATGTTAGAGAAGACCTTTCCGAAGTAAACGAGGTTTACGAAGAAGCTCCCGAGAAAGTATTTGATCCTCCAGTTGAAATTGAATGCCTCGTAGCCTTTCAGCCTGGCGAATTTGTTTCTAACCGTTTCGGCGTCGACGAAAAATACAAGCAAGAAGTCTACATTCAATGGAGAGATCTCGTTGACAAAGGTTTAAACGAAACCGTACAAACTGGTGATTATTACAGCTATGGTCCTAACTTCTTTGAGATTACATCCGTTGTTTTTGATAAAGAAGTATTTGGACAGATCGATCACTATGTTGGCGTTACGATGTTAGGTGTTCAAGCACGTCAAGGTCAGATCAGGTTTCAGCCTATTGGCCCAATCGGCGAGGAGTATACTGACGAAGGTGCCGTACAAGACGTATTTGTGCAGCAGAGGGGACTTGAAGAAAATAGACTTGGTGCTACTAACGATAAAAGAGCGTTGCAAGAGAACGGTGTTCTAGACAGTCCAATTACAGGTCCTGCAGAGGTTAGCCCCCAGGGCTCCGATAGTAAGGCCGGTTCTTCATTTTATGATGAGTCATAATGTCAACAAGATACTCAAAAACTTCGAATCACGAATTTGACACTCCGCAAGGATATGAAGGGTCTACAGCTCCGGAAGACTTTACTATTCCTTCGTGCACCATTGAAGACGTTGACAAGGCCGTATTTAATCTTTTTGAAAAAGATATACCGCTTTTTTACCTGATAGGGAAAGAGACTAGAAGAATACCGGTAATATTCGCAACAGGCGAGCGTTTTGCTATACTTCGTAGAAAACAACCTTTAAGAGACGAAAATAGCGTTGTTATTCTTCCCTTAATATCAATCATGAGAACAAGCGTCGATCAGAAACCTTCGATTGGTAACGGACCTCAGCAAACACTCCCGCAAGTTATTAGGCGGCGACTTAGTAAAGAAGATCCAAAATATCAAAGACTCTTAAACAAACTAGGTCTAAAAAACCAAGGCGAGCTTGGAGCAGAAGACACAAGAAGAACGACAGAGGGTGTTGACGATTATTTAAAGGAATCTGGGAATGTTTTACGTTCGGTTCTTAATAACAACTTAGTAGAAACGATAGAAATTCCACCGGTAAAATACTACCAAGCTAGTTACGAAATCACTGTTTGGACTCAGTATACCGCTCAGATGAATGACGTTCTATCTGCAATTATGTCATCATACACCAATATGCATATGCGTGAGTTTCGTCTCGAGACAGACAAAGGCTACTGGTTTGTTGGATATGTCGATAGCACGTTTTCCCCAGGCAATAACTTTGATGAGTTCTCGTCCGAAGAAAGGATTGTAAGGTATTCTTTTAATTTAGATGTCGTTGCATACCTTATTGAACCAGACATTCCAGGAAGGCCTGTTGGCGTTAGAAGCTTTGTGTCTGCACCAACACTCGAGTTTGTCGTAGAAGACATACCCGCATTACCACTTGCCGTTGGAGGTCCTGCCTCTGGCGATATCAATGCTTATGTTCTACAGGATTTAGATGCTGTTGATGCTTTACTTCCTGGTCAAGCCATTGGATCGTCTTCAACAGCTTCGGCTGCTATGGCTGCAAATGGCGAATCTGGAACCGGGGCTTATCGAGCATCTTCCGATGCCCGAAGCCCACAATCATCTGAGCCACCACTTCAGAAATCGACGTCTGTAGGAACGACAAGCTCCGGTCCGGGTACAGAAATAATTAGAAGAACAATTGTTGATGAACAGACAGGTAATCGGAAAGAAGTGCTAGTTAGAGTAAAGGGAAGAAACTCTAGAAAAGGTGAGACGGTTCTTCGCGGAGAGATAGGAACTACTCTTGAAGACATTGTCTCTTGACTTATCAAATTTGAAAGCATATTTATCGATGAACATATTGGGAGATAAGCTCCATGGCGGAACAGACATTTAGATCACCAGGCTTCTTTGAGCAGGAGATCGACTTATCCGGTCGAACGCAAGCTGTTGAAGGCGTCCCGGCAGGAATTATTGGAACATCAAAGCGTGGACCAGCTTTTGTACCTGTTACAATCGGTACTTTTGCCGATTTTCAGCAAACATTCGGTGGACTAGATCCGAAGCGTTTTGCTCCTTATGCGGTTGAGCAATGGCTTAAGAATAGAACCGCTGTAACTTTTACAAGGGTCTTAGGCGCCGGCGCAAATAGAACAGCCGAAGATATTGCTCGAACGCGCCAGTATGGCGTTGCAAAGGCTGCAGGGTTCATCATCAGTGGATCTCAGAACGCAGGGGCTTCCTATGCACGTTCACAGGGTTCTGTAAAGTTTCTCTGTGCTGTGCACGATGCCGTTGCTCAAGAAACGCAAGGTTTCCCTGTCCTTACTGACAATGCGTCGATTGCTAGTGCAGATGCTGCAAACCTAGTAAGAGGAATGGTTCTTCTAGCTTCCGGAACTTCGATGTTTGTTACGGGAACTGAGTTAGGCCTTAGTTCTATGACTCCAGCCTTGATTGCCGGAGATACGCTGGCTGACGACGCAACTGCTGATGCATCGGGAGACTTTAGAATTATTCTCTCATCGTCTGCCACTAACTTTACAAACGATGCAGGCAAAAAGGGTGGAAACACTCAAGCAAAAATCTTTGCAGCATCTTTTGTTCCACAAAGTGAAAACTACATCGGAAAAGTTCTTAACACTGATCCACTAAAATTCCAGCAAGAGCAGCATCTATTATATGCCGACTTCCTTGTTGAAGACGAACTTGCAACTACAAAGTCAAAAGCGGTAGCAATCGTTTCAGGTTCGGCAACAACCGCCGCGCAGAGCGCAGCGGGCGGAACAACGGGTAAGTTTGAAGACTTCTTTGGAAGATTCGATGCTAGGTACACAACACCAACCACGACAAACGTAACATCTCAGCCTTTCGGAAAAAAGGTTTATGATCTATTCAGGTTTGAAACGCTGGATGATGGTGAGTTTGCAAATAATCGATTTAAGATTTCGATTGCAAACATTGTTGCTTCTACAGATCCTTCCAACAAGTTTGGAAAGTTTGATGTTCAGGTAAGAGCATTTAGTGACACGGATCTAGCACCTCAGATTTTAGAAGTATTCCCAGAGTGTAATCTTGACCCTACGAGTGATCGATATATCGCCGCGGTAGTCGGTGACAAGAAAGTTGTCTTTGATCATGATGCTCAAATTGCGGAAGAGCGCAGGCTTGTTATTACAGGCAAATATGCGAACGTTTCGAGATTCATAAGAGTGCTTCCGGAAACAGGCGTTCAAGATGGAGACGTTCCTAACGATGCACTTCCTTTCGGTTTCAGAGGCATTCCGGTTGTTAAGACATCAGATACAATGACCGACACTAAGGCCGCCCTGGCTTTTGATGGGCGGACCCTAGGCGTAGAATCAGCATTCAGACTGCACGGCGTTGTTTCGGAGACTAAGGCAACTGCCGCGGCCAACGGTCTAACAGGCTCAATTGTTCCTCCGCTACCTCTTCGCTACAAAGTCACTCGCGGAGCTACTCTTGGAACTGGATACGAAGGCAATCCTGGCGCCGATGAAAGAACCGACGGTAGATTCTATTGGGGTGTCAAGTTTGAAAAAATGGCACACACAGAATCGCTAGGAACCCCGGTTCTAAATCCCAATGTTTCTTCAACACCTAATCCTCTAGTTGCAGCATATACCAAGTTAACTGGAATCTCTAAGCTTGATATGAGCGTTACGGGATCCGGCGCCGATGCGTTTAACAATAATGCTTTCACTCTTTCTCGAGTGGCTGTCGGCCCTGATACGGATAACGGTACCCCTGCAACTCCGCCTACAAAGTTTGCTGAGATTACTGGATCTGCAAAAGCACACATGCTTTCATCGGTCTACGTAAGAAATGGTACTCTTAAGTCTAACGTTGTAGACTCAGTTACGCAACAATACGTTGTTGATACTTCGCTAAACTCTAACCGAGTTACTTTGGCGACTTTGCTTGCGTCCTCTTCGGTTGTGTTTAATAGGTTTACTCCTTTTGCTAAGTTTACAATTCCATTCCACGGTGGCACAGACGGATTCAACTTGCTTGATCCCGATGCCGGCTTTGGCAATGATCGATCTACGTCACAAGATGCAGGTGGTTTAGCAGGATCGACAGCAGATATCGGCCTAAGAGCAACTTCTTACATTGCTGATGCTCCTGGGGAAAGCACTAACGCCATGGGAATTGGTTTTAACAACAACTCAATTTCTTCCTTTAGGACTGCTGCAGAAATTAACACAGACCCGTTTGCGGTTAGGATTAATCTTCTGGCGATTCCTGGAATTAAGGATGCGGCAGTTTCAGACTTTGCAAGTGAGCGCATGCGAGATTACAGCCAAGGGTTGTACGTTATGGATATTCCTGAATTTGGAATGAAAGACGGAACTACATCAACTCGGCTGTTTGATGACAGCACTCTTCGCGCGGACGTTTTAGAAACTGCTGAGCAATTTGCCGGAAGAGCGCTTGACAACAGTTTCGTTACATCATATTTCCCAAGCGTTATTATTGAAGATAGTCAAAACAAGCGTCGAGTCAAGGTTCCGCCTTCGATTGCTGCGCTTGCTGCTTTTGGTTTTAATGATCGTGTTGCTTATCCATGGTTTGCGCCGGCAGGGTTTAACAGAGGCGCTCTTGAGTTTGTCAAGAATACATCTACTAGACTTACGCAAGCCGATAGAGATACCCTGTATGAAAACAGGATCAATCCGATTGCAAACTTCCCAACAGGTGGATTTGTTATCTTCGGGCAGAAGACACTTCAGCAGACCTCCTCTGCACTCGACCGTGTAAATGTTAGAAGAATGTTGCTTGAAGTGAAGAGAATTATTTCCCAAGTTGCAAGAAACCTCTTGTTCGAACAGAATAACGCAACTACGAGGAATCGCTTTGTCTCTCAGACAACGCCGCTTCTTGCGCTTATTCAAGCTCAGCAGGGAATTGAATCTTTTCAAGTTGTCATGGACAATACAAATAATACCGAGCTCGACAGAGAGCAAAATAGGCTTAACGGCAGAATTGTTGTGGTCCCAACAAGAGCAATCGAGTTTGTTGCTATTGACTTCATCATAACAAATGCCGGAGTATCCTTCGAATGAAATATATATTACTAGCAAGATTGGAGCATAACAGATGGCTGAGCTGACTTTTAGAAGCCCCGGCGTTAGCACGAGGGAGATCGACCTCAGCGGTCCTCAACCGACACAACCTCAGGGAACACCTGCAGCGGTCGTTGGTACCGCAGAGAAAGGTCCGGCATTCGTTCCTGTGACCTTTGCATCCTATCGGGATTTTGCGTCAAAATTTGGCAACACCGATGGTGAAAAGTTTGGACCAATTGCAATTGCGCAGTGGTTTGCAAACAGGCAAGCCGGAACTTACTTAAGGGTTCTCGGCGCCGGCGATGGAAAAACAAGAGCCTCAGACGGATCTGTTACGAGAGCAGGCTTTGTCGTTGGCAGCCGGCTTCCTCAAGCCAGTGGATTGCTGGGAGATAATGTTCATGCAAACACAGGTGGCGTTGGTGAAGGTAGAACATTTTTTCTTGGCTGCTTCATGTCTGAATCAGCCGGAAGCACGATTTTTTCTGAAGCGGGATTAACTGGTAATAAGGCACACTCTATTCTCCGTGGCGTTATTCTGGCTCCTTCCGGAGTTGTTCCATTCCTTTCTTCAACACTCGAAACCGATAACGCTCCAAACGCCGCGGCTGGAGCTGCTGGTATTCCAAACTCGGCAGGTGGATCAGATGCCGGAGCATTGATTGGAACTGTTAATAAAGTTTCTCAAGAGTTTGTTCTTCTCCTTAATGGTCTTAAGCAAACCGAAAGCGAAGGAAAGAATATTATTACAGCTTCTTTCGATCCGCAAGCTTCCAATTATTTCCCTAATGTCCTTAACACTGATCCGCTTCTTATCGAGTCTCAAGGTCATTTACTTTACCGTCATTATGACGTCTACAGTTCATATGCTCAAATTACAGGAAGCGGATATGCCGGAAGCCTAGGCGCTCCCGTTCTCGGTGGAAATTTAGAGCAGGCAGCCTTTATTACAACAGGGTCACTTGCTAAGAATACCCAGTCTGCAGAAGTTCCAAACTTCGAAGCATTCAAAGATCGCTTCCAACATGCATTCTCTCCGTTCGTTGTTTCACAGAAATTTGGTGGTTCACCTACAAACCTCTTTAAGGTCCACTGCTTAGATGCTGGCTTGTATCCAAATAAGCGGTTTAAGGTAAGTGTTGAAAACATTCAGAAGTCCAACAATCCAGACGTTAAGTTTGGAAAGTTTGACGTTGTTGTGCGAGAATTTGGCGATGATGACAGAAACCTAAGAGTTCTCGAAGCTTTCCGTGGCCTCTCTATTGATCCAAATTCAGAGAGATATGTCGCACGCGTCATTGGCGATCTAAACACTTTCTACGACTTTGATCAGAGACCCGGTAGCCAGAAGGTTGTTGTTGAGGGTAAGTTCCCTAATTCGTCAAACCTTATTCGAGTTCAGATGAACTCTGTGGTTGATGACGGAGAAATTGACCAAGAAGCTCTCCCGGTTGGCTTCAGAGGATTAAACCACCTCGTCACATCAGGAACTACCGCTGCTGGAAACGTTATGTTAGCGTCAACCGGTTCAACGGTTGGAGCTGTCGTTCATGTTTCGGCTTCATTGTTTAAGGGAACACCTGTTGAGCCACCTGTTCCATTCCGCAGAAACGTTGCAGTTGGAACCGGTACTGCTAAGAGATCAGATGCTCAGCTTTACTGGGGCGCTCAATTTGAGCCTCTGGACAGCTTGACACTGCCCAACAAGAATAACGCACCTCAAATCCAGCGTTCTCCGATGGATGCATACACAAATTACTTTGCAAACTACCATGTTGGTTCAAGAAATCCATCTGTCGGTGGTAACGAAGGAACGGCAAACGACGGCGGTGTTGTTCTAGACGCAGATGCGTTTAACAACAACATCTTCTCCCTAGAGAGGGTTCAGGTCGTAACAAGTTCAACCGACGTTGTTGATTCCAAGGAATGGCAGGCAGCCGTTTACAGAAGAGACGAAGCACTGGCTTCGAGCCTTACTAAGAATGATGGAGTCACTCAACCTGGAAGATTCTTGAACATTGATAAAGACTTTGGTGATATTGCATCTAAGCAATTCTTTAAGTTCTCATTCCCGGTTCAAGGTGGGTTTGACGGAGTAAACATCTTCGACGATGACAAGTCAAACCTTCTTGATGTTGCTATCAAGCGAGAGGTTGCCGACTCTAATCAGGGCGGCATCAACGGACCAACCGTACAGTCTTACAGAAAGGCTATAGACATTCTAGAAGAAAAGTCAGATGTCGACATTCAGTTGCTTGCAATTCCAGGTATCCGTCAGTCGCAGGTCACAGACTATGCCATTGACGCCGTTGAGAACAGGTTCGATGCTCTCTACATTATGGACATCCCTGTTAGCGATGCCGAAAACAATGAAATTACCGGGTCGGCCGGCCTGCCAAATGTAACAAACACTGTTACGACATTCAAGGGTCGCCCACTCGATAGCAGCTTTGCCGCAGCGTACTTCCCCGACGTCGTCGTCACTGATCCAACTACCAACACTAACGTGCAAGTGCCGCCAAGTGTTGCTGTTCTCGGTGCCTTCGGTCTCAACGATGCCGTGGCTTTCCCTTGGTTCGCGCCTGCCGGGTTTGCCCGCGGTGCTCTTGCAGCCTCTGAGGTCGCAGTTAAGACGAACAGATCAAACCTCGATGCTCTATACGACGCTAGGATTAATCCGATTACGGTATTCCCAGGTCAGGGTGGCCCAACGATCTTTGGACAGAAAACGTTGCAGGCCGCAGAGTCTGCGCTTGATCGTGTTAATGTTCGTCGCCTCCTTATCGAGATCAGACGCCAGGTCCGGCAGGTCGCGAACACCTTTATCTTCGAGCCGAACAGGGAGACGACGCTTGCTCGATTCTCTGGCGCGGTAACTCCGATCCTTAATAGAATTCAGCAGCAGCAAGGTGTTGATAGGTTCAGAGTGCAGATTGATACGACAACAACGACCCAGGCGGACGTTGAGAACAACACGGTGAGAGGAAAGATTTTCCTCCAGCCTACTCGCTCCGTCGAGTTCATCTCTCTTGACTTCGTCGTTTCGAACGCCGGTGCAGAGATCTAAGCAAGCAAACCTGATACTTATCGCTAGGAGAACAAAAAAATGGCAGAGACACTTTCAGTCACCGATATGTTGCCGAACAAGTTTGAGCCGAAGCGACAGTTTCGGTGGGTGTTCGCGATCGAGGGTATCGACGCGTTCCTCATGAAGACTGCTGCTCGTCCAACAATTAACACCGAGGAAGTGACGATTCCTTTTATCAACTCAACTCGCTACATCGCCGGCAAAACAACGTTTGATACGCTCAGCGTTACGCTCCACGATCCGATTGCACCTTCCGGTGCACAGCAGGTTATGGAATGGATCCGCACCCACTTTGAGTCTGTTTCAGGCCGCGCTGGTTATGCCGACTTTTACAAGCGAGATTGCCAGATCAAGATGCTTGACCCGGTCGGCACCGTCGTAGAGCTTTGGGACATCAAAGGATCGTTTATTACTTCTGCCGGGTTTGGAGACTTGAGCTACGATTCCTCAGATCCTTCTGAGATTTCGCTAACACTTAGGTTTGATAATTGCGTCCTGCAGTTCTGATGTAGGGAAAACACTGATGAAAATCACAAAACGACAACTTAGAAGAATCATCAAGGAGGCAATGCACTCCGAGTATGAGGATCTCTTCGACAACTCCCCGCCTCGACGCAAGGAGTCAATGCACTCCGACCCTCGCGAAGAAGCGCGAGATATTCTGCGACACTACGATATGATAGCGTCAGATGTTGGCGAGATCTATGTTGATGATTTAATCGATCACTGGGTTGGTCAAGGAAACCCTTCGCCAGGCCCTGGTGTTCGGGCGGAATTGATCAAGCTAAATTACGGAAACGAATATTTTAGGTGATGGTTTAAAATGCGAATTACAAAGCGACAGCTTAAAACAATCATTAAGGAAGAGAGGTTCCGTCTTTTGAACGAGGCCTCGCTTCAGCGTTCCAAGGCCCAGGTAGAAAATGCTTTGGGCAGCTTGCTCGTTGATTACATGGAAGAGCACTTGGACATGAGCGGCTCAAATAGAGAAGACGCTTTGCGTCGTGCAAAGGAAGACCTCAAAAGCTTCGTTCGTGGCGCAATTGCAAACGCAGTAGACTTTGAACGAGATCCGCAGTCATACACTTGATACACTTAGGGAAATACAATGAAAATTACAAAGAGACAACTTAGAAGAATCATCAAGGAAGAGAGAACGCGCATTCTCAGTGAGAACATGCATGACGCTCAGGGTTTCTACGAGAAGAAGCTCACAATTCTCAACACAGCACTTTCGGCCCTAGAGGCAGCCAAGGATCACGAGAGAACAAGTGCAATGGGCGAAGATCCTGATCTAAACCAGCTTGTTAACATGGTCATTGGTTACATCGATGCCGTTGGTTCCATGGTTCAAATGGGAAGGCGCAGATAAAATGAAAATCACTAAAAGACAACTAAGAAGAATCATCAAGGAAGCCGCTATGCCGGGAGAAATGGTCAAAGTCACCGTTTCAATGGACGTTCCGTTCGGCTTGTTCCTTGATGTCGACGACCGCCGGCCGAACCCAGAAATGGAAAGTTTGGAAGATATTGAGATGAATATCGAGGACGCATTGCGCGACTGGTTACAGCAATCTCTCAGAGAATTTCAGGGAGGCAACAGTGCTGCGTTTAAGGGCAAGCAGGGTGTTGAGCAACTTAGTCATGTCGAAATAATTGAAACCGCAACCTATTCAGCAATGGATGACATCAAAGTATCAGTGAAGAGGTAACCATGAAAATCACAAAGTCACAACTGAAGAGAATCATCAAGGAAGAAAGAGCTAAACTCGTGAACGAGGCTCCTTCGGAAGACCTTATTACACTAGCCGCCATAGAAAACCATATTGGCATGCTAAAGCGTATGCTTGATGTGGCGGTAGACGGGGGCATGATGTCCTACAATGAACATGACGACCTGGTCGACGCGCTCTACGATGTGGAAGGCGCGCTTCAAAAAGTAGCAGAAGGCGGCTCCGGCGCTCCGAGTTTCTAAAAGGATTACCAAGCATATGAAAATCACGAAGCGCCAGCTTAGAAGAATCATCAAGGAAGAGTTGACTCGCGGTAGATACGATGAGTTAACCGACGAGTTGTCAGACTTGTACTCCAAGATCGAAGACGCAAAAAGTTTACCTGAACCAAATCGCACTGCCTCTTTTCAGTTTTACCAGAATGCCATCAATCAGCTTCAAGCTTATCTTGCAAAAGCTCGTGCGGAAGGCCTTTCAGAAATAAGCGAAGACTCGAATCCCGGTGATTACTACGCCAGAAAGGATCGAGAAGCTCGCGCACTTTCCGGCCAAGTTAATGCAATGCGTAAAAAGTTAAGCGGTTTACGTCAAGGTTCTCCCGAGCATCGCAAAGCCACTAAAGAACTCCGGGGACTAGAACAACGCCTTGAGTTAGCAAAGTATGTAGGAGATTAACATGAAAATTGCAAAACGACAGCTTAGAAGAATTATCAGGGAAGAGAAGCAGAGAGTCATCAATGAAAAACTTGCCGGACACCAGCATCAAAGACTGCTTGAAGACATTAGCATCATGTTTGAGAAAGAAATAAACACAAGGCTCAGCCAGGTCGACGGCGACTGGTATAGAGACCCTGAAACAGTGCAGGCTGTATCCGATATGCTTGACATGCTAAAGCGGCAAATGAAGTCATATGGGAAAGAGCGCTCTTGGTGGAGGGAGCGGTGAAAATCACAAGGCACCAACTCAGAAGAATCATTAAGGAAGAGAAGGCCCGGCTAGCCGAGGCAAACCCTGACGGAACTGTGTCCGACAACGAGGATGCAGAGATTTTTGTCTTTCTTGCCGACGTTGAGGAACGCATCGAAGAGCTCGCGCAATTCATTGTAATGGAGTCTGAGAGAATCGGTGGTCGCTTCAGAGCACCCGGGCTTAGAAAGAGAGCGTTTCAGTCGATCCTCGAAATCATTCGTGAAGACTATAGGTTTTAGAGTTTCGCGACGAAGCTCGTCAGCGTATCATGAACAATTTAGAGCACGCTTCAAACCAAAAAGGAAAGTAAAATGAGAATCACAAAGAGGCAGCTTAGAAGAATTATTAAGGAAGAGAGATCACGTCTGCTTGCGGAGACCCGCGTTCGCCGTTTTGTAAGACGAAAGCTTATGGAACAGCGCGGAACTGCGGTCATTGATGAACTTGCCGTGGACTTGCTGAGGGATCTCACCATGTATCACCAGCGAGGCGTCGACTCTCTGGCTAATGAGTACAGATCTAGAGTTGCTGCACTTGGGCTTAGCAGAGAAGATTTCGAGGAGCAACTCGGCGATGCCTTCACTGACGGTGATCCAGAGGCTGCATCTCGTTTTGAAGAGTATCGTGATGAGGAAGACGCAATGCGCGACGGAATGCCTCACAACGAAGAGATGGCTGCAGCATGGGACGACTTTGGTTTGATCCGGCGTGATTTGGCAGCAGCACTGTACCGATAGGAAGTTCTGTGCGAATTAGAATTACGAGAACTCAGCTGCGTAGAGTCATTAGGGAATCCTGCCGCAGGATGGGTTCTCGTAATTCCTCTATTCGCTTGCTAGAAGATAATCACACCTATTGGGACCGATACCACGCGAAATGGCTCGAAACCGCACAGATGAGTGAGGAAGATTTTCAAGCGCTCGCGGACGAGTACAGGGCCATGGCCGCCGCCGGTGAAAAGGCGGCGAAGGGATACAAGGAGCGCGACCCAGACAACGTCCCTCAGGGTCCATGGACCGGTAATCGCGAGTATTGGAAAAACCCTGACATGAAAGGTTACAAGTTTACAGCGCGTCATCGGAATGTCGTCCCGCCCATGAATCTTGACATTCGACCCGAATACCCTATATTGTTTGGTATGTCTCTCGAAGATGCTTACAATATCCACGCGGCCTCGCCCGCCGGGTTATATCCCTATGGTTCTGGCAAGCCGGCGGGGACGGGGTACGCGGACTACGTGGAATACTACACGCGGAAAGACGTGAAGGCTCGCATTGCTCAAGCGAAAAAAAAATTCGCAAGTACACCGAAAGCCAAGCGTGATTTTGAAGACGAGCGCTACAGATGGGCGATCTGGCAGGTCGGCGACGAAGGACCTCCAGAAGCAGTCATAGATGATCTTGCTTTGGACTTGTTGAGAAACGTTCGCAAGTACGCCAAGAGCGGCGTCGGGCGCCTGGCCGGCAGATACAGGAAAAAAATCCTTAAGCTTGGAATGAGTAAGGAAGATTTTGACACTGCGTTTGGCGATGCCATGACGGACGGTGATCCAGAAGTCTCTGACCGATTTTACAGGTACAAGGGTGATGATCTCCCGCAACTCATAAATGACTTAGTGTCAAAAATATATCGATAAGGAATTTCAATGCGAATCACAAAGCGCCAGCTTAAAAGAATCATTCTCGAAATGTACCATGATGACCAGCCGGATAGCATCTCGCAGAGACTAAAACTACGAAATGATATCGGAGAGCTGTCAATGAGCTTTGTTAGAACCGGTCTTGACAGAGACGAGGTTGCAGGAATCTTGCGTGACGTTGCAGACGGAATTGAGAGATAGTAAAAAAACGTAAGCTCTCTATTTATCTTTTACACAACCACGTTATGATTGTGTGAGAGGTTTATAGTATGAGCAACCGTGGATCAAACGCCGTCTTTTCGGGTGGCATTCAACAAACAGACGTAATGAAGGATTCTTTCGGCTACGAAGTGCCGGTTGAATCTGTTCCCCTGCCATCGCTTGGAAAGGCGTATCCAGAAGGAAACCCTCTCAGCGGTCAGGAAACCGTTGAGATTCGGGCAATGACAGCAAGAGAGGAAGATATCCTAACCTCTCGTGCGCTTATTAAAAAGGGCACTGTTATCACCCATCTTATTAAGTCTTGCCTCACAAACAAGTCTATCGATGTCCGGAACATGATTTCTGGCGATCGTAACGCTTTGATGATCTCGCTGCGAATCACGGGTTACGGCCAAGAGTACGGTGTCGAGGTTGAGTGTCCGGCATGCGGAACTCGCTCAAAACAAGACTTTGATCTTGCAGCACTCGAGGTTAAGACCCTTGATATCGACCCGGTCACTCCCGGTACAAACGAATTTGAATTTGTTCTTCCGGTTACAAAGAAAAAAGTAACCTTTAAGTTTCTAACAGGGGCAGACGAAGAAGAGATTGCAGTTGTTCAAGAGCGCAAGAAGAAGAGTGGCTTTAAGTCCGATAATCTTATTACAACGCGCCTTATGTATTCCATTGTTTCAATCGACGGAATTACGGACAAATCAAAAATCAACGGCTTTATTCGAAACATGCCGGCTCGAGACTCACTCTTACTTCGCCGCTATATTGATCAGAATGAGCCAGGCATCGACATGAAGTCTTGGATGTCCTGCCAGAGTTGCTTTACTGATTCGGAGGTACGGTTGCCACTGGGCGCCACGTTTTTTTGGCCTGACGCCTAGCGACAAAGAGGTCTACCTCGAACAGATCTTTCTCTTGATGTACTACATGGGCTTCAGCTATAACGAAGGCTATGACCTTCCGATCTGGAAGCGGGTGTGGTTTATCAAGAGAATTAACGATGAGATTAAGAAGTCTAACGATGCCAACGCCCCGGCTTCTCGTGCTGCTCACGATAACACACCCGATCAAAGAGCGGTTTCAGGTAGAAGTCGTGCAAACGTTCCTGCAAAGCTCAGAAGGTTCACATAACGATGGATAAAAAACAGCGGCATGATATTGCGACCTATTTGTTAGGTGCCTCAGAGATGCCAACTGGAATCTCTGGAAACACTCAGCAGGCCGCCTTTGCAACCAAAAAGCTTAAGATGGCTCTTGACACTGGTGACATTGGTGGTATTTCTGATGCGATAAAGGTCAGGAGCACCGCCGCGGCGGCATACACGGTTCAAACTAAAAAGCCTTGGCCCTTTTGAGCACCCGCGCAAGAGAATACTTATAGCCTGAGGATTCTGACGTGGCAGACGATCTAGGAACACAACTGGGCATTCAGAACGAGATCAACAAAGTTCTCGTTGCACGCGAAGCAATAATGAAGCGTAATGCAAGCTTGCTTCAAGGACAGGCTCAGCTTGCTAAAGAACTTTGCAATGCTCTGCGCTGCGAAAATTTAGACGGCATGGATGACCGGCTAAGAGGCATCAACGATGCCATGGAAGATGCTGCAAATGCTGCTCAAAATGCCGGAAATAACTTTAATAGCACAACAGAAGAAATTGGGCAAATGGTCGATGAGCTCGATAGCGCTTCGACTTCGACCAAAGCCTTAACCGCTGCGTCTCAAGGACTTAAGGCCGTCGGCTCGGCTTTTAAGGTTGTCGGCGGATCGATTATGGGAGCCTTTAGTGCTGCATTTAACGCGGTATCTGCAGTGGCGGCCGGCATTGGAAAAGCATTTAGTGCAATCTTGGCGGCTTCAAATGAAGCTGCAGCTGCCGGAAGGGCCGTGGCGGAAGCGTTTGAGGACGTTCGTGAAACATTCGGAGACCTTTCGACAGGCGAAGGCTTAGCGGTTACCGAAGCTTTTCATCACGTCGATAAAGCGGCTAACGATTTTGGCGTAAGCCTAGGAAGCCGTTTTGGTCCTTTTGCCGAGGGTACTGTTGCAAAGCTAAAGGCTATGTCGGCGGCGATGGAGAATCTAGGATCTTTAGGTCCGCTACTTGAAAAGCAATTTACTGGAAAAGTCGTATTTGCAATGGATAGCCTTGCAAAGGGAGCAGGAATTAGCGGAGAAGCTTTCCAGTCCCTTGCAAATAGATCCCTAAACGCAGGCCAGTCCCTGGAAGGAGTTCTTGAGCAGACTTCCAAAAGCATTGCGGCTGTCGCAAGGGGAATCGGCGTTAGTACAAAAACCCTTGGCAAGAGCTTTGATGCAATCGCTAAAGATGTTTCAAACTTTGGACATCTAACCGTTCAGGAGATGACAAACCTTGCGGCCGTCATGACAAAGACCGGTATCACGATGACAACGGTTCAAGGGGTTGCTTCAAAGTTCGATCAGTTCGACAGTGCGGCAGAAAGTGTTGCAAAACTGACTCAAGCGTTTGGCTTAAACCTTAATGCGATTGATCTGCTAAACGCATCCGATGAAGAGCGACTTCAAATGCTTAAGACTTCCTTCATGCAGCAAGGAAAGTCGATCGACCAACTTAGTAGACAAGAGAGAGCTTACCTAGCATCTAGCGCCGGTATAGCAGATTCCGATCTCGAGCGTGTCTTCGGAGACCAAGCTGGCTCAATTGATGAAACTGCAACGGCGGCCGAGAGAGCACAGGAAGCTCAGATCACCATGGCAGCTTCAATGCAGGAAATGGAGAAGAGCATCAAGAAAATATTCGGCCCTCTTCTTTCTCTAACCGGCTTGTTTTCATCTTTCTTTGAAGGGTTTGACAAAGCGTTCTTATTGAGTGGAATCCTAAGTCCTCTTAGGCAAGTACTTCAGGAAATATTTGATCTAGGTTTTAAGTCCGGGACTGACTTTGCGGCGGCGATTAAAAGTATCAATGAAAATCTAGGCGGCTTGGACGGAGCTCTGGGGGGCTTAAAGAAACCGTTTGAGATACTCAGGGATTTTTTCTTTGAGATTAAAATTGCATTTCAGGAAGGGTTTGAAGAAGACATTTTTGGAAATAAAACTTTCAACCCCGGCTATCTCAAAACTGCGTTTCTCAACTTTTTCAATCGTTCTATAACAGTGATTGAATCAGTTGTAACCGAAGTTGCACCTACAATTGCAACTGCCATGGGATCCGTGTTTGGTGCTGCGATGCAGGCAGTCAAAAATAACCCTGGTGCTATTGCTTCAATTCAGACAGGGGTTAGTGAAGCGCTTACTTTTGTGTTTGATCAACTTACTAGTTTTCTTACAAGTGGCCCTGGGAAAGCACTAATGATGGCTTCGGCCGGCGCCATTGCTGTCTCTTACGGTCCGATGATAATTGCGATGTTTGCTCCTCTAATGGCGTTTGCTGGTCCTTCAATCAAAACCGGCCTTGAAGCAGTCGGATCTATATCACCGGCAACGGTCGGCAAAGCTGCCCTAGCAATTGGGGCTCTGGCACTTCTGGCGTCAGGTAGTCTGTTTCTGTTTGGTCAAGCGCTAGGATCTATGGCCGGATTAACGATGCAAAACGTAAAAGTCGGTGCAGCGGTAATGTTGTTTGCGCTTGGTAGCATTGGTGCAATTGCAGTAGCGGCCGGTATTATGGGGGCCGTATTGTCCGCACCGCCGATTGTGTTTGCCGTTGGCGTCGGAGCAGTTGCTATTGCAGCGTTTGGGGTCTTTCTAACAAAGGTTCTGGTTCCGTTAGCTGTTCAAATGGTGGATGGTTTAAAGAAAATTAAGCCTGGAGCTGCGAAAAAAGCTTCTGAAGTTGCCTCTGACCTAACGTCTGCAGCAGCATCTCTGGCTGCCCTCGGCGCCGTTCTTGCAGGGACAAGTGTGGCTGGTGCAGCATCGGGAGTTGTTTCATTCCTAACCGGCGGCAAAATAAGCCCGGAAGATGGTATGAAAAAACTGGTTAGCGTTGGAATGCTTGCTGCAAAACACATGCCTAGGCTTGACAGAGCTATATCGAAAGCCAACGTCGATGCGGATGCGATTTCAGCATTTACAAGAGACACGATCCGAACCGGTATCAATATATCGAAATTTGCCGGCGGGATCAAAGAAATGTCTGAAAGTCTAGACATTGCCAAAGAAGCACTTGGTTCTGGAAATGCAGGAGCGCTGGCTGTTGCAACCGCCCTAGTGACAGATTATAACTTGGTTGTCGACGAACTTCGAAAGCTAGGACACAACGGTGTTGATCTTGACGCTACGATTGACACGATTCAGAAAGGAATTACAACCAATAAAACGAAAATTACAATCGATAGAGATAAGATTGAGTTGAACGTTAAGCTAAATGTCAACCTTGTTGCGGACAAGCTAGCCGAAGCTCTTTCTGACCGAAGCGTTGTTAGCGACGAATTCAGACTGGTAAGATCCGGCGGCGGAGTGAATGTATAATGAAAGTTTATGACTATATGATGGAAAACAAGATGCTAAGTGGACTGATCGATGCGTGCGAATCGGATGATCAGAAAGAAGCCATTAAGGCATACGCAAAAGATGTTTGCGAAAAGTACGAACCATTCCTGAAGAGCGTTAGAGAAAACGTTAAGACAAAAGATGACAGAGACGCTCTTTTAAAAGCAATTATGAATTCAAGGAAGCGTGGAAATGCCGACTGATCCACCTGACAATTATCTAATCGATGATACGAATGGAAGCGGAGACTTTAACGAGGGCGACGATCTTAAGCCCGCGTTAAAAAGAACTCTTGGTAGCTTTATTTCTGAGCTTACAAAGACGCAACCTACCAAGAATTCGTATCAGATTGAACCTGATATTGTCGAGCCGGCATCTTTTCAAGAAGTAACAAACCGAACTCCCGGAATGGTTTCTGCAACAAGTACGCTTTCTGATTCTTTTATTAAAGAAGTTTCAGAAGATGCAAAGGCTTATTTCGAGTCTCTTAACCAGGGCGACTACGGCGGCGGAAAAAATCCTCTCATTGATATATTTGACAAAGAGCTTCGCCAGGCAAAGCACGGTGAAAAAATTGCGGCCATTACCGGGAAAGGCCGAAAAACAAAAATTGAGAAAAAAGTTTCAGAAGTTCTAAAGAATAACAGGTTTCACCCCGGCGGAAACACTCCGTATGTAAACAATAGAGGGATTTCAAAAGATCTCAGAGTTCAGAAACTTTTTGGCGAGTACATACCCGAAGGCGAAAACGGCGCTTCCGATTATAGCATCGACGACATGCAGCGAATTGCATATTCGCTTTTGCTCAAAGCATCAGGAAGATTACAGTCCGATGACAACCCAGATGAATTTGACTCCGGAAAAATTCTAACGACAACCGGCGGTGAAGGAGTTCAGGTTGCTACGGTACGTGTTGGAAATAAAAAGGTAGACACCGGCGATATGTACGCCGCAAACGCTTACCAAGGTCCAAACAACGAAAAGATCGTAAAAGAAAATGCTGCCGAATACTTTGTCAACGACCCTGAATTAAACGAGAAGGCAGGTCCAGGTGGATTCAGAAAGCCTGGAACATCGTTCGGTCAGACGTACAGTCACCTCGAACAATTTGCTCCGTTTGGCGCTTATTCACCATCGCCTATCGCTCTACTGGTCCCTCAGTTTGTCACAATTGCTGCGTCCACTGCAGCCGTCGGAGCTCTTCTTCAGCTTCTTGTTTTAGGGTTTGATCTTGGTGCTAACGATTTAGACCCTAATTCTAATGTTTTACCTTTTGGAAAGTCAAAAGAATCCGTAAGAGACACTTCTCCCTTAGGTTTTCCTCCAAGCTTTCGAAGTATATTAGGGATTCCTTACTTAGAGCACGGTCCTTCTTTGATAGTCAATGTTGCATTAGGTCTTGGCTGGTTTCAGGCAGCTTCGTTATGGGGCGGAGCAGGATTTGTAACCTCTGTCCAAAGAACTGTTGCACGAGACGTTGTCGATTTTATGGGAACTTTTACTGATCCCAATGGGCCTTTCTCTGGTGGACCAATCTCTGACTTATTCGGGGTTGGGGTTGTCATAGACTCGCTACTTAGATCACCGTTCTATCGCTTTGTAGTCGTAATGATGATTATTGGCGACAAGATTCAAGCAAAGCGTCTCTACAAGACTGACGATATTGATCCCAAGGATCTCCCCAAGCATAGGGGAGGCGCAAACAGAAAAGTCTCTGGTGAAAAATCACTTGTATGGGCCTCGAACCAATCTAAAAGTGCTTACATCGAACCTACACTGTTGCCTAAGGATAACCAATTTAAAAAACCTACAAGTGGCAACGATCAATTTTTCCCCCTTGAAAAAGGAATCTCTAGAATCTCTGCCGACAATGTAAGGGAAATTGAAGACAACCTCGACGCCGAGTACATGCCTTTCTATTTTCAAGACCTTAGAACGAATGAAATAATTTCTTTTCATGCGTTTTTGTCTAACATATCTGATTCATATTCTCCAACCATTAATTCACAGACTGGCATTGGTAGAATTGAGCCTGTATTGATTTATGGAGGAACAAGCAGATCAATTTCGCTTGAATTTGTTGTTGCTTCACTTAATCCTGCTGACCATAATTCAATGTACACAAAAATCAATAAGCTTACGACCATGGTCTATCCTCAGTTTTCACGCGGTAAGCAGCTTTTAATTGAAGATGGCGGCAAGTTTGTGCAGCCTTTCTCACAAGTTCAGACGTCTAGTCCCTTAATTCGAGTCAGACTTGGTGACATTCTTTCTTCGAATTATACAACAGCTGCAATCCAAAGACTTTTTGGCTTACAGAAAGAAGGTACTTTTGAGTCACCAACGCCACAGCCTGAGGGACAAAGCGCCGGCGACGATAATGCCGCTGAAGTGTCTCAGAAAGAAATTGAAATAGAAGCATCACGATACGAAACACCTAAGTTTCCCGGGGATCCAAGCAGCGGACTAAAGCCAGGTGATAAGGTTGATCTAATTGGTCTTCCTAGCATCGGCGTTAAAAAACCGACAACTTTACCTACGTCACCGTTTGATTTTCAAGTTCCGGTAATTGGTGGCGCCCCGATATCTTTGACAATTAACGCCATGGTCGGGTTTCAGTATTACAGAAAAGACCCTTCAGGGTTAAGTCCGAATGCGTTAGTATTAGCCGGTGCCGGCGCTAAGCCGTCGCCAGATTCGGACATAATTTTAAGTGACCCGATATACTCCGCAACATACTCTAAAGAAACTTTTGATGAACTCAGTCGAAACGTTGATTTTCCAATAGTTCAAACTACTACGATTACGCATCGCACATTCCAGGGTTTTGGATTTTTAAATGGAAAATTTTTAACAGACGAGGCAAGAAGACAGATAGGTGGTGATGCTGCGAACCAAGCGTTTAAAGAAGATTTTTTCGCACCAGAAAAGAACGCAATTATTCGTAGCTTCGAATCTACGCGCGGAAGAGGCTTGGCGGGCATGATTACAAACCTTGACATTAAGTGGGGAGATACATGGTCGGTCGACAAAGGATCGAGGGCTCCTAAGTACTGCACAATTTCAATCGGATTCTCGCCGATACATGATATTACTCCGGGAATCGACCATAACGGAATCAATAGATCTCCAATATACGGTGTTGGATCTACGTCTAGATCAATTAGAGGTGGAGACGTTTACGACAGTGAGGACGAATCATGATTAGACGCTACACTAATGACAACAAGATTCGTACTGGCAGAATGATTGGAACTCCAAAGGCTTCAAGAATTCTTTCAAAGGCAGTTCGAAACGGAACAATTCGAGTAAACAATCGAGTGCTTAAAGAAGGCGAACGGCTAGACTCTATCGCCGGAGAACTCTACGGAGATGCAAGACTCTGGTGGATCATTGCTGCGTGTAGCGGCGTCGGATGGGCGCTACAAGCTCCGGGCGGAACAATTCTGAAAATACCGGCTTCGCTGGCGCAAGTTCGGGCATTGGTGGGTTAAAATGGCCGTTGATTCTAATGGCACAAGCCTTGCTGCGCTGCAAGAGCTGGCGGCTTACTTCGGAGGAAAAAGCGAGGTTGAAAACCAGGCATTCACCGTTTCCGAAGGAAAGATGCTTCTTGATGAAGTCAGAAGCTACTTGCACAAAGAAGTCCTTCCAAGGATTACTCGGAGTGAACTTGGCGGAGCAACAGCTCTGCAGCTTGCACAAATCATAACAACTGGCATCGATCAAGAAGATGTCAACGCCGCAAGGAAGATTATTGCAATCACGGCAGAGGCTGGTGCTGGTAAATTTGAAACGGCAGTAAAGCCTTCCGAATGTGTTTTTGGCCTCGAGTCTGGAGACAACGAAAGCGTGTCGGCAATACAGGTATTTCCGGTGGATCTCAGTTTTTCCGGAAGAAGCAGCGAGATTCTCGATGTTTTTTTCAACGGAATCCCGAACATCGAATGGTCAAGGTGCGTTCCGTTCTTCGACCTCATGATTGTGTCATCGAGATTTCCCACAGATGAAGGGGGCAAACCGAGCACCATGAGCCAGTCGTTGTTCCTGTCAAGCGGTGAGTCACTAGATCCAGACATCGGCATGAAGATTGCAAAAGCGAAGCCGGAGGGATTCAAACCACCAGGCGGTGCCGATGAGGATGAGCAGTTCACGGTTTCCGGGATGGAGCTGTTTACCTCACCACAGACGCTAGTAAACGCCGATAACGAATACTTCGAGGTTGACGAAACCGGGCAGGGAGGCACTGCGATCCTAGACCGCTTCCGGCCGTTCATGACAATCAAGTCGTTCGCCGTTAACGTTACACCGGCTTTCGGTCTTCAGGGATTCAAGAAGGCAAAGATGTCCCTCACCCTGCACGATCGATCTCGCCTAGGGCAGATCGAGCCGCTTGTCCAGCCAGACATGTACGGAAAAACAGAGCTAAGGGTTGAGTACGGTTGGTCACATCCAGCAATCAACGATCCCGGAACGAATCCTATAGGTGAGTTCCTCAACTCTCTTCGCGTAAAAGAAAAGTACGGAATCATCAATTCAAGCTTTTCGTTTACTGACGATGGCCAGGTCGACATAAACCTAGAGCTTGCGATGAGAGGTGCTTCGGACTCATTCACCACAAACGTGAATGACACGGCCACGTCCTCAAACTTGCTCGAGCAGCTGGATGGCACGGTAGAGAAACTGCAGGAAGAATTGTCAAGAATCCGAGGTGCGAACACGAAGCTCTCGGATGTTGTCGGAAAAACAATCATTCCCGCATCGTCAAGCACGAGCTCGGTTTTAAGAATCAGCGATAAGGATCGAGTCGTAATCCAGCAGTTCATAAGAAACAGATCAAATAAAGGGACCGAACTTCAGAAACTGTTGAAAGATTTGTTTGGAACGAAAGGCGACGACGGCCAGAGAGGTAAAATAGTAGATTCATCTTCCAGTACCTTTACAGAAAAAATCAGAATCTTAAGTAATGGTAATGATCCGTTTGCCTCTCGATTTCCTTCTCAAGCAATGACGACGGCAGACTATGACAATGATTTTTCCACAAGCCGCGGCGTGATGAAAGAATCGTACTGCTCGCTAGGCAAGCTGCTGATGAACTTTGTTGGTGCGCCCCTGGCAGCGACCGGTAAATTTGATGAAGTGCAGTTCATCTTTTATTCGTTTAATAGGCTGGCTGGCCACGTTAGACATCACAACATTGCTCAGTTTCCAATCAGTGTCAGCGATTTCAATACGAAGTTCAAGAAGGAGTTTCCGCTAAAGGACTGCACGATCAGGCAGTTCATCGATTTCATAAATCGTGAATTCATTCAAGACGAGTTTACAAGCAAGGTCTATCGTCTAGACAGTCTTTATCAGGCCGGAGATGACGGAAATATAGAGGTCAAGCCTGCGTACGAAGACCCGTCAGACCTTGCTGACGAAAAGACTAAATCACTAAAGCAGGCATACCCAGAAAATTCTTCGATTGAGTTTAGAAAACCCCAGCTTCAAATGGTCATGGAAGCGGTTCCTGGAATCACCATTGAAGGTGATGCGTACTCTGTGGACGAGGAAAAAACAATCCTTCGCATATTCATGTTCGACAAGTCGGCAACGACATCAGAGTCGCAGGCAATGATCTACAACTCTCTCGCCCGACAGAACTTTGGAATATCCCAAACAACCTCAACCGAGAAGAACGAACTTGATAACAGCGGGTTCGAGGAACAAGGATCGATCGCAGGTCACAACGAAAGGCTTGCCAAGATTCTTGCAAACCTTGACGCATCGGGTGCAATTGAATCACCGGTCGCGGCAGAAACATCGGAGGGAACTCAGGCTGCGACCGAAAACCTCATTAAGCCACGCGTTTCTGCAAGAGCGCTCAAGGAAGCTCTCAAGAAAACCACGCCTAGCTGCCTGATCGGCTCGACCGGAAACCCTGTCATCAACGCTCAGCTTTCTAGCATGAATGATCCAGCATTGGCATCAATTAGAATTGCAAACAACGCCTCTTCGAAGGGCTCAGCAACGGGCAACGACGACCAAGGGTTTCCAACATTCATTCAGCCAACACAACTTAACGTCACCATGTTTGGAATGCCACTAATCTCATATGGGACAGAGATGTTCTTTGATTTTGGTACAAACACAAACGTTGATAACTTCTACGTCTGTACGGGAATCGATCATAGCTTCTCGCCTGGAGAATTCAAGACGAACGCAAAGTTCACACAGGTCGACGGGTTTGAGAAGTTCCGATCGGCAATCACCCAAGTTCAGGCCATTCAGTCAACCCTGAAGGAAATCAACGAAAAAGACTAGTCTGTAAAGCCGCTGTTTTGTGGTTAAGATTTTGCATGCAGTACTTTATCAATAGTTGTGTTATTGGAACCGATGCCCACATGAATGTTCAAGATGGCTATCGATGGACATCAGAGATCCCTGACGATAAATGGGCTCTTGGAGATAGAAGACATCTCATGAACATCGAAAGCATGGCTGAGTTATTCCGAGCCGAGGTTACGACGTTTATGTCGCTTCCTCAGGCAAAGTTCTTTTCGTCACTTGGAATCAAGCCAAAAGAAATTGGATGGTCTAAAGCCATCGATCCCAAGGTCTATAGGAAGACTATGGAAGACCTTATCAGTGGTTGCTCTGGCATCTTAGAGGAACTTGAAAAATCAGGCTATGAAAATACGTACATCAATAATCAGAAGTTTCTAAGAACCCTTCAGGGCGCGCATGTAGACCAAAAAGCTGTTGAACGAGCAATGAGGACTGAGGGTGACAGCACGCAGCTAACAAACCTTCGTAGTTTTAAGTCCGATTCTGGAGTTGTGAAAAGGGTCGTATACAATGTTACCGAGAGCTCGACCGGTCGGATGAAGGTTAAGTCTGGTCCAAAGATCCTAACTCTCAAGAGGGAACATAGGAGTATTGTAAAGTCTCGCTTTACAAACGGTGAAATTATATCAATTGATTATTCAAGCCTTGAGCCTAGGATCGCTTTAGCACTTCAGGGACACAACCCAAAAGGGGATGTGTATTCATGGATTGACAAGTCGATATTTGACGGAAAATTAGGAAGGTCAACGGCAAAAATCATGACACTTTCAATCATTTATGGAATGTCTATTCATGCCGCCGGAAGAAAGTATGGAAAAGTAACACGCAATCAGCAAAAACAATTAAGAGAAATTTTTGGAATCGATAAGATCGAAAAACTAGACGCCGAGTACAATGCATATGGCCGGCCTATTTATCCTGATAGCGATCGAAAAAAGTTTAACTCATATATTCAAAGCACTGCTGTAGATGCTGCAGTGCTCGGGTTTTCTAAAATACATGATATGGGATGCACAGAAGCAATTCCCTTATTTATGATTCACGATGAACTTGTCTGTGATGTCCCGGAAGGTTACAGCAAGTTTGTCAAACACATACTTAGTAATGGGATAACTGTTGATTTGCTTGGAAAGCCTGCAAATCTCGAAGTTAAAGTGGAGACGTTCGGTGGATGCAATTAAGCTATTAGTCGAAAAAAGAACCCGAGCAGGAAATGATGTTGTTTCCTCATATCCCGGGCGACCTCGAGATGATCTAAGGCTTAAAAAGCCAAAAGAGATTTTTAGAAAACTAGGAATTTCTGGCGCATCGAAAAAAAATACTGCAACCGAGGCCGTGGGTGATTTAATCCAGACCGCAAGGAAAGAGCAAGCATTCAGAAATGCTTTTGGACCGCCAATCGGTGTTCTGGATAATAATGGAATAAAAGGCATTTTCGTACCAATCGGAAATATCGACATTAAGTCTATGACTCAGTATCTTGCCTTATTCTTAATTGCAGCATTTGATGGTGGCTTCATTAGAAATATCGACGACGTTAGAGTTCAGCACGAGACAACCGGCCGTGGGGTAATTGTGTATGCTACGAAAGGCGGAAAATCTAGGTGGAGCGGTAAAGCAGTTCCCGCTAAAACCACTGAACAAACTGATAAAAACGAATAACATTTAACCGGAGGGTTAGATGGATATCGAAAGTTTGTGGGCTCAATATAGTTCTTTTGCAAAGTCAGCGTTTAGTGACCCTAAGCCGCTAGAGTCCTTGTTCGATCAACTCGGCGAACGTATCATCATGACACCAAGTACTAGATTTGTTCATGAAACCGGGTGCGAGCCTGGTGGAATGATTTATACGTCTATGCAGGTTGCAAAGACTGCGATGAAGTTAGTCGAGGCTTATAATTTTGACATGAGTCTAAAGCGATCAATTATTAAAGTTGCACTACTTCACGACCTTGGAAAGATTGGTGATTTAGAGCACGACTGGCTTCTGCCTCAAGACAACGGCTGGTATAGAGATAAGCACGGCGCGCACTATAAGTTTAATGATGCAGATGGAGTTCAGAAGATGTCCGTCTCTCATAGGACGCTCTATCTACTTCAGCATTTTGGTGTAAAGCTCTCGAGGGATGAATGGCTGGCAATTCAACTTGCTAATGGCTTTCACTTTGAGGAGAATCGCTGGTACGTTTACAGCGAGCCTGATATTGCCACAGTTATCCAGCATGCAAAACATATCGTTTTAAAACGAGCCTAATATTTATAAAAGCGTTGGGTGGTTAAATGTCAGAGCGGCAAATTAGATCTTTTGTTCGTCGTGTTCTCGAATCATCAGTGATCGACGAGGACGACGAACAAGAAGGCGAAGAAAAAGACGAAGTCTCGGCCGGAGGAGTTGCAGGGGTTTCAACACCACTGGGAACTGGTCCTAGCTATCCAAACCGCGAGAAGTCACGCCGTGTACCTCCCTACGTTGCAGCAGGAAAGGCTTTCGGCAACGCAAAGCTAAAAAAGAAAAAGAGAAAATAATGGCAGTTTCATATAACAGGGCGCCGCTAGGTCTTACACTATCGCATGTTACACCAACCGGTGCAACGCACTCTAACGCATTTCACACTATTTCTTCGTGCTATGTAAATAATAAAAGAATCAACAACAATGTCACGGTTAAAGTAGAAATATATAATAGCCTTTCTGACTACAACGCAGGGAAGCCCCAAATTGATGATTTGAACTTTACTTTTACCTTGTTGAAGAATTTAGTCAACAAGCAGACTGTTACCAGAAGAGACGATATACTAGTGCAAGCATATAATAATCTTATGACTCTTAATGCACCTGATGGATCTGCAACCAACTATTCTGGGGTTAAAAACGATAGTACCTCCACAGAGGATAATGAAACTCGGAAAGGCAAAGACAACACAGAAGTATAGTCGCAAAATATAAAAGGATTCTAAATAATGAAGATCACTAAAAGACAGTTAAGAAAACTTGTGCTTGAAGCACAGAGTACCGAAGCAACATACGTTTCGCCCGATGTAGTTTCTAAGTACATGCGAGAGATCGAGGCTAAGCTAAACGAACTTTCTGACATGGGGATGACGAACGATCAGCTCGTTATTATTATGGAAGAAATTACTCAAGACATCAGAGATGGATTCGTAGGAGAATCAACATGAAAATCACAAAGAGACAACTTAAGAAGCTTATTAACGAAGAAAAGGCTCGTCTAACCGAAGCAGCTAGCATTACGGCAACAGACAACTTAGAGACCGCCATGGATGAGTACGTTAGTTCATATCTAAGGATTTCTAAGGGACAAGACATGAGTGGTGCGCTTGCATCCTTAAGTGAGCAAGTTGAAGGATACATCGAGTTCCAGAGCGGTCTAGACGAACCCGAGCGACCATAGATTTTCTTCCGTAACAAACAAAAACTATTTGAAAATTTACTACATTTAATATACAGTTTGGTGAGTGAAAAAACTCACTGAAACACGATAGCAAGTTACCAATTTGGAGGTTTGAATGGCTATTGACTTTGATGCGCTTCGCCGGAAGCTCGGCCAGCTTAGTGGCAATAACTCTCGTCGCAACATTATGTGGCGACCACAAGAAGGCGAAACCTCAACCGTTCGTCTCATTGCTTTTCCCGACAACGACGGACAGCCTTTTGCTGAGCGCTGGTTCTATTATGGGATTGGTGCAAACCGCGGTCTTCTAACGCCGCATCAGTTCGGTAATCCAGATCCTTTTCAGGAGCTTATCAATAAGCTTCGAGATGATGGTTCAAAGGAGTCTTACGAACTGGCAAAGAAGCTTTATCCGAAGATGCGTAGTTACGCATACGTTGTCGTCAGAGGTGAGGAAGACAAGGGTCCTCGGATCTGGTCCTTTGGCAAAACGGTCTATCAGGATCTTCTAAACATCATGCTTGATGAAGATTTTGGAGACATTACAGATCCGCTCGAAGGGTTTGACATCAAGGTCGAATGCGTTAAGCAGCCTGGCCGTAAGTGGGCTAACACCAGCGTCCGCGCTCGACCTCGATCGACACCTCTCTCCGAGGACAAGGCGCAAATCAAGCAGTGGACGGATAGTCTTCCAAGTCTAGACGACATGTTTAGTTGCAAGTCGTACGAGGAGCTTGAAAAGATTATTAACGAGTGGCTAGACGCCGGAGCACCGGACGAGGACACTGCTCGAGCGAGTCAGGCTTCAAGTGGACGTTCAAATCCATTTTCTTCAGAGCAGAAGCCAAAAAATGACTCCGTAACTTCTTCAAGTCCTAAGTACAAGGACCTCGATGATGCATTCAGTGACCTAGCTAACTTTTAGTTAAGTCATTTCTGAGTTGATCGTTGAACAGCGCCTTCGGGCGCTGTATTTTTTTATGTGAGGTTTTTATGGCAAAGAAGAAGAAGCAAGAAGAAGATTTTACGGCAGAACTAATTTCTCAACTTAACAAGGACTGTGGTTCAAAAGTTGCATATAATCTAGCATATGATGATTCACCAACCCATGTCAATCGATGGATTAGTACAGGGTCTAGGCAGCTTGATACGATTATTGCAAACAGAATAGACGGTGGATTCCCTGAAGGCAGAATTGTTGAAATTTTTGGTCCTCCCTCTATCGGTAAATCGCACATCGCAATCCAACTAGCCGTAAGTACGCAAAGGGTTGGTGGAATAGTAGTCTACATCGATACTGAAAACGCAACATCCGTTGAGAATCTATCGCTGCTAGGCGTTAATATCAAGAAGAGGTTTGTGTATGTTGACACGCATTGCACAGAGGAAGTCCTAAGCATTGCGGAAGCAACAATCATGAAGGCTCGCGCTATGCAAAAAGATGTTCCAATTACGATCATCTGGGATTCTGTTGCAGCCTCTTCGCCTAAGGCGGAACTTGTTGGAGACTACGACAAGGACAGCATCGGACTACAGGCTCGAGCAATCTCAAAAGGCATGAGAAAGATTAACGGCATCATCGCAAATCAAAAGGTTTTGTTTGTTTGCCTTAACCAGATTCGAACGAAGATTGGTGTCATGTACGGCGATCCGACTACAACACCTGGCGGTAAAGCAATTCCATTCCACTCTTCGGTTCGAATCAAGCTTGGTGCAGGTCGCCCAATTGAGAATAAGGACAAGGAAGTAATCGGCATTAATGTTTCTGCAAAGACGATCAAGAATAAGGTCGCGCCTCCTTTCAGAACAGTTAAATTTCAAATTCACTTTGGAAAGGGAATCTTTGAGCACGAAGAGTTGTTTGACGAGCTTCGTAGATTTGACCCTATTACGGTAGACGGCAAAGAAGTTAACGTGTCTGGAACCGGTGCTTGGAAACACTTTACTGTCGACGATGTTAAAACTGGCAAGTCTATTGTTAGCAAGAAGTTTTACAAAGCTGACTTTGCAGAGATCGTAAATAATGCAGAATACAAGCAATACATCGACGCGTTAATCGAAAACGCGTTTGTTAGACGGGCTGAGGTTGACGTTGATACAGAATCGTACGAAGAAGTTAGAGCAATTTCCATGGAGCTTGAAGACGATTTTGTTGCACCGGAGTAACCATGGTCCTATTAGTTGATGGGATGAATTGCTTTATTCGGCATTACATAGCGAATCCGTCGATGACAAACAATGGGGATCCTGCGGGTGGCGTCGTAGGGTTTCTTAGAATGTTAGCGAGTCTTTCGGAAAAGTTTTCACCAAGTGAAATTCACGTTGTTTGGGAAGGTGGCGGCAGTCTTCGCCGGCGGGCAATCTTTTCCGACTACAAGAAAGGTAAGAAGCCTAAGAAGATGAATCGCTACTACGGCGATGAGATTCCTGATTCACATCAAAACAAGATTGGACAAGTTGAGTTTCTCACAAAGTGTTTAAGACATCTTCCAGTTACGCAACACTACGTAAAAGACTGTGAGGCAGATGATGTAATTGGCTACCTCGGAAGGTACAAGTTTAAAAATACGGAAGTAGTAATAGTGTCTTCGGACAAAGATTTCTATCAATTGATCGATGACCGCGTTACTGTTTGGTCACCAAATCAGAAAAAAATAATCGGTAAGGCGGACGTTCTGGAGAAAATGCATTCATTGCCATCAAATATGACAGTGGTAAGGGCTTGTGTCGGAGACTCTAGTGACAACATTGGCGGTGTCAAGAGAGTTGGTTTAAAAAGTTTGTCAAACCGAGTTGAGATTTTGCGGTCAACCGAGAATGTCAGCTTAGACGATTTATTTATAGAGTGCCAAGAACGAGCGAAGACGTCTAAACTTCAAATCTATGCGAGCATACTAGAAAGCAAAGATCTCATCAGGCGCAACTTTAAACTCATGCATCTCGACATTTCAAACTTGGCAGGCAATCAAATACAAAAAATTGAAGGAAGCTTAGAGATCTATGAGAAGTCATATAACAAGATTGCATTCTTGAGCTGTCTTAAAAAATTTGGTTTAGTAAACTATGATCCTTCGCGGTTATTCTTGTCCATGAACATTCTCAATAGGCGATAAAAATGCAAGCAGAAAAAGTAGAACTACACGGGAACAATTCATGTTTTTCACATTATGGAAAACCGTTTCAGGAAAAGATCTTCCAAGGTCTCCTTATGGATCGAGAATGGGCTTCCCAGATGTACGAGGTCATGCTCCCGGAGTTCTTTGATCTCAATTATCTGAACTACCTAACAAAACTATACTTCAAGTACTACGGCCAATACAAGGCGTTTCCTACACTTCAGCTTCTCATAACGATTATCAAGGAAGATCTGAGCGAGGGAAATGATGTGATTCTAAGAGATCAGATTGTTGAGTTTCTTCACAGGCTCAAGTCTAATCCTCATCCTGGTGATATTGGATATGTTAAGGACAAGACACTAGACTTCTGCAAGCGCCAGGCTTTTAAGGACGCTTTGCACAAGGCCGTTGAACTGATCCAGACAGATCGCTTTGATAGCGTCATTGCACTAATGAAAGATGCTGTCGCGGTGGGCATGCCTCACTCTATTGGTCATGATTTCTTTGAAGATATCGAAGCTCGATTTGTTAAGTCGCACCGTATTCCTTGTCCTACCGGCTTGCGTAAACTCGATGCTCCAGACATCTTTGACGGAGGGTTGGGTCGTGGAGAGATCGGTGTTGTAACTGCAAATACCGGTGTTGGTAAGTCTCACTACCTTGTCGCGATGGGCGCAAACGCTCTTCGTTATGGGAAGAACGTTCTCCATTACACGTTTGAGTTAACCGAGACGGCGGTCGGCCGGCGATACGATGCAAACCTAGCCGGCATTGATGTCAATGATTTACTTTCCTCAAAGAAGAAAGTTCTTGATTTTTACGAAAACGAGAAACTCGGCCGACTCATTATCAAGGAATACCCGACAGGGTCGGCTAGCGTTATTACGATTAGAAACCACGTAGAGAAGCTTTCGCTTAAGGGTTTCAAGCCTAACCTAATCGTAATTGATTATGCTGACATTATGAAGTCAACTAAGTCTTATGACTCGCTTAGGCATGAGCTTAAGCTTGTTTACGAAGAGCTTCGCAACCTTGCAATGGAGATGAACATTCCTGTCTGGACTGCAAGTCAGGCAAATAGAGATTCTGCAAATAGTGACATTGTCGGCCTTGAGAACATGTCAGAAGCTTACGGAAAAGCCATGGTTGCAGATGTTGTTGTTTCTTTGAGTAGAAAGGCAATGGAAAAATCGACCGGTCATGGTCGTCTGTATATTGCCAAAAACAGAGCTGGTCGTGATGGAATTTTATTTCCCATGAATATCAATACAGCGCAGTCTAGAATTACGTTGCTGGATGAGTCTGAGCTATCGCTCAACGAAGCTGTGAATCAAGATAGCAATGCCGAAAAGAAGCTACTACGCAAGAAGTGGCGAGAAGTGACACACAAACTTAAGAACGGAGAAGAATAATGGAAATCGCGTCAAAGATTTTGTCTGACGTAACGGTTCACATGAAGTACGCACGCTATGATTCCGAAAAGTTTCGGCGCGAAACTTTCGATGAGATCGTCAAAAGAAATGTGGCCATGCATGTAAAAAAGCACCCAGAACTAAAAGAAGAGATCGAAGAGGCCTACAAGTTTGTCTATGATCGAAAAATTCTTCCTTCTATGCGTTCTATGCAGTTTGGTGGCAAACCTATCGAGGTAGCTCCAAACAGAATCTACAATTGTGCATATATGCCAATCGATGATCCCCGTGCTTTTTCGGAAGCCATGTTCCTTCTTCTTGGCGGAACCGGGGTAGGGTACTCAGTTCAGGCTCATCATGTAGAAAATCTTCCAGAAATTAGTCTTCCAAACTTAAATCGCACTCGCCGTTTTTTAGTTGGTGATTCAATTGAAGGATGGGCGGATGCCGTAAAGGCTCTTCTGCATTCTTATTTTAAGGGCACATCAAAGTTACGCTTTGACTTCTCTGACATTCGGCCTAAGGGTGCTAGGCTTGTAACATCGGGTGGAAAAGCTCCAGGTCCACAACCACTGAAAGAGTGTTTGGTTAAGGTCGAAGGCATCTTGGCTTGCAAACAAACCGGTGATAAGCTTACGCCTATCGAGTGTCACGATATCATGTGCCACATTGCCGATGCCGTTCTTGCCGGCGGAATCCGGCGCGCCGCACTTATTTGTCTATTCTCCGCAGATGACGGAGAGATGATTTCTTGTAAGTCTGGAAACTGGTGGGAAACAAATCCGCAGCGTGGTAGAGCTAACAATTCCGTTGTTCTTCTGCGTCACCTTATTGACAAGGAGTATTTTGACGATCTCTGGGAGCGTATTCGAGCGTCAGGGGCTGGTGAGCCAGGGATCTACTTATCACACGACAAAGACTGGGGAACAAATCCTTGTTGTGAAATTGCTCTTCGTCCAAATCAGTTCTGCAATCTTACCGAGATCAATGTTTCCAACGTTGATAGCCAGGAAGAATATGAGGCTCGTGTTCGAGCAGCTACGTTTATTGGAACGCTGCAGACTTCTTATACCGACTTCCATTACCTGAGACCTGTTTGGCAACGTAATACCGAAAAGGATGCTCTCATAGGTGTTTCAATGACCGGCATTGCTTCTGGGCAAGTGCTAAACCTCGACATGAAGGCCGGCGCAAAAATTGTAAAGGAAGAGAATGCCCGCGTAGCAGCGCTTCTAGGGGTTAATCCTGCAGCTCGAACTACTTGTGTCAAGCCAGCTGGAACAACTTCTCTAACGCTAGGGACTTCTTCAGGTATTCACGCTTGGCATAACGGATATTATATTCGTCGCCTTCGCGTTGGAAAGAACGAAGCAATCTACAAATATCTGGCTCAGTTTCATCCGGAGCTTATTGAAGATGAGTTCTTTAGACCACACGACACGGCAGTTATTTCTGCCCCTCAAAAGGCTCCACCTGGCGCGATCCTTCGTTCTGAACCTGCACTCGAGCTTCTAGAAAGAGTTAAGCGAGTTAGCGTAGATTGGATTCGCAATGGCCACAGGAAAGGTCAAAATACACACAATGTTTCGGCAACTATAAACATTGAAGAAGATGAGTGGGACGACGTTCGCGAATGGATGTGGGAAAACAGAGATCACTACAATGGACTGTCTGTATTGCCAGCTTCTGATCACACCTACAAGCAAGCGCCATTTGAAGATTGTGATGTGGAAACTTACAATCGACTTATGGAAAGTATGAAAAATGTAGATCTTACCAACGTTATCGAGATGGAAGACAACACAGAGCTAACGGATCAAGCGGCTTGTGCTGGCGGTGCTTGTGAAATTATCTAACTTAGGTGATATTTATAAAGGAGAACCCGGGACTCCGCAGTATGAAAATTTTACAGAACCTTAAGCAAATACTCGTCTACTCCGACAGCGAGTTAACTGAGTTGATGTTGGTTCTAGTTCTTCTTTTCGTAGATCCTATGCGGTCCCATGTATTTTGCTGCTCACCAGCCACCTGGTCGGCAGTTGGAGTTATATCTGGGATCGTTTTATTTTTTGGACTTGTATTTTCTAAACTTAGGGTCAGACAAGTCGGCCTGCTTATTGCAGTCGCTTTTTTCATTGCAGCTAGCATGATTGAATTTAATCATGGCCACTGGAATTATTCTGATCATGGAACCTATTTAGTCCAAGCTTTAGTGGCAATGTTTTTGTGGGTTAGAGACGATAAGGAAAGACTGGTAATGTCTGCAAAGAGGAGAGCAAAAAATGGAACAGAGTGACATCATAACGCTTCTAGTAGCGGTAGTTGGCACACTCGGCGGTGCTTCTGCATGGCAATTTTATCAGAAAAAGCTTGAAATAAAAGCTGCATCTGAAGAAAAAGATAAAGCGCAGCAGCACGTATATCGCGATGACCTCAGGGAACGAGTTGCAATTCTAGAAGCTAAGCTTGACACTTCTAGAAGTGAAAGAGACGAACTTCTAGAAAAACTTAGAATCTTAGCAGAAGAAACCGCTGCGCTCCGAGTCGAAGTTCAGTTCCTTAGAGAAGAGAGAGAAAAGCTAACCGCTCTTGTCGAGAAGCTAAGTATGAAAGGTAACTCTTAAATTACTTTCCTCATATTTTTGAATCTGCAATTTTATATTTCAATTTTTTGTATAATCGGATCATTTACGATATATTGTTGAGTCGGTGAGAAACCATGGCGTTCTATAGTGGTTTCCCCTCGATAATAAATCGGATCACAGTCCATGCTATTCTTTAGAAAGCAATGCGTTGTGCATTAAATCATTGCCATGTCTGGTTTATCAGTAACTTTAAAATCGTATAATAATTCAAAAGGAGACAACATGGATAAGATTACATTAGGCGACCCGGCAATTGCAGAAATTGCACGACTGGTTCAGCTTGCAATTCTCACAGGGACGGACGTAACAGATCAACTTCGGACCCTGTCCCTTACGGTTGAAGATTCAGTTCTATACCCTCATCCTGAATTTACCGAATACATTGAATCATCGATCGAAAAGCTTCTTCAGGAAGCAGAAAACATTAAGGTCGAGGCTTGAAATACAGTGAAGGCGACCTAGTTATCTGCCGAACACCTTTTATGATGTTCTTTGATTCCGAGGATGAACAGCTACTAATGGCACCTGCACAGTTAGAGCCGGGTGATGTTGGAATGTGTATCGACTCTTCTAGGGTCGGCGAAACAGCTTTCATGTTTGGTAATGCAGTTTTGTATCACCTTGAAAATGGTTTAGATTTTAGTGTCAATAAAATCGAGGATTGCATTGAAGTCTTTTTGTAGCAAAGCTGTATAGAGAATTTTTAAAACTTTATCTAAACTAGTTGCCTGCCTTGAAAAAGGCAGGCAATTTTATTATGATTAGACCAAAGAGAGGTATTAACATGAGCAAAGTTCCATCTAGGTTTGTTGGCCTACACGCACATTCCGGCTTTTCAACTTTTGACGGTCTTGGGTATCCGCAAGAGCACATTGACTTTGTTCGTGAAAACGGCATGGATGCATGGTCGCTAACTGACCATGGTCACATGAATGGTTTCGCTCATGCATATCTGCATTCAGAGAAACTAAATTCTAAGGGTGCAAACTTCAAGTTTATTCCTGGATGTGAGATGTATGTGCATCCTGATCTTACTGCCTGGAATCTTGATTACGAAATTAAGAGAGCAGCTAAGAAAGGAGATTCACTAGCGCTAGCAAAGCTCCGTCGCATGCGAGAAGAACTGGTTACGCCACTAAAGGTCCAGACTGACGAAGACGATGAGATCGTTGATATTGCAATTGAAGAAGCCGGTCTTACTGTTGAAAATGAGGAAGAAACAAAATCTGGCAAGTTCTACGACCCTATTAAGCGCCGCCATCACCTTGTTGTATTGCCAAAGACCTCTGTAGGCCTCGAGAGACTATTTGGTCTTGTTAGTCGTGGTTACTCAGAGGGATTTTATAGGTTTCCCCGTGTGGACTACGGCATGCTAAAAGAGGCAGCGAAGGGTGACCATCTTCTTGTTAGTACAGCATGTCTAGGTGGGCCTCTAGCATATGAAGCTTTTTCACATCTTCAGAAAGTTGAGTTCGATGATTTGAACGCAAAGCTTCTAGACAATCCGGCACTTCTAAAAAAGATGATGAATTCGGTTGGCAATGGGTATGAAATGCTTGCCGATGCCGTAGGTAGTCATAACGTCATGCTAGAGATTCAGTTCAACCAACTTTCGGCTCAGCATCTTGTCAATAGGGCAATCATTGAGTTTGCTAAGCAAAACGGTCTTTCCGATCAGCTAGTTGTGACTTGTGATTCACACTACGCGCATCCAGAACACTGGAAAGAGCGTGAGCTGTACAAGAAGCTTGGATGGCTTAACTACAAGGATTTTGATCCCTCTAAACTTCCTCAGTCAAGAGAAGACTTAAAGTGTGAACTATATCCTAAGAATGCAAACCAGGTTTGGGAAACTTATCACGCAACAAAGCAAGGTTACGATTTCTACGATGATGATGTTGTTTGCGCAGCAATCGAAAGAACACATGACATCGCACACGAAGTTATTGGAGATATTCAACCTGATAAGTCAATGAAGCTTCCTTCGTACACAATCCCTGCTGGAAAGACAGCAAACGATGCTTTGCTAGAAGCTTCAAAAGATGGGTTGATAAAGAAGAATCTCCACCAAAAGCCGGAGTATGTCTCACGTCTTAAGGAAGAGCTTCAGGTTATTTTTGATAAGAAGTTCTCTGAGTACTTTCTTACAACAAAGGCAATCATCGATCTTGCCAAGACACAGATGCGAGTTGGCCCAGGCCGTGGTTCCGGAGCTGGCTCTCTGGTAAACTATGTTCTAGGAATTACGGACGTCGATCCGTTGAAGTACGGTCTTCTATTTTCTCGCTTTATGGATCCCACACGTACTGATTATCCCGATATCGACACTGACGTTGGAGACCGCGACAAGCTACTTGGTCTACTTCGAGGTGAGTTTGGTGAAGACAACATTGTACCTATCTCTAACTACAATAGGTTTCAACTGAAGTCTCTCGTCAAGGATATTTCACGCTTTTACGGAATAGAGTTTGCAAAGGTAAACCGTGCTCTTGGTCCTCTTGACAAGGACATTAAGTCTGGTCTCAAGCGTGACAAAATTCCAATTAACGGACCAATTACCCCTACCCTTGAGTGGGCGCTCGAGTATTCTGAATCTTTTCGCAAGCTAGCGTCTGAATGTCCAGAGATCATCGAGCCTATCGGGGTTTTGTTTCAACAGAACAAGTCGCTTGGCCGCCACGCTGGAGGTGTCATTGTTTCTGAGAACATCAAGGAAAGGATGCCGCTTATCCTTTCAAAGGGAGAACTCCAGACTCCGTGGGTAGAAGGCGCCTCCTATAAGCATCTTGAGCACTTTGGCTGGATTAAGTTTGACCTTCTAGGCCTAGAAACACTTCGAATGATCGATCGAGCCATTGAACTAATCTTGGTACGAAAGCATGGTATTGAAAATCCAACCTATGCAGACGTTACCGAGTGGTTTGAAAACAACATGGCAAATGAAGTGATTGACTTCGAAGACCCAGAGGTCTACCGTGTCTATGCAGAAGCTAGGTGGGGCGGCGTCTTTCAGTGCACGAACCACGGCGCGCAGCGTTTGTTTAAAAAGGCTAAGCCAAAATCAATTGAAGAAATTGCTGCGCTGACTTCTATCTACCGACCAGGTCCGCTTGCAATGAAGATTGACAAAAAGTATTTGCAGTCTAAGGCAGACCCTGATAGCGTTATTTACAAACACCCTATCCTAGAAGAGATTCTTGCACCTACGTTTGGTCATATTGTCTTTCAGGAACAGACTATGGCAATCGTTAACCGTGTTGCAGGTATTCCACTGAAGGAATGCAACTCTGTTCGGAAGATGATGAAGCCTCAGCAGTCTTCTGGTGATGCTGCAAAAAAGGCAAAGGCTCTTAAGAGCAAAATCATTGATGGCTTTGTTGGTAACGGTATGGACCAATACGATGCCGAAAATCTATACGACGACATCATGAAGTTTACCGCTTACTCGTTCAACAAGTCGCACGCTGTTTCTTACGCTATTGATTCGTTCTACTGCGCTTGGCTGATGACTTACTACGAAGAGGAGTGGCTCTGCGCTTATCTTGAGTCGATGGAAGGCAATCCTGACAAGCGCGCAAAGGCATTCAGTGAAGTTGCCGCGCTAGGCTATAAGATTGTCCCACTTGATATCAACGAAGCTCAAAAGAGCTGGACAATTCTCAGCGGAAAGAGGTTCATGCCGTCATTTATGTCTTGCAAGGGAGTTGGAGAATCTGCTATTGATGAGATCATGGAGAATCGGCCCTATCGCGACGTTAAGTCAATGTTGTGGACTGACGAAGGAAAGTGGCGACACTCCAAGTTTAACAAGAAGACCATGGAATCGCTGATTCGTATTCGTGCTTTTGAGTCTATGGGAATTGTCGGCAAGGAGTTTGAATCTTATAAACACATGCTCAATACTATGATTCCGAATTGGAACTCTCTTCGAAAGTCGCTTAAGAGAAATCGGTGGGAAGGATATGACAACTTCATGCGCGTTAGCTTAATAAACTCCGGCATGCCAGAGTTTACGAAGAATGAGATTATTGCAAACGAGAACGATCTATTCGGGTACGTGAGTCCTGATACTATTATTACCGAAGAACAGATTAGGCGGCTTCGGGATAATGATGTAAGACCAATCGGCGAATGGGACAACGAGTGGATGTACTGGTTTGTTCCTACAACCGTTCAGGAAAAGAGAACTCGCAACGGCAAGAACTATCTTCGAATGAAGGTAACATCAAATGACGGTAACAGCGAATGGATGAACTGCTGGGGCTGGGATGGAAAAACCAAGATTCACCCTTACAGTATCTGCGTTTCAATTATTAGCGAGCAAGAAGGTTGGGGCAAGTCTTGCCGTTGGTCTAAGTTCAAGATCATGTAAAAGTAAAAAGACAAACGTATAATCAGTAAAGGAAAAACATGCAAACATACAAGAATCTAAACGAAGCCTTTGTCGAATCTCTAAAGTTGTTAAACAAAGGCTCGATCGTGAATTCTAGAGGTTCAAAGCAGAAAGAGATTCTTTGGCACTCAATGATGATCGAAGATCCAACCGCTCTTTCTATCGAAGTTCCAGCTAGAAAGTTTCGCCCTTCGTATGCCGTGGCAGAATGGCTCTGGTATCTTTCTGAAGACCGCAATGTTGAGAACATTGGTAAACTAGCCAGCATTTGGCAAAGAATCGCCAATGATAAAAATGAAGTTGAATCGAATTATGGATTCTGGATTCACGGACTTGAGAATAGCAAGACAGGAAAGAACCAGTGGGACTGGGTTGTTGAAGAGCTATTGAATGATTGTGATACAAGGCGAGCCAGTGTTACTATCAATCAATCTCATCACAAAGGTCAAAATAATTCCGATTATCCATGCACGCAATACATTCACTTCTTTATTCGTGACAACAAGCTGCATCTAGGCGTTCACATGAGATCTAATGATGCAGTCTTTGGTTTCTGCAATGACGTGTTTACGTTCTGCATGTATCAGCAGTTAATGCTTAACGAGCTTAATGCAAGGGTTTCTGGAGATAAGATCGAGCTAGGGCACTATTACCATTCAGCAGGTTCGTTTCATATTTACGAATCTCACTTTGCAATGATGGACAAGATCGTTGCAAATTATGGAGCCAACCATCCTGACAGTATTCCTTACCCAGATCTTAAGAAGTACACGCTTCGTGATTCACTAACTCGCAATAAGTTGTGGCAAATGCACGTGAATCTACCATCATATAAACTTACAAAGGAAGAGATCAATACTCGGACCGAAGAAAAAATGGAGTTAATCTATGTCTAACATTTTAGAACAAGCAAATGAAATCGTCAATAATCGTTCTGAAGAAAAAGAGCGTGAGTACGGACCATTTGGTGAGGGCATGAAGCGAGCAGCAAAGATTGCCTCAGGGATGTCCGGCAAGGACATGACTAGTCATGATATGTACATTGCACTAGTTGCACTAAAGCTAAGCCGCCAGTCTTACAATTTTAAGAAAGATAACCTGCTGGATGCCGTTGCATACCTCGGCGCCTGGCAAAATCACATTGAGGGAAAGTCATGAGAATCAGCAAGGTTAGAGAAGTAAAGACTCCGACGCGTGGTACAGATAAGAGCGCAGGAATTGACTTCTACGTTCCGCGTAGTACAGAATACATAACGCTAAGTCCTGGAGAGTCCTGTCTTATCCCGAGCGGCATTAAAGCCGATGTCCCAAAGGATCATGCACTAATTGCGTTTAACAAGAGCGGGGTCGCCGTTAAGAAAGGTTTGCACGTTGGTGCATCCGTAGTTGACGAAGACTATCAGGGCGAGATACATATTAACCTGATGAACGTAAGCGACAAAGAGGTTGTAATCTCCCCTGGAGAAAAAATTATTCAGTTTCTTTTAGTACCTGTTTTTTATGACAGCATTGAAGTTGTAGAAGAAGAAAACTTATTCAAAGCCGTGACTGAGCGTGGCACCGGCGGATTTGGAAGTACAGGGGTTTCCTGATGACAGTTGCCAGACCGAGTGAAGTAGATTGCGTAATTTATCATGCTAATTGCAACGATGGGTTCGGAGCTGCTTTTTCTGCTTGGAAATTTCTTGGTAATAGGGCGGAATACCATGCGTGCAGTCACGGTGATCCGCCTCCGGACGTAAAAGGAAAGAACGTTGCAGTTCTTGACTTTTCGTTCAACAATGCAACCACAAAGAGGATGATCGAAGAAGCAGAAAGTTTCATCATCATTGATCACCACAAGTCTGCAATGGTTGAACTCCATGACGTCTCGCACGCCATGTTTGATATGAACCACAGTGGTGCAATGCTAGCTTGGAACTTTTTTCACCCTGGAAAGGAATCACCAAAGTTTATTCAGTACATTGAAGACAGGGACCTTTGGAAGTGGGAGCTTCCATACAGCAAAGAGTTCAGTGCTGCCTTTGACATGGTCCCGTGGGAGTTTGAAGAGTACGAGAAGTTTGAAGACGACAGCGTTTTTGATGATGCAGTCAAGCGCGGATCGTTTATTCTTGCATACTCTAAGACCGTTGTGAAGAAAGTTTGCGAACGAGCACAGCCTAGAAAGCTAGGTGGACATAATGTTCTGATAGTTAACTCGCCTCACTGGATGTCGGAGATTGGATCTAGGCTAGCTCCCGATTGCGACTTTGCCGTAATCTGGTACTGGGATCATTCAGATCATATGACCAAGGTTTCCCTTAGGGCATTCCATGAGACGGTCGATGTTAGTGAGATTGCCAAGAAGTTCGGAGGCGGCGGTCATAAAAAGGCTGCCGGTTTTACTCTGCCTGCTGGAAAGCACATCGAGGAGATTTTTGATGCGCCCTAGTTGGGACAAAATCTGGATGAGGTTTGCAAAGTCAGTTTCAGAAAGATCTTACGATCCTCGCTTTAAAGTTGGGTCTGTTGTAGTAACATCAGACAACACACAGGTACTTGCCATGGGCTACAATGGCAACTACGCTGGTGGTCCAAACGAAGCAGAGTCTGCAGAACCTGGTAAATCCGGTATGCTACACTCCGAAATTAATGCTCTCATTAAGCTTGATTACAACAATCCAAAAAAGAAAAAGCTGTATGTCACATTGTCGCCATGTAGAATGTGTGCTAAAGCCATCATCAATGCTGGAATCAGTGAAGTAATCTACGGCGAGCAGTATCGTGACAGTAGCGGCATCGAACTACTAGAGTCTGTTGGGATCCTAGTCAGGAGAACACATATTTAGTCTTGAGGAATAACTTATGTCCGATAAAGAGTTTTCGATAAGGCTTGCAGAAAAAGCCTACAGAATTGCATACTTCGATGCAGGGAACATTATTTCCGAAGGTAACATTTCAATTCTTACCGAGCGCGTAACAGACAAAGAGGTCGAACGACTAAAGAAGAATTTGGATGCTACAAAGAAAGCAATGGACGATCTAAGGAAAATGGTCCCTGAGCAAATGACCAACGTCACTTTGTATCTAGATAAAATTGATGCTGAGTTTGGTGACATAAACCCTGCAAAAATTAAACTAGTTGGAAACAAGAAGAGGGTTGCAAAAATTATTGGCAGTGCTGCATCTGCAATTGAAAAAATGCAAAGCATAACTCAGAGCGTTACAACTGCATTTGAGGATCTTAAGTCAGCAATTGCCGCAGATAGTTTAGCAAAGCAGTCGCTTAAAGCTAACGCCAAAGATGTAAGGCAGCTTTCCATCGAACAATTTATGGAAAAGCATGATGGACTCGGGTCTCTTGATGATGCAACATTTCGGAAGGGAATCAAGAACGCTTATAGAAAACCGCCTAAAGCAAAAGGTTTTTTTGCTAAAATCGTAAGAGCTCTAGGGTTCGAGGCACTGCCACCATCAGACGCTAAGTTTGTTGAAGACTTGATGAAAATTCCTCTAGAAAAAATTATTGCGTGGAAACCAACTCCTGCGATGGGGGGAGTTTCGACGCCTGAGGCCGATGATGCCGTTGGCGATGCAACCAATGCCGTGGTTGATGACGTCGAAGATCTTTATGGTGCCGGCGGTCGTACCGAAACGCCGGCGGAACAGCCAGTTAAACCAAGTAAATCAAATGAACCAGCTGAACCAGATGAACCAGATGAGACCGGTGAAGCGGAGGAAGCGGAGGAAGTAGAGCCGCAAGAAGAAGAGGCCGAGCTACCAAGGCTTTCAGATCTTTTATTTGAGCCTATTGATCCTGAAAACAAGGAGAAAGGCATGAGAGTAAAAGAGCCAGAGGGAGAAGCTGCAAAGGCAATAGAGATTGCCTTAAATAACATTGCAGACACAAGCCTTCGTTCAAGCTATCAGGGGCTTAAAAATAGTCCAAACACTGCAAACAGGAGAAGCTTTATGAGCAACCTCAGTAATCTAAAGGGGGCTCTTGAAAAAGTCAAGATGGAATCTAAGAAAGAAAACGGCGACCTCATTGTAGAAAGATGGAGCAAACTAGCGGGTATGGAAAATGAATAAAACAATTTTAGAATCAATGAGAAGAGTAATGCTTCGAAGGATTGTTGAAAACCTAGACGAAGCAGACGTAACCGATTCGCGCGGAAACATTGTAATCAGTAAAGATCTTAAAATTCGGCATGTTCCTTCACAGTTTGAATACACGGTTGCAGACGTCATCCACGGTCGCGATGGAATTCAGATAGTTTTAAGATCTCCAGAGTCATCTAGATTCGAACCTGGCACAGATCTCGTAATTTCTGAAGACGAGTTTGAAAAAGAATACGAGGTGAAATAATGAAGCTCAAATTTGATGATCTTGAATTAAGAGAGCTACGTAATGTAGTTAGGAAGAATACACACGTTGTAACAATGAACGAAGCATACGTGGTTCAATCCCCGAAAAACAGAATTGAGACCGAAGCACTAAGCGAGAAGTCTAAAAAGATTCTACAGAGCAAGTTAGATCTCTATGCTTCGGAATTAAATTTTGTCAGCGCCAAGCTTGACTCAACAGCCCGTGACGTTGCAATGCCCGATGCATCTGCATACAACTCCCTGAAGGCTCAGGAAGGCCGTCTGCTGCAACTTAGTTTTTTCCTAGGTTTGCACTCAACGAATATTGGAGACCCTCAGTCAAGCCTCGCCATGGACACCCTGACATACATGAGACTCGAGAGGGATTGGGGAACGTTTGATTCTTGGCAGAAAGATTTTATTGCATGCGCAATGACTGCAGGTAACTTTGCTGTAACGGCATACAGCTATGACCTTCGAAGATACATGAACCTAGTTGTTGACAGCATGCACGCTCTTCCACCAAATGTTACACCGGTTATTAGCTTGGCTGTAATGCCCGATCTATACGTTAGAGACTATCTTGATGATAGAAAATCATATGTCTTTTCAATGATTAAAGAACTCAACTGGGATAAGATCGATGCAAGGTTCAAAAGAGCAGAAAGAGCTGCCGCAGCCTATGAAGGAAGGGAACGATGAGACTAAATTTTGACAAGGCAAGACGGGCAATGCTGAACGAAGACATCTCGACCGTGGGTGCTACACCTTCCGAAGAAGTTGCAATGGATTCAATCGAGGCCGGCCGAGAGTCGCGTGAGTTTGCCGAAGCAGATATTATTCGTGAACAAGAAGAGGAAGAAGAAGAGGAGAGCGACGACGAGGACGAAGTTGAAGAAGTTTCTCCGGATGACAAAGAATCTCTAGAAAAATCTGTAGACGATGCTATCGAAGGAATCTTGGTAGACTATGAATCTAATGCAAGAAAATCGGCTGAGCTTCAAACCGAGTCAAGGTATTCTCTTAGGCGCTACCTCTTAACGGAAGCTGATGACAAACTTGATGTTGACATGTTCTCATCAGACGTCGCTAGACTAATAAAAAACTACGATACGCTTCTTGACATGGAAGCCATCATTATCAATAAGGCTATACAGTTCTTAGAAAAGAATTATGATTCAGATATAGCTGAGGAATTTGTCGAACTGCTCGATGTTCGACATGACATTTCGATCGGTGAAGATCCTGATGAGTTGGAGCAACCAATTGCCGTAGGCGCGTCAGGAGGCGGAGGAGCTGCTTGAGTCAGTTTAACGATTTTGAGACTCGCGTCTCAACTCACATTGCACTTGAAAAATGGTGTCATGGAGAGTTCAGAAAACTTCTTATTGACTACAATCTGTCAATGCAGGAAGTTTTTCGAGAGTTTGTTTCAAGAACTGTGTCAAAAGACAAGTACATCATCGATATGCTAGAAAGATTAGAATACGAGAAAAGAAACAAAATCGTTAAAAAGAGAGTTGCAAAAGCCGATGCTGAATCTATTTTCAAAGAGATTGAACAATCAACGCCTTTTGGGTGAGGTTGATGATCTAAAAAAAAGAATTGATGAGCTTGAAGAAGAAAATCAAAAGCTTGTATCTGCATTAAGGAAAACCCAAGACGTTGTAGCCGCAGTGTCAAAAGCTCAAAGCGAATTTATAGTAGAGTTCAACCGGGTGCTTTTGCCGGTTCTGGATGCAGCCAGAGAATCTCACCAGGTGTTTTTTCAAGATGAAGATTGGAACTAAACAAAAAATAGTAATCGTTTTTTCTGCTGTCCTTTTGCTTGTACTCGGAGCTTGGTTCGGATCATACGTAACTACATTCATAAAAGATCGAGAGATTGAAGAAATACTCGGAATCAATGAAACGCTGCATAAAAAAATAGCTTTAACGAAAACCAGAACAACTAGCCTTTCAAAGTCATTGAAAAACCTGACAGATGAAAACACGCAACTAGTTGACCTTGTTACCGAACTTAGGGATAGGCCGGCAAAAATTCAGTATGTTACAAGGGTAGAAACGGTAGTTGTTCCTGTAGAAACCGAAAAGGCATTTTCAGAGCCCCCTAAAGAATACTTGTTTGAGTTAAAGCCAAACCTTTCTGTTGCCAGGTTTTCCTACGACAAGGAACTCCAAGAGCCATACAGGTTTGAAACATACTCTCTAAGTTTTAGAAACAGTATTGTGGTTTCCAAAAAGAGTGCCACTGCTCTACTTCAGATTTCGTCTAGCGGCAATCCAGGTCAGTTTATCGACATTCCTATCGATGAATTGTCAGTTGATTTTGTAGAAGAGCAGAAACTCTTTGAACCCAACATTGGTGTTGGAATGACAGTTGCTGCAAGTCCCTCTCCTGATTTACTAGGCTCTGTTTTCATTTCTTTTATTCATCCCACAAAAAATATCGACGTCGCAGGCTTAAGAATTGCAGCAAACGGATCGACTGCTCATTTCTCTTTTGACGCCGTGGGATATAACATCGGTCATCACATTCCTATTTTCACCGATTTATGGGTTCATGCGGGAGTCGGGGTCGATATTTATGCACATCCACATGGTCACGTTTCGCTAGGCACGAAATTTTAGCGAAGATTATTTATCTTTAGAGGTCAAAATGTCAAAGAAAAACTTAGATCGCCTTGTTGAATCAGTGATTTTTGAAAATTACTTGAATGAAGACATGGGCAGTCGAGCTGTAGCACCGGGAACTTTACATGCAGACCCAGTGCTTGGTAGCACTGGTTATGGTAAGCTTGTTGCTAAAAAGAATCCCGACACAACAGTCGGAGAAGATTTACCATTAGCCCCGTCTTCAGTGATGAGTGCACAGTTAACGGATGAACTACCGCCTGTTGACGACCCAAATTACAAGCCAAAGACGGCATCTGATTTTGGCTTGGCAATGCACGCAATAGTAAATGATTTGCCGGAGGATCAAATGGAAAAACTTTACAGATCAATTCGAAGAGCTGCTGAAAAAATGCTTGGTAGAATTAACGAGCAGGCCGGCGACGACTATTACATGGGTCTTACCGACGAAGATTTGTTTGACGGAATTACCGACGAGGAAAAGAAAGAGCTTCAGGCACTTGCGGATAAGCTAAAAGCTGCTGGTGAAAATGTTCCGGCAAGCTGGGATACAATCTTAACTTCCGACGATCCTATTAAAAAAATCAAAGGTTCGTATGGTGACAATGCACCAGGAGAAGTCGTCGCACCGGTTGAGGTAACAAAAGACGGTATGACGCTAGAAGACCTTGCGGATGTTATGGGAATTGGTGTTTCCGGAGCAAGGCAAGCTGTAGAAAAACTAGTTCGAAGAACTGGTACACTTGAAAAAATTCTGTCACCACAAGATCTTAAGTCACTAGAAATATTTGCAACAATCCAGTTTATCAAAGGTCTTGCTCCGTTTGTAGAACCGGATGACATTGACGAGCTTAAGCTTAATCGAGACATCACTAGGGACTTAGAATCTTATCGATTTTTCTTCGTTAACTCATTTATTCTGCCTGTGTATAATAAACTCTATCGAACAGCATCAAAAGATATCGAAGCTCGTTTGATTAACAGTGGTTTTCCAAAGCGTTCTGCTTTAACAATTAAGAACATTATGTTCGGCGAATCTATGATGACACCTGAGAAGCTAAAGAAGAAAATTCAAAAGGATATTACGGCCGAAGGATTAGAAGTAGACGTTGAAACTTTGGTTGATCGTCTTAAAGGATTTTACTCTACCCTTAGAAAAATTGCCAGTCTAGACGGTGCTGACGTTACCGGAATGGCAAGAGCTCGATGGGAAAAATTTTCAGACAAGCGAAAATCTCAGGAAATTGAGAAAGCGCTAAATGCAACACAGGCGTTCCAAGATGAATTTGAAGGCAAGGATGCTTAGAGAAATTTTTGATTTGAGCGATGACCCACATGTGGAGAAAACACAGTTTGAGTTTTTACCGCCAAGGGAAAGAATCAAATCACCAGGTTCACCTATCGGTGCTTGGACTGGCATGGGCTGGGCCATGTCGATGTGCAAGACAAAGCTTAGTCGAAGATTTGCGTTTCCAAACAAGCAATCAAGAGACGTTTTTGTTCTTGATATTATGGATCTTGAACGAACAACCGGTCACAACGTTGATTACCATGTCTGTGACTATGATGTCTCGGTAGTTCTAACAACAAAAGATATTGATGAAGTCACAGACATGGACATGAAGTGCGCTAAACACCTGTCAGACTGTGAAGAAGAGATTAGGTCGTCTGCAATTTGATACTTAGGGTAGGGTGAAAGATGAAAAACTTTGAATTTGACAAATTTATGAATGACATTGAGAAGCGAGAAAAGCCAATCAGTGAAATCAAAAAGGCTCCAGAAACACCTCAGGAGTATCTTCACCGCCGCTACCGAGAAGACTACCGTCACAGGATGAAGGTAAAGGTTGACAAAAAATGAATACTAGAAAAGCAAAGCTGCTTAAGCGACTTATATCTGAGGCAACTGACGAGCGGTCTATACAAAAGAAATTTTCAAGAGATCAAAAGCCGTTTAGACTTCGGAGAAAAAAGACAACATCAGAAATGCAAGAGCATGATGATGAAAAAGAAAGCGAAGCAATTGATACGCCGTCGTACGCAAGAGTCATTGACAAGCTCAACCTCATGCGAAGTGGTAAGTCAGTGAAGGACAAAGAAGTTTCTGCTCAAGTCAAAAAGTACTTTAACTCCTTAAGTGGCCCAGAACGTACTGCATTGTTTGCTTACCTTGATGCTCTAACGGAAATTATGTCCGGTGGAGAAGACGCATCCAAGGTTGAAGACCCATCCGAAGACCCCTACTTCCTAACCATTGACCGTAAAGGCGGCGGTGCAAAGAAGCAGCAAAAAAAGCAGAAGCCTTCCGGAAAGAAAAAGTCTCCTGAAGTTGATAAAGCCAAGGGTGCGGCGATCGTCGTAGGACAGTAGAATGCAAAAGCCAGACGTAATTGAAGAACTGTTTAAGCTTAGCGACATTAAAGGTGGACTGGAAAATGCTAGAGATGTCACCAAGGTTGTTGCCGGCAGCTTTTTGCAAATGGTCAGAGAGTTAGCACTGCCATTTAGAATTGCATTTAGTCTAGGCGATGATGAAAAGCTGAAGAAAACAATTGACAATTATAAAAAAGCAACTGAAGATTACAATTCCAACACAAGGCGAGACTTGAGAGCACTGGGTGCATTCGAGGTTGATCCGGATCAATTGATTTACAATCCTATTGGTTTTTTTCTAACGCTACCAATGAACTCTTATAGGTTCATGATGGATGATCCGGGAGCAGACGATCTTCCTCCTTTTCTTGAAAAAACCCTGAGAGACATGAGTGGGGATACCAAGGAGCTAAGGAAAGGGTTATCGGCTCTAGAGAAAATATTCTTTGAATCAAAAAATTCTGTTGAAATTCTCATCTCTGAACAGAAAGTTCCTAAGGGCCTTACGGCAAAAGCAGTCGATGAGCTTCTTTCATTTTTTGGAATTGACGCTAAAAGCCAAAGAGACAAACACTTTGATACACTGATTGATATGCTAGAGCAGGGAAAAGCATCGATCGAACAAAGAACAAAGATCATCGAGATGATGAAAAAAGTTGATAATGTCGAAACGCTAAAGTCACTTGTCAAAGCACTCAACGCTTCCGGGGCCAAAGTAGATGTTGGAAAAATTGATAAGCTGATCAAAGACTTTCAGGAAAATAGCCCTGAAAGTGACGATATCAAAGATCTAATGATTAGTTTAGTTAACTCCGGAGTTGCAGAACTTAAGTCAGACATTAAAAAGTTTCTTGACAGGGCTCCCGAAGAAGAAGATCTAAAGGCATCTGAAGATAGCAGAGCAGGTCAGGCGCTAAACATTATCAATCAAATCAAAAGTTTGGAATCTCGCATTTAACCTTTTTATGTTTTTGCTTTATTATTGAGCAACACTTGAGAGGAAAAGATGAGTAGCAATTGGATTCCAGAGTTTTGTTATGAAGAAGACCAGGAAGGAATAACATCAAATATTCCGTTTGTACCGGTTCCCAAAGACGAACAGATGCCTGGTTTTATTTTTGTGTTTGAGTCAAGAGAAACTGGCGAGTTTGAACCAGGGGCTGAAGGCGAAGAGCTTCCAGTTACCGAGATGATCCTTCACCAATATGCAGATATGCAAACCCTGAAGGAGAGATTAAGTCCGATTGAATTTGACAATGTCAGATTTGCGCTAGGCCTAGAACCTCTCAGCGTTGCTGCAGCGAAGGGAAAACAAATTACTGCCAACGTTAGAGACGTCGTTTCTCCTCAGCAATAGCTGTAAACTGCACTAATGACTGATATACTCATACTGGAGGTTTGATGTATATCAGTCGAAACCAAACAGAGAACGCAGTTAAGAACATGCAGCAGTTTTATAGTTCCCTAAGGAAAGTCTACGCCGACTCTGGCATGAACGTCGAAGAAGATCTTGGGCGAAGGAATATTTTGATGTCAGGTCCTCAGGAATACTATTTTGCAGAGCAAATTAAAAGTAACTTTCCAAACGCTTACAACAATGGAAAGACAGGGGAGCCTGACATTGTGATTCCTGAGATTTCAAAGAATCTTGAATGTAAGCTTACGACCCGTCATCGATCAGGCGCATTAAGCTTTCAATCAGATTCAATGACCTTTGAAGGCAATAAGGATGGCGTAGATTTTCTATATGTTGTTGCAGACGATTACTTTGAAAAATTTGCCGTCCTTCACTTTGAGGGATTGGTAAGAGATGATTTTCATGTAGAGTCACCTGGTGCCCGTGGAAGAGTTCGCATGAAGAAGCATGTTGCAATGGATAAGTGCAATGTTCTTATGGGCAACGTAGTTGATCGCCGCAACGAATTTATTTCGCAGTACGAAGTCGAACTCAACTCTGTTTCTCAAAGTCGCGCAGAAAGAATTGCAAGCCTGAATAGCAGGTTGACTAAGGAAACTCCAGCTAAAGCAAACAAGACGGTTAAGATTATCAATCGCGAGCTAGTTAGGTTCTCAAAGAAAATGAATAGAATCAACGAAAAGATTTCGTTGTGGAAGTCAAAGAATCCTAGTTACACAGTGGTTCTTGAAAATATTGATGGAGATAACATATGTCAAAATTCAACTTACGCGGCGTGATACGCCAAGAAATAGTTCGCTCGCTTGAACAGCGTGGAGATTCTTCCGCAAGGTTTGAAATTTCTAGACTTCAGAAGTCTAAAAGTCTTTCTGATGCTTTTGGTTTTGCAGGTCCAGGTTTTCAGAGTTCGAACAACCGAGGCTCGACTTCAATCGGTGCAGGTGGAACGAAAGGTTTTGTAGGTCCAGGATTTAAAAAGTAGGAGTTACTAATGAATGTAGGCGATGTTGCATATGTTAGAGTTACCGCTAGAGGCGGCAGTGAACAGCTTATGCCAATTAAGGTTGCGGAAAAGATTGTTCGTGAAACTCTGGAAGGAAAAATTATTTCCTACGTGGTTAGATCTCCGACAGGGGAAGACTACGAGCTAGATCCAGAAAGGGAAGAGTACTTTACGGGAATTAAAGCAGCAGAAGATACGATCACTAACGAAGCAATGGTCAAGATTGATAAGATCATCTCTCAGGCAAAAAGACTTGAACAAAAGTACTTTGGTCGTGATATTATAAAGCATGAACCAATACCTGATGTGAGTGACAATGACCAAGACGATACTGCTGCTTGATGGTGCAAACTTAATGCAACGAGCTCGTTTCTCCAGTAGGAGGAACTTGGGAGATAGGGACAATGCAATTGTCTATGCATTCTTCAGGTCTCTTCGACCTCTCGTTGAGAAGTTTAGTCCATCAAAGATTGTCCTAGCTCTCGAGGGCCGTCCAGTCAAAAGACTGCAGGCTCACGAAGGCTACAAGGCAACGAGAGTTTTTGACTCTTCAGACAACTATGGTGAGCAGCGTAAGAAGATTCTAGACTTGTTGAAGAGTATGCCAATCGAGGTTGTACGACACCCTGAACGTGAAGCAGACGACGTCATTGGTCACTATGCTCTTTCAGGTGATTGGGATCGCAGAGTCGTTATTTCAAGTGACACCGACTTCCTTCAGTTGCTAAATCAAGATTCTCGTTGCGAATTGTATAATCCGATTGCAAAGAAGTTTCGAGAAACGCCATGCGATGACTATGTTAGCTGGAAAGCTCTCGTCGGAGATAAGTCAGATAACATTGAAGGCTTCAGGGGAGTAGGGAACAAGACTGCCTTGAAGCTTTTGAACTCACCCGAGAAGCTTCATCAGTTCCTCTCTGACAAAGATGGTCACGAAAAGTACGAGCTCAATCGCACCCTCATTCAGTTTGAACACCTGGACGAATCCGATGTGGAAGTTAGTCAAGGAAAAACAAACTGGGATACATTGCGCGATGCTTTTCGTGACCTAGGGTTTTGGTCGATGGTAAACAACACGGCTTGGACCAATTATACTACAACATTCAAAGGAGTTTTAAATGATTGAACAACCTCTAAACGACAGTGTCCAGCATGATCTACGTGCAAAGGGCATTCTTTCTGAAAATGAGATTGCGGTTAAAGCCGGAGACCTTCACGTTGCACAAAACGTTGTTACCGGAGATCGCCGAGTCATTACAGTTATTGAATCTGTTACAGAGACTAAGCAAGTCCTGAGGGGATAATGTCTAGACAAGACCGCGTCGTTGAGTTTGACACCTCTGCACGACGAAAAATGCTTGATGGGATTAATGTCCTTGCTGGTGCCGTAAGGGTAACCATGGGACCTCGTGGTCGCAACGTGGTAATTGAGCAGGACCACGGTCCTCCAGTTCTTACAAAGGACGGCGTGACCGTTGCTAAGGCGTTAAACCTAAGAGATCAATATCCAGATCTAGGCGTACAGCTTGTTAAGGAGGCGGCAGGTAGAACTGCTGAGGTTGCTGGAGATGGTACGACAACAGCAACCGTACTAGCTCAAGCACTTTGTAATGAAGGTATGAGGGCATTAGAAGCTGGGTATGACTATGCAGACCTTAAGAGGGGAATGATTTGGGCACATTCCTGGATTAATAACTCTCTTCAGGAAATGTCAACACCAGTAAGCAATAGCGATCAGATTTCAAATGTTGCACTTATCAGTGCAAATGGTGAAGAAGATATTTCTAAGATTATCGTTGAAGCGATTGAAGCCGTTGGTCCCGATGGCCCGGTTACTGTTGAAGAAGCAAGGGGCTTTAAGAGTTCTCTTGAAGTAATTGACGGTACAGAGATCGATCGTGGTTACCTATCTCCCTATTTTGCCGATGATCAACAGCGTATGATCTGTACACTGGAAAACCCTAGGGTCTTAATTGTAAACAAGACTATTGAAACACTGCAGGAAATTGTTCCGATTCTAGAAAAGATTCACTCTTCTTCATCCCCGCTTTTGATTGTGGCCGATGGCATTGAGGGTGAAGCACTTCAGATGCTTGTCTTGAATAGAATGAAGAACGTTCTAAAGGTTTGTGCAATTGCATCGCCAGAGTTCGGGCAAGGCAGGATCAATGCACTTGATGACCTTGCTTTCCTTTTAGGGACTCGGGTTTTTGGTGCAGCAGACATCGATGATTTAAAAGACGCGTCTATTGAGGATTTAGGAACCTGTTCCAAGGCTGTGATTCATCGCCGTAGAAGTATCTTTATTGGAACTAACGCTGATAGTGATGATACTGCTGAAAGGATTTCAGAACTAAAGTCTCAAACAGAAGACCCTAGTATTTCTGATGACCACAAGAACGTGTTGCTTCGTAGGGTAAGGCGTCTGTCTTCCGGAATCTGTGTTCTGCGTGTCGGCGGAAGCACTCAGATAGAACTTCAGGAAAGAAAGGATCGCGTCGACGACGCTCTTCATGCAACACGGGCAGCAGTTGTTTCTGGAATTCTTCCGGGTGGTGGATCAGCACTAGCAAAAGCATCCAAAGGTCTAAAGGTTCCTAAGAACAGTTCAGGTAGCTTTAGGGTTGGTGTCGAGGTTGTTTCTCGTGCATGTACAGCTCCCTTGAGGCAGATTATTGAAAACGCCGGCGGAGTTCCAGACATTGTTATTCAGAAAGTTTTGCGCTCAAGGAATGCAGAATATGGATACGATGCAAGGAACGAGCGATATTGCAATATGGTAGAGTCAGGAATCATTGACCCTACACTGGTTGCTACATCTGCTTTAGAGAATGCCGTGTCTGTTTCTGTAAACTTCCTATCCGTTGGTGCAGCAATGATTTCCGATGAAGGCGAAATCTGAGTGTAAACCCAGGGTTCCTGTGGTATAATAACAAAGTGAGCGGATAACTGTTCACTCTTTAAATTATGTGACTACATTAATAAAGTAAGTCGAGGTTGAAATTGCGTAACAAGTCTTTGCCACTCGATACATACGAGCTCGCAGTCATGGATGAAAGCGTCCTTCGAAGCATGCTCGGTAGTGTTCGCCGAGCACTTGGTCGTACAAAGGATCGTAGCATCCGCCAGGGCCTAGAGCTAAATGCCTGCTATCTCTATCGTGAGATTGAGATTCGTGAGAATCGACGAAAAGCACATCAACAATGGATTTCAAAAAGAAAGGGAGTAGCATGAGTTTAACCTCTTATTTCAGTAATGTCGGTAGTCACAAACTGCTGACGAGAGAAGAGGAAGTAGAACTAGCCAAGAGGATTAAGGCTGGCGATAAGTCGGCACGAGACCAAATGGTCTCAGCAAATCTTCGGTTGGCGGTTTCTATTGCCAAGAAGTATCAAAATCGTGGTTCTGATTTTGAAGACCTTATTCAAGAGTCGAATATCGGCTTGATGAAGGCGGTTGATCGGTTTGATCATACGCGGGGTTTTAAGTTTTCAACGTATGCCGTATGGTGGATTCGTCAAGCCGTATTGAAGCATATTGGAAACCACAAGACAGACGTGAGGATTCCTTCCCACCTTCGACTGATTGCATGGAAAGCAAACCAGTATGAGAAGGAATATGAAGAAGAGTTCGGCATTCTTCCAACGGCTGATGAACTGGCCGCTGCACTAGACGTTAGTGTAAAGCTACTTCGCCGAGTCCGCGCCATGCATCATGGCTTCGTGTCTCTTGATGCAGAGGTTGGTTCAGAGGATGGCTCTCGTAAACTTGGCGAGGTTATTCCTGATGAAAACATGATTGATCCAGCAACTGCACTTGACAGTGCAAAGATGCAGTCGATTATTCGTAACGCCATGCGTAGTCTATCCCCTAGGGAAGAGGCAGTGTTACGCATGCGTTTTGGAATCGGACCTGATGATAGTGATCGAAAATACTTGGAGGAGCAGCAAAATGGGAATGCCTAACGGAAAGAAGTTTAATCACGGATACGGTTCAAAGGCCCCCGATGGAATTGGCTATCGGGAGATTGCAGAGCGAATGACTGCATCTGGAGATAAGATGAATCATTCAACTGCCCGCAACGTTTGCCTAAGGGCTTTAGAAAAGATTGCCGTTCCTCTTTGCAATGCGTTCTCAGATGAACTCGGCAGCGACCCGCAGGTCATTGCAAAGGATCCCAGGTTTCAAGAGAGTATGATCGCCATGCTCCGTGATATTTATTGAGGAAATGTTTACTTTCCTGACAGACAGAATCGCTTCGGTCCGAGCACATACCTCACTTCTCGAGGCTTGTGACTGGGATGACGAGGTGGCTGAAAGAGTGGTGAAAGATCTAGACAGAAGTTTGGCATCATTTTCCGGTGCTTCACTTAGCGAACTGACTATCCATGTTAGAAAAGATCTTAGAGAAAAATATGATGACGAGATCGTAAAACAGGTTTTAGATCTCATGAAAGTAGAAGTTTCCATGGAAGTCAGGGAACTGCAAATTACTAGGGGTGAAGCATGAATGTAAGTTGGGATTTTTTCTCGAAGCGTAGAAGAATTGATTTGAAAGACTTTGTATCAAAGTTTTCTTCGTATAACGAGATTTGTGAATGGTGCGAAGCAAAAGGTGTTAATCCTCCTTCAGAGGCAGCGGTCAAGGTAATTCTTAATCCGCCAAAGCCTAAACCGGTTAGGAAACCTAGGGTCGCAAAGCCTAAGGCCGTGACCAAAGCTACCAATAAAAATGAAAGCAGAAATGCCCCACCAGCAAATAAAACCGTGGTAGGAAAAAAGAAGTCGGATGTATAAACCCGGGCAGCTAAAAATAGTTCCAAATGGATTTTATCTTGTAAAAGATGGGAATGCCCCTTACTATTTTAAAGTCTGTGGTGACCAGCCTGGTCTTATACTTGATCGGCTCACAGACAAAAAAGATACAAGATACATCGTTTTAGTTAACGACAAGCCTTTAATAGTAGAAAGTTTTAAACTAGCCTAGAGTGGAGAAAATAATGCGACATTTTGTAATTGAACTTGCCAACGAAATCAACCGAATTGAGAACGAAAAGACATTGCTTACAGAGCAACTCAAGGAGACTTACGCTAGCTATGAAGATAAGTTAGATACAAAGGCATTCAAGGCAGCACTGCGCATTGCAAAGATCAAGGCGAGGCACAAGGGAAGCGATGTTGAACTTGATAATATTCTTGAAGCTCTTAGCTGATATTTATGTTCGGGAGATCTGGACATGAAAGAACTTGAGATTGCAATTAGCCTCGCCCTTGCGGGGCTTCGTATTACGCCAGAACAACAGATGGCAATTTCGGAAGCTAAGTTTGTTGACCTAGTTGACCTAGGTCTTTCTCTTGATGAGATTGCAAACCTTAAAAACGCAACTACAAAAGAAATGCAAAGGTCAATTGCTCAGTTTGCATCATACGGCGATAAGAGCGAGATGCTTTCTGAAGGTCATGGAATGCACATGGACAACATGGCTGCTCGCGACTTTGATTACGGAAGCGGCGAAGCAAAAATGACAAAGCGACAGCTTTATCACATTGCAAAGAATGCAATGATGCTTCACGAATCATTGATGGATGGCGATGACCTTCCAGAGTGGTGCCAGTCAAAAATTGCCCAAGCTGAACAGGCCGTCGATGATGTTGCTGAGTATCTAGAATATAAGATGCTTAACAGTATGATGCAAGAGTCTTGAAGCGGTTCACGCTCAGCGGTCGCTGAGCTCGATGAGGACGACGATCCTCTCGGCGGTAGCGATCCTGGAGAAGGATATCAGAAAGCAACAGCCAAGAAAATGTTTCTAGATCCACAGAGTGGCGGCTACGAAGACAAAAGCAAAGAGAACGTTTTAAGATTCCTAAGAAGCCTAGGCTTGATGTCTTAGCCTTACTTCTTTTTCTTTGCTTTAGATTTCTTGACAACAGCCCATGGTTTAGAAGGAGTCGCAGAGTTAACTCTGGCATGAGCCCACTGGTGTTGCGACATTCCTTTTCTAGATCCGGAAGATGCCCAAGCAGCTAATCCCTTCTTGTACTCAGCGTAGACTGAACCAGGGGTTAGCCCTCTTTTTTCTGCTTTCTTTTTAAGAGTTGCCTTAGTCTTCTTGCTAAGCTCTTCTCGGATGATACTTCGGATTCTACGTAGGTCTTTTGATTCGTTCTTTGTATCTTTTCTTTGAACGTTTCGGAAGCTTTTCTTACTTAGCTCTTTCTTTTCCATTCTTTCTCTCCTACGATATGCTTTTTGTTTAAGCTTTTCGGCTTGCTTTGTTTTACCTTGCTTCTTAAGTTCGGCAGCTTTCTTCAAGTCAGCCTGAGATTGATCAAGTTGTTTATCTCTCTTCGAACCTTGCGGAGCACCGTACTGCTTAAGGTGAGGCCTATCGGATTCTGCAATTTCATCCTCAGGAACCATATCCATTTCATCTGGGCCTTTAGGATCGATGCCTACTAACGGACCACGTCCATCTGGCACCACAACTTTGCCTGTGACGTTTTTACCATTTTTCTTGTAAGAAACAGTGTCACCTTTTTTAACCTCGCTTAGAAGGTCATCCAGTGGCAACAGGCTACTTTCATTTTTTGCTTTTTTATCGGCTGCGTCCATCTGTCTTACCCTTGCATTTGCCCAACTACGACCAGGGTTTCCTCCCCACAGAAGCCAGGCAACATAGCCTCGATCTTCGTAGGGCTTTTTGCCTTTGTCGATTTTGGAGTTTTTTTCATGGCGATCGAAAAAAGCTTTCATTCGTCGCACAACTCGAGGAGACATGTTGCTTCTTTTTTTCAAGCTAGATGCTCTTGAAACTCCGCTGCCGATTCCTAATGACCCAGCTTGCTTCGAAGTAAGACCACCACCACCGCCTTTCTTACGATATTCAAGTCCTCGCTCCGCTGCTTTGGCCATGGCCTCAGTAGGTTTAAAATTGATATGAGAATACTTCTTTGCAGGCATTTTGTCTCCAAATATATTTAGTTGCCAAAAACAATAAAATACTCAACTAATATTACACTTTTCGGCGTACAAGTAGAAACCTCGCAATATAATCAACTAAGTTTTTTGGAGGACCTATGATCATAAGCCCTATTAATAATCATGCGAATCGCACTTACTCGCATCGAACAGGTTGGGGAAGGATGTGGGCCAACTGTCTTGATACTGAAGTCGGCTTCAATTCCGATTGGTCGAATGAGGAACGTGTCTATCTTGAACACGGCATGGAATGGAAGGTTGGAGCAAAGTCCATCAACTACTTTCTTGCATCGGAAAAGCAGCTTCAAGAACTTGCAGATGAAAACAAGCAAAGAGTTGCAGATGGAAAAGATTCGAAGCTTTCTGCTTGGGACAAGCTGGCCGCGAAGGCCCGAATGTTTGAACAGTTTGAAGGTGAGCTGTTCTCCTTAGACGTTGATTGCCCAATGTACGGAACCCTTCTTAAAACCCGGGTGAAGCCTTGGGTCCCTGATTCATTCCAGAGCTTGGACTTTGACAAAATTGATGAGGTCTGCAGTCGTGCTAAGACAATCAGGCAAGAGCATCTTGGCCGAGACTTCGTTGTATTTGGAGACTCGCACTCACTTTCTGCATGGCACCCGGAAGCTGCACTATCAAGAAACGACGGGCAAACTTTAAACGGAGCAATAAAGAAGGGGTTCGACGCCTGGCTTCAGCCGTTTCATGACGAAACACAGATTAAGAAGCTAAGGACTTACCTTGGGAACATTGATATTCGTCACCACATCTGCCGTATCTACGAACACGAAGATCAGCTTGAAGCTACTCGCAAACTTGTTTGGAGATATTTTGAAGAACTTGGTCGAGTAAAGTTGCTTTACGGAATTAAACACATCGAAGTTGTTGCAGCAATTCCTATCGAGAACATTAGTCGGAAGTTACCGAAAACTGGTTATCATAAAGGCAAGCCGTACTGGGGAACTTGGGAACAGCGAACGGCAATAGTCAAAGAGTTCAACGACTATAGTCGACTTCTTTGCGATCATCCAAGCTATAGATTTATTGAGTGGCCAAATCATTTTAAAAATGATTCAGACGAGTTAGACTTCCAGTACATGGAGCGACCTCAGTCGGTGCACATCTCGCCAGAACACTACAAGTGGGGCATCTAATGGAAGACAAGATCAGGTTGAATGAGTACTACTACGACTTTCTGGAGTACTATAAAAAGGCAAAGCATGTCCAAGGTCACTCGAACCTTGGAGGTAATCCCTATATTGGTTCTTGCGGTGACGATCTAATCGAAAACGTAACGATTTACGACACGGTTGAACGAAGGCATGCCGGATTTCAGAACATGCTGCAGGACCTTTGGTTCGGAAGCAATGCTCCAAAGTACTATAAGTGGACTGAAGAACACAAGCAGCGAAATCAATCATATGATAGGCAGCATGAACATTGGTCGGGATCCCGACAATGGCTCTGGATCTGCATGTTTCACAGAATCACGGGAAGTGGGGCATCATTTGAGGAAGACCATGGCTATCGAAACACTGTTATCCCAGAGTTGGCAAAGCTAAAGACGTGCGAAGAAATGGCTGAATGGGTGAAGCATAACGACGACATGCCAATGTTTACCTCAATCGGAAACCAGATACCAATGTTTCCGAGCAAGCACCTATGGGAATCTCTTAACAAATCTGGTTTTGAATATAAGACTCCGGGAAAGTTATGGATCAGTGAATGTATGACAGACCTTGTTGATGACACTTGGAAATTCATCTTCAAGATTCGTGATCTAGAAAATCGAAAGGCCAACATACGAGAAATTGTAGACTTCATGTGCGAGTGGAACAGGGAAAGAGGGATAAAGCGTTTCCACTTTCAGTTCACTGCAACCGCGGCTGATATTGCAGATTACTACCCAGACCTTGTAGATCCTTTGTCACACATGTATTATGGTAAGAACGCTAAGGAATCCATGGACCTGTTCGCTGAAAAGCTAGGTCGCTACAAAAAGGATCTTTACTATGACTACGTAATGGAAGCAGCTGTTAGGGATACTGGCGGTGCCCCAAGGGACCTCGAGGATGTAATGTGCGATTACATTAGGTGGGTTGAAAACTATATTCCTGATAGCAAGAAGAAAACTTACGAGCATCTTGATCGAACATCAATCTGGAATACATCAGCCATTGCTAATCACCCTAAGGGAAGGCAGCGTTGGATGATCGGAACAAACAAATGGGAGTGGTAAATGGCACACAATAAGCATGTAGTTGATGGAATCAACAAAGACCTTCAGCTTCGGACAAAAGAAGAGTGGTTAGCAATGACCGAAGGTTGGGTTGACCCTTATGGTCTGCCGATCGTTGCTCGTCATGAGGGCGTCAACGTTGTTCGCGATGACCACATGGTCGGATCAAAGTGCCGGTTTGCAGATATGTTGATGGCTTCCACAAAGGAAGATACTATAGTTTACGTCCAGCCTCGGTTCGGACTAGCGGGGCCTTCTATTGTCGAAGCCGCAAGTCGTTACAACAAGAAGGTTGTTCTGTTTATGCCTGCCTCTAAGAAGATTTCACAACATCAGGCGGTCTGTATTGAGCGAGGGGCAGAAGTTCGGTTTGTTAGAATTGCTGCAATGCCAAACCTTAACGGATATGCAAAAAAGTGGGCAGAAGAACGTGGCGCTGCATTCATTCCTCTCGGCCTCCGTCACGAATTAGTAACAGCTTGTGCGGTTCGTGTTGTTGAAAACATCCGAGAGGTTTACGGAGATCCGGGTCACGTCTGGTTTGCCATTTCAACCGGCGTGCTTGGCCGCTCACTTCAGATTGGCTGGCAAAATTCTGAGCATCATGCAATTGCAGTTTCAAGAAATTTAAAGGCTGGAGAACTAGGCGTCGCTTCTGTAGATTCTGATTCACTTGCATTTGCTCAGATGGAAAAGAAACATAACTTCCCTCCTTTTCCGACCGTTGGAAACTATGATGCAAAAGTTTGGAAGTACATTCCAAAGAATCGACCGGAAGAAAATCACTGGATGTGGAACGTTGGAAAGGAACCAAACTTAAACGATCAAACTATTTTTGACAAGGTCGACTCGTATCGTGACTGGAACGACAAGAGAGACCTGTTGTCTTAACCCTGAGTGCAGATTCGGCGGTTTGCGTGTTATAGTAAACATGATCGGAGGTTAAAAACATGAGACTAGGTTACGCATGCATCAACGAAACGCTAACAAACCAAGGGATCAAGGCAAACCGCACAGCA